GTAACAATCTCTAAAGTTCCACCATTATTCTTTAACTTTGGACCACCTGTACCAATATAAAATGTAGATGAACTTGTTCCTAAATCTGTGTTTTGAACATGCCTTTTTGCAACAGCATCATCAATTAATGGCCCAGTAGAGTCTAGATCAGAAAACTGATTAACACTACCTGATTTTAATGCCAAATCTGGAAATATTTTCATCTGATTATTAGCTATCTTTGTGGTTGGCAATTATTATCTCACTCCTTGTAGCTATATTATTTTTTACTTATCCAAATATTGTAATTACAAATGTGTTTTGCTGTGATGTATTGTTTGTGATATTTAATATACTACCTGTTGAATTTACCCATAGAGAGCACATACTATCATTTGTTTCTATATATCTGTTAGATGAAGTATCCAAGATATATACTTTAATAATTGTATCTAAAAAAGTTTTATTTTCTTTATACATTAAATTACATGCAGCAAATGATAATGTGCTTGTACTACCAGCATTTATAACCATAGTATGTTTTGCAAATGAAACCATATTACCAATATCCAAATTTGGAGATACATCAAATGGAGTTACAGATGTAATAGCTGATGATGATGTAATTACCTTTGCAATACATATTTTATTAAATCCATTTGGTTCTGCTGATGATGAGTATGTTATGTTTAATATATTTCTATTTGTTCCTCTACTCAAATATACATATACAGTACTATTTGTTGGTAGTGTTATAGAATCATTAACTAAAGAATGATAACCTCCAAGAAATACATGTGTATTGACAATATTAAGTGTAAGACCAGATATAGAATAAGAGATTCTTCTATTAGCATATGACAACCCTATTTTTGGTTCAAAATTAATAAAATCAAGAGCATCTACTTCACTTTTAGTGTAAATGTCATTTTCCATATATTCAAAATATTTAGTTGGTTTATTAAATTTATATACCATTTAATTTATATATAACATTCCTTTCTTTATAATATTATATCACTAATCACCTATAATAATTAAAGATATATTCTGCGTTGTGGAATAATTTGATTTGATATATAATTTTGTTAAATCAGATGATTTTGAGACAGTAAATGTATTGTCTAAATAATAATTTAAACCATCTTGTCTATATATAGAGTATATAATATTATCAAAATTAGTAATATCTAATTGGATATTATTGTAGGTTATTTCTCCATTTGCTGGAATAGAAATGTTTTTTAACATTATCTTTTTATGATTATAATAATCTGGTAATGATAATTCTCTTACTTCATATAATTCTTGTGATATGGGGTCTGTAGCATTTGTTGTTATTTTTGCCAATAATATACGTTGTGCAGTATTAGATAATTTAACAGTATCAACATACAAACTAATATTATTATTATTTAATATAGCATAAATATAATTATCTGTATTAGGATTTAAAGCAACATCTTCATTAGGTAGATAATATAATCTTCCATCCATATATATGGGGAAATTTACTACAGTTGCTGCTAATCCAGAGGAAGGTACTGTATATATGTATCTAGATGTTTGATTAACATTATTTAAGAAATCTTGTAGATTTTGATTAAAGTAGAAGCGTTGTCTCCATGATTCATAGGAAACACCAGCATAATAACCATAAATAGGATGCCATCCAAATCTTCCTTGCATATCAAACCAAGGTCCTAAAAAAATATTATGTTGTGTAATTGTATTTGTGTTTTTATCATAACTATCTATATGTGTTCCTGCCTCTCCTCCAACAGTACCAAATACGCTACCACTATAGAATATTCCATTTTCTATAAATCCATTTATACTGCGTACATATCTAGCCACTCCATCTCCATATGATGTTGCACTAGTATTAGCTTCAGATGCACTGATTCTTGGGCTTTTATTCCAGGTTGCTCCATTATCAGAAGTCCATACAACTACAGATCTTCCATAATCATTCACATCAGTGCAAATCCAATATACAGTATTTGTGTTGAAATCATAACCCCATGCATCTCTTCTTATATACAAAGAAGAGGGTGGTACTGGCAATGTAATATTCATATCAGTATAAGATATATTAAAATTAGACCCAATATTTATTTTATATACTTTAAAATTACTATCATATATATAATGACTTACATTACTTCCTGATTTATAAATAAACCATTTACCTCTATCATGTATAGGTATTCTAGAATCAGGATTAATTTGAGTTAATATTCTCCATTGTCCAGGTAAAAGATCTACTTTATCATCAAGCATATTTATCTTTGAAATATACATTACAGAATTACCATATTTCTGACTTTTTCCTGCTGTAATTATATAATCATCTATAAAAAATCCAGCTCTATAATTTTGTTTAGCATATGGACAACTGTCTATTACATCACGTGTTTGATCTGGATATACTCTGACCATTGTATTGGCATCATTTATATTATTAAAATAAAATGATGATATACGAACAGGTAAGCCACCATGCATACCAATATGTGGTATATATAACACATTATTATATTTATCAAATGATAAAGAATATGTATTTGAACCATAAAATGTAGAAATTCCTTTGCAATTAGTAGAATTAAAAAAATTATATTCAGATATGTCTCTAGGAATTAGATAAGAATATGAAACAGTACCATTATTTCTCATTATATCATCTAATTTAATAGATATAACAAAAGATTTAACTGATAATGTTCTTAAATTAGGTTGTATCCAGAAATATATAATACATTGAAGATGTATTAATAACTCACCAGTATTATAGTTAAATGCACAGCCTAATCCTCTATATGCTAAACCCTTTGAATCAATACCATAATAAGCATTTATATCTACATCTACATTCATATCAAAGATTTCATACGAATTTATAAAATCAAGTGTATTAAGATCATACATATATAATTTGATTTTACCCCAGCCAGTTAAGTTCTCAGCAGCATCTACACATTTAACAACATATAATTTATTATAATTTACATCAACACAACATGATTGTAATTGTGTCAAGAATAATGCTTGTGATAGTTCTTGTGATAGTGGTGTTAATAAATTGAATCCAATTTTTGCAGTTAAATTTTGTTTTAATTGCCATGTCATTTCGTTATAGTCTGCATTTGTTTTGATTAACCAAAAATTATACGAAGCAGAATTATCATTGTTTATTGTTTTAATACTAGCAACTATATAATCACTACACACATAGTCAATATAATCTATAAATTGATTATTTAATAAAAATGGTGGTTTCAATGGTGTATTTTCAAATATAAATGTTTCTGATGGAGCATATCTGTATGCTTTAAAATAAGAATTTGTATTTGGATTTCCTTCTGAACCTGGTAATAATAATATCTCTCTTCCTTTATTATCTACGAACATGTGAAAGGGGACATTCCACAATGTAAATGCAAATTTCAAATATCCATATACTGGAATTGTTTTTTCATCTAAATAACCTGTTTTTGTAATATATGGTTTATAATCTCTCTCTTCTACTTCTGGTTTTAAAAAGTAATTTGTTTCAAGATCTTCAAAGTATTTAGGTGATTTATTATATTTGTAAACCATTGATATATATTTATAACTCCTTTAATTTAGTAATATAATAGAATTTTCTGTTATATAAAAAATCTTACCAGTCTCTGGATTGGTGACTTCTCTTGGATAACCAAATACATCTTGAGCAGTTAGTCCTGTTTCGACCCATTGGTTATTAATATATTTATATACCTTTCCACTTTGTGCATCTACAATTGTTTTATAATCTGCTCCACCAGTTAGAACAATATTTTGATAATAACTATTTGCTTGAGATGCATTACAATAACCATAGGATTGCTTACCTTTAAATACAGCTAATCTTGAATCGCTATTTAAATCAACTATCATTTCTGATGCTGGTTCATAAACATCACTATTCCATTTTGTGCCTAATACTCTTATATAATCACCTTGTCGTTCAACTTTTACTCTTATTCTTTTACCAGCCCAATAACCTTCACCTGAATTTGGAGATGTATTGACAATGTCGTAATCTCTCACTACAACAGTCCACGCATTATTATTATATGATATACCAAGTATTTTTCTATGAAAAGTACCACCATATGTACAAGTAGCAGATAATACATAGTTTTTACCCTCAGTTGCATTATATGTGTGTGCAATAACTACACCTATCATATCATCGTCATTAGAAGGAGATGTCAATGTAACCTCGTGTGTATAATAATCTAATTTTTCTTTGCTTACAAATCCATTGTAATAATCACTATTATATGTTTGCTTAATAGAATCTAATGCAGCATCATATACCCATGTTTTATATGGATCTCTATCTGGTGCTAATGATATATTATCATAATATTCATCAGCAGTACTATGCATAGCAAATACACCCCAGTTATTATATATAGCTTGCATAGATGGTGGTACAAATGAATTTAATATTGCTGTAGTTTCTGCAGTAGTAGCATATATAAATCCATTTGTTGGAGGTAATGGTAATGTATCATATATATATTGTTTTAATAGTGAAACATTAGATGATGTTCTATTTGTTGGTTGCTGTTCAACTAATTCTAATGCATTTTTAATATGTGCAATCCTATTGTGAAATGGAGAAGGAAATGGATTAATATCCCATTCATATTTTTTAGTTGTTGTTATGAATCTAGCTAATGCTATTTCATCTTTTACTGGTGGTTGAAATCTATTGACTAATAATGATTTTGTATATTCAATAGGATTTGTAATCTGTACTACAATTCTATCTCCATTTTTGACAAATATTCTATTAGTATCTCCATACCATATAATATTTTGATTTGTACCATCATGGCTGGTTTCACCAATTACATCTGAATTTAGCTTTATTAATCCAGATAATGATCCAAGTTCACCTGGTATTAATCTAAAGTTAACATCAACAGTATTAAATACAGACATGGGTGTTTCAGTTATAACGTTATTATTATTATCCAAAAACTCAACTAACTCTTGTGTACTTAATCCATAAGTAAATGATATTGGAGAAGTTGAATTATCATGATATCTCAACAAGAATTTATAAATAGTGTATCCTTCTTCATCTAATGATAATAAAGGTAATTCTGAAGCAGTATAAGTATCATAAATTGGAACAACTACTCTTGATTCAGATCCACCAGCATGTATATTTTCATCATCAGATAGATTATTCCATAAAGGATGATCACCATAAGTTTGTCTTAAGAATCCAACATTTACAGGTGTTCTATCATAATTATCTGTAAAATATGCACCATAGTTGACAGCTAAATAATTTGCTGTTCTAAAGAAACCAGAATAAGTACCATTTATAGCAGTATCTAAATCAGGTATATGTTCACCATGATCTGTTATAATAAATATACCATTCTTATTTTCTCTAAATGTAACTAAATTATTTATACATGAATCTGTTATAAGTTTACTGTTTGTATATTTTGTGGAAAATAATAAAACACAACAATATTGATCCAATTCTGAATATGTTGCATCTAATAGACCACTTGCATAATCAGATCTAACTTTGTATGTAGGAGTATATCCAATAATACTACAAACTTTATCTATAGATGTTTTAAAATCAGAAGAAGCAGTACCTTTTATATAATAAGGATCACCAGATATAGCATCTCCTAATATTAATATCTTTTTATTCCCACTTGATACTTTAGCTGGATTAGCAATATAATTGATTGCATTAGCAAGATATTTATAAGATGCTGACATTGCGCTAAAGGTTGTCCATGATGTATTACATTGTCCATTATACCATTTAGGGAAACCACCATCAAACAATACATTGCCTAATCCATCTTCAACTACAGCTATAAATGGATTAGGTGGTGTTAAATTATCATATGCAATATATTTTGCAATAGTTGGATTTGTTCCATCTGTTGTATAAACTAAATCTTGAACAGAGTTATCAATTATTATTTCAATTTTTATAGGTGAGGAATATATTTTAGCCTCTGGTTCTAATATAATTGGTGTAGTATATTCTATTTCCTGAGCTAATAAAGTAAAAGGACTTTGTTGTATATCTAAATATTGATATGTATTATTAAAACTCAAACATTTAATATATTCTATATTTGTTTGACTAATAATATTAATAGTGATATCTGTAAATGATTCTATATTATCTATGATAATATAATCTAAACTATTAACATTCCAATTCAAATTGGATGTTATACTAGATGAAGATGTTATAGATCCAGTTCCTATTATAGTAAATGAGGAAGGTAAGTTAGATATACCCAAAGAACAACTACCTTCAGATGATATATATCCTCCTCCAATGATTACCAATGAAAGAGATTTAGTAGCATAATTCTTATACAAATATAATGCTAAGCATCCATTTTCAAGATCTTGGTTTATATATGTTGATATGTTGTTTTCATAAAATAACTGGGAAGATATATTATCTTTATAAGGAATTAAATTAAAATCTTCTAAATAATACTTTTTTAAAGATATAGTCATCAATAATTCCTACTTTATTTAATAGTTATATAAAAAGATATTGTGGATGTATGGTTGTTTATAACTCTTACATATCTATTATCTCTTATAGCCACAGTTGCAACTGCTTCACTATTAATCCACATATTTTGAGTAACACTTCCAGATACACTATCTAAAATCTTAACATCAACTATTCTACTACGTGCATCTGTATCAGTACCAAATGTCAGCCAAGTATCATATTCCCAATAACTACCAGCATTAACATTAGCTGTTGTTGAATATGTTAATGTATATGGATGAAAATCTACAACTTTAACAAAAGCAGTGCTATCGAAGCCATCTAACAAATCAGCATCTAATCCAGACCCAGTACCATCTACTGTTTTTAGTTTTGTTAAAATATTATCGATACTAACATTAGTAGCTATAGATGCATCTGCAGACCCATCAAATTGTGCTGATCCAGTTACATCACCAGATAATGTTATATTTCTGGGTGTTTCTAAATATGCAGCAGATCCTGTTATATCAATATTATATGTGCCTGATAACCTTGGTGGACTTATTATACCAGTATCTAAATGACTTGCATCTGTATAAAATGAACTGTCTCTACCATCTAATAAATCAGCATCTAATCCAGAATCTGAACCATCTACAGTTGATATCATCATTAATAATTGCAAAGCTGTAAACTGAGAAGCATCCAGTTTAAGGTCAAGTTGTTCAGCAAGTCCAGTTATATTATCCATAGTATGATTATGACTGTTATCTAATACTTCAGTTATAATAGTTACATTAGAACTACCATCAAATTGCACAGATCCAGTTACATCTCCATTTAATTCTATTGTTCTAGAATTTGTAAGCATATTAGCACTTGATGCAGTGCCAGAAATATTTATATCATATGTTCCACTCAGCCTACTGGGGGATAGTATACCTGCATTTATATTGGAAGCATCTCTATAAAAAGAACCCTCATATCCATCCAATAAATCAGCATCTAATCCAGAATCTGAACCATCTACAGTCTTAATCCTATCCAATAATTCCTGAGGAGTAAAATCAGCAGAATCTAGTTTGCTGTCAAGAATAGATTGTAAGTTAGTTATATTATCTATAATGTGATTATGAGAATTATCAGCAACAGTAACTGTTATATTGACATTACTACTACCATCGAAGTTAACTGCACCAGATACATCACCAGATAATCTTATTTCTCGTGCTGTATTAAGTTTACTAGCAGAAGAAGCATTAGCATTAATGGAACCTGAAGTATCTCTAACAGGAATTGTATTAGCTATATTAATTAAACTCGCATGATATCCATCCAATAAATCAGCATCTAATCCAGAATCTGAACCATCTACTGTCAATAATAGATTTAAAATGGTAGATGCTCCAAATGTAGATGTATCCATTTTTGAATCCAAAATAGCCTGTAAACCATTTATATTATCTATAGTATGATTATGAGAAGCATCCACAACAGTAGTTGTTATTGACATATTTCCAGATGCATCAAAAGACGCACCACCAACTACATCTCCAATTAAAGTTATAGTATTACCTTGCAATACTATAGTTTTTTCATCACCAAATAATCCAGCTTGCCATTTATCTATAGTTTCATTCCATATCAAAGATGATTGTGTAACTGATCCTCTGTTGACTTCTATACCAGCATTTTCAGTTGGTGTACTTCCACTATAGTTACTATTTAATACTAAAATGTTATCAGCAATGGATACCACTTCAGAATTTATAATAGTCTGTGTTCCCTTAACAGTTAAATTGTTGACAGTTAAATCAGCATAATTAGAATCATCATAAGATTTTAATTCTAACGATCCTGATACATTTTTTAATAATACACCATTAGTACCAATATAAAATGAAGTATTATTAGTACCAGTATCAGTATTTTGATCATGCATTTTGCTTACAGCCATATCTATTTGATATCCATCACTATTCAAATCAAAAAACTGATTTACTGAATCTGATTTTAATGCAACGTTTGTCAAATCAAGAAATAATTGTGGTTTATTTAATACATTATCCCAATCTACTTGTTTCTTACCATCAGTAGATGTACCTTCAAAAAAGTTATCAATTTGTGGTCTAGTATAATATCTAGAATCAAGAGCACCATTATCTAAATCATATATAGTATATGTACCAAATTCTTCAAGTTCACTATTGGCAAAACCCCACATCTTAGATAAAAAGATCATTATATCTCCAGCATCCAATGGCTCCGTCATAGTGATAATTTTAGTGGTGGGATCTAAAATGAAATCATATCCTTCTAATTGTAAAAGACCATTTCTATATAATGCATATTCTTTTACATACTCATCAAAATATAAAGATATATCTAATGTTGTTTCTCCACCAAGAGCAGTCATAACATATTTCTTAGCAAGACGTTCTACAAATACAGGTTGTGCTAATTCTTCATCACTGAATGCTAATTGTTCATAGGCTAAATCAGTAGGAAATACATTTCCTGTTTTTGTTATTTTAAACAAAGCATAATGTTCTAATCCATTTAATTGAGTTTCAGGTATAAAAACTATTCTTGCTACAACAGGTGGATATTGCTTAACGTACTGATATTCAACTGCTAAATAATATACACCATCATTAAATGGCCACGTACCTGCTAATATATACATATCTGCAGTGAATTCAAGAACTACATAATCTTTAACTACAATACCTGGTGTTAAATGGAAATATACTTTGTTATCAGTGTCATACAATATATCCATATCTAGACCAGATACTTTATATCTATCTCCACCACCAATAACAGTTAAATGATTAAGAATATCAGAATCAAGTTTACTTTTTGGATCTATTGTTCTTTTCTGTATACCAGACCAATTGCTTGTGGGAGTATATGTAGACATAATATAATAATTAACCTCCTTTATTCACTATCTTTCTTATATTTTTCTTCAGCTGCTTCTTGATTCATTCTGATAAATAGATAATTTTTATCATCTGTTTTAACCAATGAATAAAATCCCTTAACTTTATTACCAAAGAATTCAACTACTATAGTACTACCCCATTTATATATTATACATTTACCTTTATCATAGATATCTACAGTTCCTGCACCATATTCTCCTTCAGGTATTTCACCTTTAAAAGACATCCATTTGAGATCATGATCTGGTGTTCTTACAGCGAGGATTCTTTCTCCATCTTTAGAAGGAATGTGTGCTTTTGGAAGAGCCCAAGAGGGTGCCTTATCTCCTTTTTTAATTCTTAAATCAAAATGATGATGAGAGGCATAATGATCATGTATTGTAAATCTTGTAGTAAATGGATAAGCTTCTTGATCTTCTCTTAAGGTATTCATATATAAATGTCTGATATAATTTTCAATGATATTTGTATCTGATGCTCGTAATGATTTAATTATTTCCTCAACATATTCTAATCTGGTTTGAATATCTGTTACCTTTAATTCTTCATATATTTTATATCCAATTAGTTTATATATTTTAATTATATCATAATAAATAGACCATTGTTGTTCAGCTGTCATATATTCTTCATCTATGGCAACTGGTAACAATATTAATACTGCTATATCTTCTTTGTCAACATTCATCAATTTATAAGTAGGAATCCATCCATCTAAATCAATATGTTTAGTTTTATTATAATAATAAGCTAATATATCTTCTAATGATCTATCCATTATTATCAAATCAACATCATCTGGAATAGATTGTTTTTGTTGAATTTCAGCACGTAATAATTCTTTTTCAAATTCTTCAAATAAACTTTCATTATCAGGATCTTCCCATGGGAGTGTTCTCTTTTCATGCTGCCATTGTCTTATGACCTTTATAGCCATTTCTTCAACTGTATAATATCCTTTTTTGGCAAGTTCATTAACTAAAGTTGTTTTACCAGAAGCAGCTGGACCTGTTATGATTACTATCTTTTTATTGGACATTATTACTTTACGCCTCCATCACTATTGTAATATCATTATCGATACCATTTAATTGAGGCTTCAGAATCTCATTTAAAATAGAAGATGAAGTAATAACTGATACAGTATCAAATACATTTGACATCGCATCAACAAAGCTTCCCAAATCTTTACCCATAGCAATGGTTCTTATTTCATTAGTTACGTTGGGATTATTGCCAAATCTTTTAGCAAATTCTTCAGCAGCATGTTGTAGATACCTTTGAGCATCAATAGAATATTTGATTTGATTATCCAATATTATATCATTTTCTTTAATTCTTTTCAATGAAGATGCTACTATCGATTCTGGTGTTACTACCTCATTATTTATTATAGATGGTAGCTTATAACTTATTCCTCTTGTAATATTAGATAATACTGATATTAAAGTTCCAATATTAGATCCACTTTCATTTATAAATCCACCCAATTCTCTGGTTAATATAGCTTGAATAATAGCTAATTCATTTAAAGTAGCATTTGGTACTTGTGAAAATAGATTATTGGTAAAATGCTGCATAGAAAATGGATTAAATACATCTTGAATCATAGATAACATTTTTCCTTCTAAACCTGAGAATAATAAATTGTTTAACATATTCTTTCCAGATATAGTGAATTTACTAATATTGTTCATATTGAAATTCAATGGACTTCCATTTACAAAATCATATGTTATCATATTACCAGCTATATTTTTTATGTTATCTAATTTAAATATTGTATTAGTATAATCCGTTTTAATTGAAAGTGATTTTTGCAAACCATCAAATCTAGCTGATACATTTGATAGTTTAGGATTATCTATTAATTTTTTCACATTAAAATCTTTAACTTGAGCAGATGGAATAGCTGGTTGTGAAATACTGCTATAATTGGGTTGTATCATAGATGAAGCCACATCACTTGCTTCTTCAGCTGCAGATCCCATTTTAATATCATATTCTTTACTAAGTACTCTAGTAAATGTCTTTCCTTGTATTCTATTTTTATAGTTTCTAGACATATTAGTTATAAACTTTTCAGCAGATGGGAAGTCAGGATTCTCTGATCCAGATTGAACCATTACATTATATAAATCTTGAATAGTAATAGATACTTCTATATGTCTAGGTACTTCATTAAAATTAAACTCATTAAGTGGTGCAGACCAAGATAAACTAGAAATACCACCAAGTTTAACATCCATAATATTACCTAATCTGGCTGAAATATAAGGTGGTTCCAAATAAGATATATTATATCCACCTACAGGTAAAGACAATTTTAATAACACTTCTAATGGTTGTATTATGTCTCTAAAATACATCTCACTATTTGGATCAGTAGCAAATGTTCTTAGATCGATAGTAAATGTCCATGACATAGTTGTGCTAGAATCTTCCCATATATTTGGGATATCTATTCTTCCACCACCAAGAAAAGTACGTGATACATCAGCACCCAATGCTGTATATAATTGTGCAGCATTACCACCAATTCTTGTACCATATGTTTGTAATACATCTGTCATTTGTCTTATAAGTTCATCCAAATAAGCAACACCTACACCAGAGAATGCTTGACCAGTTGGACCTTTTGATACTAAGGCAAGTTGTCTTATTTCTCCAGCTGTATTAAGTCTAATTAAGTTAGCTAAATCTTGTTCTATATTAGATGCATAATAATTATTGGTATGAGAATATGAGATAGATGTATCAGGTATAACAGCAAATTGATATTCCTGACTTAACTTCTTAACGTTCATGGGTTTTGTTATATTTTCCCATTCACATGCTGATGCTATAATATGAAGTATTGGGAAAGTAACTTCAAGAAATGATCTTGTATCAAAATATTCTCCATCTGTTTCTGCACCAATTGGTGGTAAACCCATTATTCTATCTACTTTAGGAAATGTAATATCCTTTGAACTTTTAGCAGGTGATGATGATTTTGAAGAGTTTACAGTAGCCAATTAAGTATCACCTCTCTTTTATAATCCTAATTCATGTGAAAATATTGGAGCTGTAACCCAAGCAAATGCTGTATTATGATCATCATCTTTTGTTTGATTATTATTTGAAGTAACATTAGAAGAATTCGTAGTTGGGCTATTAACTATAACTATATTGTTTCCAGCAGGCTGTTGTTTGTTATTTTGTTGTGCTTGAGATGTCCCAAGTCCAACAGTAGATACCTGTGTTGTTACTTCTTTAGTTTGTAATGATTGCATGGTATCTACTTGTGCTTTAACTGGTTTGACTAAATTTAGAGTGACTGCTCTTTCTTTTAGTTGAGCATCAGCCAAATTTACATCAGGAAGATATTTTGTTAAAATAGAATCTATAAAAGGCATTGGGTTTATGGTATCAGATGAACCTAATTTTCTAACTTCAAAATGCAGATGAGGACCAGTTGATCTTCCTGTAGAACCTGATAAGGCTATTTTATAACCAGGATATACTACCTGCCCTGATTTAACTAATATTTTTGATAAATGTCCATACAATGTTCTTACATTTTCTTGAGGATGATCTATTATAACAGTATTACCATAACCATTTATCCATCCAGCTTTAGAAACTTTACCTGCTAATGGAGTATATATTGATGTACCATGTTTTACACCAATATCTACACCTTGGTGCTGACTGATCTCACCCTTTGAATTTACACGTGTTTCACCATATTTGCTGGTAATTTTTTGACTGCCAAAATATAATTTTAATAATTGCTGACGTGTAATATCTGCTTTTAGTTTCTCTTTTTCAATAGTTGCTGCTTTTGATATTTCAGGTGCTCCAGTTGTTTCTGCAACACCAATAGTGGCTAATGATTTAATAGTATTTATTTGTTCTACATTTCTCTTAACGATTCTTGGTTCATTGATTACATTTGGTGCACCAATAGAAGCTAATCCTCGATAGTTTATCGTATATGCTAATGTATCAACAGACTCTTTAAAAACACCTACTGATTCACTAAAAGTATTAGCAGCACTAACTTGGGTTTGAGCAGACCTATTTGCTAAATCCAAAACAGATTCTCGTGTTCTGCCCAATATTCCAGCTAATGTACCATATCCCTTTTCTCTTGCTATTTGGGTGATATCTGATAAAAATCCTGCAGCTTTATCTGTACCCATTAAACCAGATAGAAATGCACCCAAAGTAGATCCCATAGATGTTATAAATCCACCAAATTGACCTTTTGCAAAGTCAAATATACCAACTAAAACATCAAATGCTGATCTAACTGCCTTTCCCACAGATTGAGCAAGTTCCATAATATCAGTTTTGAATGCTCCACCTTTAAAGTATTCTGCAATCATAGTCATACGTTTTCCTTGTTCTTCTGCCTGCTCAATCATATTTTGGTAAAAGTTTGCTTGTTCTTCTTGCTGTTCTCTAACTGCAGCTACTTCACTAGCTGCAGTTTGTATAGTTGTTGCTTCTGCAATAGATCGACCAGTAAATGTTCTTTTAATGGCATTCCAGCCCCATTTAAAGATTTCAATTATAGCATCTTTTATGCCACCTAAAATCTCTCCACCTATTTTAGCTGTAACACGTACATACTTGGGAATATTTTTTATAAAATTTATAACCGTATCAATTGTTCCAGTAACTAATTTCACCATTAATCCAGATACAGTATCCCTTAGAGAAGATGGCACATTGTTTTTTCCACCAAATACTTTTGGTAATAATACATTACGAAAGAAAGATATACCTTCCATAAATAAAGGCAATGTCAGTGCTATACCAATGCCAATTGGACCTAATGTCATTAAAGCACCTTTGGCAAATGGTAATATTTTACCTATTACACCAAATACAGTTTTACCTGCTGTTCCTATCACTCCACCAGCAGCACCTATACCACGACCAACAGTCTTCATTCCTGAAAATGTTTTATTAATACCTGTTAATAAGATATCTGTTATATTATGCATCAAAGACATTACTTTAGTTTTGAATTGATTACTAGGTTTTACATTTTCAGGTAATGTTATTATCTTCTGAGTTTGACCTAAAATATTTTGAGCAGTATTGTTTACTATATCTACTTGCATAGTCTGTACAGTCTGTTTAACTTTTGGTGGGATAAATCCTGTTCTTCCTAATCTACCTGCTCTTGACACACCTCTACCAAAACCAAACATTACATTTCCTACTTCTCTGACACCAAAGATACCTGTAGATTGTAATATACCACCAATTGTTCTGAACAATCCACTAGTAAGAGACATTACAATAGCAGGTGCATTAATGTTTTTAGCATAAGCAGCACCAGCTTTTTCCATTGAAGCTAATATAGCACGTTGAGATTTAGATAATCCTTTTAAAAATGCTTGAGATCCCCATAACCCTCCACCAAAAACACCTTGTGTAAGGATATTCTTCATACCATATACTGCAAATACAATAGATATTACTTTAGTAATAGATGGAAGGGCAAATTTATGCCAGAATACATCTAATGCAGATATCATTTTCTCTTTAAAATAGTCTCCAATGGTTTGATTTTGTGGTATTTTAATTCCAATCATACTTAAACCAACTCTAGTAGCTGTAGACATAACATCAACTATAGCAGATACAAAACCATTGTGTTTAAATAGATTTGCAAAAATAGGACCTAATACATAAGACATAGCTCTATAAGTCAAATATCCATAAAATAATTTACCAAATAGAGATCTTGGTGATAAAAGATATCTAGCTATTTGAAATAGAGCAGTACCTACTTTCATGGTACTCTTTAAGACATCCTCTATCTTCTTTGTAAATGTAACTTTAAGATCTTTTAATCCAGTTACTTGTTGTTCAGCATATCTTTCTAACTTTTTAAGATTAAGCTGTTTCCTTAATTCTTCTGTTGTTGTTGAATATGGTTTTAATACATCTTTTAAAACATCACGCATATTATCTGTGGATACTGGTCTATATGTGAGTATAGTTAAAAGTACATTCTTCATATCTGCTAAATGTCTGGTGATAATATCCATTTTACTTAAAACAATTTTCTCATATGCTTGTTTAATCTTATTATTAGCTATTGTTAATGTTTTTATATTCATAAATAACGTATCAAAATAATAAGGTGTCATCATTATGGTTTTGTATAATTCAAAAGTGAGGGGCATTGGTTTCATTCTACCCTTAAATTCAATAGCTTCATAGCCAATAAAACCTCTAAGAAATTTAATGTTACCCAGTAACCTAACCAATGCCATTTCAGCAGCCTCTGCTGCTGTTTTAGAAGAGATAAGCTCTTGCATTCTTAGAATATTTTTTCTAAAGTTTTCTCCAAAAACACCCAAAAATCCACTTAATCTAAATGTTATCTTAGTAAAATTACTATCCAGTTGTTTTTGTAAGTCTATTTGATATTTGAAAACAGAATTAATTGTTGTATTTAAAGTATGCATCTCTTTATATAATGATTCTAATCTTACAACCAATGATACCTGTAATTTTTCCAATAAAGAGTGCGTTTTTCTATGCGCACTTTCAATTCTATTAGTCATTACAGCTAATGCATCCATTAATTTAGCAAATTGTTGATCACTATTAGCATAACCATTTGAAATAGTTGGAAGATTGGAAATTACAGATGCTTGATTTTGTTGTCTAGGTCTCTGAGATGCATTTGTCTGTAAATTAGCTACATCTCTTATAGACCCAGTTAAATTAAGTTTGATTTCCTCTTCATTGGGCATCTATGTTCTACCTCTTCCATAAAATTAGTAAAATACATAACATTAATATTAAATCTCTATGTGATTGTGTTACATTATCCACATTCAATGATTTCAGTATATCATCAGTCAATGCTATATAATCATCTTTTTTATTTATTCTTTTCAACAACGTAAAGGGATCCATATCTCTAATCCTATCTATAGAATCATAATCAACTAAGAGTTTAGCTACTATACTCTTAAGTAACTCATGTATATCTGTATTGTTTTCCATATCAAATAATATGCTTTCTATTTCTAATTGCGTTAATTGTGTGATATTAGATAAATAAGATATTACCTGAGATGATGTAATAACTTCTGATAAATTTTGTACTATATCTTCTGCTTTCTCCATAACATCGGGTGTTTGTTTTGATATAGACATATTCTGATAGTATTTACTAGCTATTGCTTTTAACGATTGATTTAATTTATTTCGTATATCTATCAAGAATCTATAATAATAATATGGGTTTATTTCTTTTATCATATCATCCTTATACTTATCTAATGTTTCATCAGCAATTTTTAAAACAAGCCCTGAAAAACCATATTTACCTGCTACTGATAATCCATGAAGGTTGCTAAGAGTATATTTAAGAACTTCTGGATTACATGACTGAAAATACTTTTTCTTAAGATAACTTATTGTAAAACAAGCATACAATCTAGCAGTAGCATATGCATCATCTATTCTATTGTGTGCTAAGAATGCTAATATATATAAAACTAGGAGATTGTATAATGGATTAGTTATAACATATCCCAAAGCTGGAGCATTTAACAAACTGCTTTGCTGTTTAAACTGTGCAGTTAAATATGATTTAAATTCTTCTTCAGTTATTCCTGCAGTTTGTAATAAAGTAGAATATATATTCTTACTAATTAAATAAAGACCACATGGTTGATCAATCGTGCTCATAGCTGTTGTTATATTTTTGCCTATATATTCAGCCATCTGTTCTACATTGGGCGACATTTTGGTTAAGATATCCAATAATTGCTTATCCAATTATTATCTCCCTCTTTAATCAATCATATTTGTCTCAATTTCAATTTTATCTTTAGAAAACCATATAAATTCAGGACAATATTTGTATACTATATCTCTATATGTGGATGGTATATTCTCAATGTCAAAATCATATACTATATCTTGAGTTGGTTCCAATATTTCACAAAATTCAACATCATCAACAACATCATGAAGATATCTTGCCATCTCAGATCTATAAATATTACTATGAAAACCAGCCTTTAGAGTTAAGAATGTATATAACACATTTTTACATTCAGATATAACTGAATTGATAGATAATCCACTCTTACGTTTGACATATATTCTTACTTTGATCTTTGGTGGTATTTCTATTGCAAATGTATCTGGATAAGTTATAACAGCTTTAGAATTATATAAATTAAGTTGCATATTATTAGAATAACCAGATGTTTTGACAAACTTTATATTAATATTATCAGTTAGCATTTTATACTCACTTAATGCTGTTGAAAACTTTGCTAATTGATTCAATATTAATTCATCTATAACATCTTTTTTGGCATCATAATACTCCTGTTTTATGACTGGAACACCAAATACATATTGTACTCCATCTGATGCTACTGCTATATTACTATGGCATATATTTGTTACTTCCTGTTTAAGTACAACTGATTGTTTATATGATGCAAAAAACTCACCTTTATAATATATATTAATATCAAATGTGATTAAACCAGGTTGTATTATATTTGTATTGATATTATCAGTTTCAAATACAGCCAGTCCTTCAGGAGTATCCCCAATCAAATGAAGAGAATATGTTTGCTCTGCTATATTCAAATGTAAAGAGATATTCATACTACTATTCTCTGGTAATTTACTTACATTGCATATAAACTTATAAAACTTATTATCAGGTGTGCTTTTAATTTGAATAGAATTCAAACCAATATGCACCAATTCTATTTGAGGAGTATCACTCTCTTCAACAGCTGCACTTATTGTATTAGATATTATACGTTTTCCATTAGATAATATCTCTATATCACCAGAAAATTGATGTAAATTACCAAGTTCATATGTTATATCTATAGTCCAATGTAAATCACCAACAACAAAATCATCTAGTGGTATGTTATCTGTAATAAATGTAAATCTATCAATCTGAGCAGTATTTAAATGCATAGTATAATCTCTATTATTGATATGCAATGTTACTGATAATTTAGTAGTATCTATATTTGATGCCAAATTTAATATATCTACTGAAAACATACATTTATCTTCTAAGCCCGCTAAGTATTTAAAATCCAATGTATAAACATTAAACATAGCTGGAGTTGGTACATTAGAAGATGTAGCATTTGAAACAATATCTGTATCTATAGGTAATCCAGATTTAAATAATGTAATACTGCCTCTGTATGTATTATAAAAACTAGTTGCATATAGATCTTCCCAATAATTAGGATCAGCTAAAGATTTATTAACATTATTATCAGCAAGAGATATATAAGTTCTATTATTATAATTTACAACATCATTAATAGAATATACATAAGTTGGATTATATATGCCTTTAAAGTTCCAATTTCTTTTTAGATCATCAAAGTATAAATACAGATACCACATCTGAACTCCTGTATTTATAATATATGATTCATAGTCTATATAATTGGAACTGAATATACATGTAGTATTATCATCATATACTTTAGTTAATGTTAATGGAATTCGATAATTGTTCCCTATTTGAAACTCAGCATGAATCTTATCAGCAGTCATATCTGTAAGCTTATATACTTCTGTTGTAATAGACATTTGATGTGTATTTGGATATAAATATACAGATATTGTTCTTGCACCCATTAATATATCTTCATGCTCACTTTTAAATGCTAGGCTAGGTGATACTTTTAAATTATTCAGATTATAGAAATATCGTGCCAATGGTATATCATAATTATCATCATATTCTATTTTAAAAGGAGAGACATAAGAAATATTATCATACGTTAAAACAGAACCCTGTTCTATTACATTATTTATATTATCCATTTGAACAGGAATAGAAGCAGTTGGCATTGGAACTTTATCACTATCATATTTGACTATATAAAGAGTGATTTCATTGCCATAGACATCTCTTCTCTGTAATACAGGTAAAGCTATTAAATCTGTAATACCTGTTACTCCTTGAAACCCTTTATAATCCTTTTCAGTTACCAATCTTTTTGCTGCTGATATATTCTCTATAATATGTTTTTTTACTTCTTCCAATGTTTCACCATTGGAACCATTCATAATAGGTAATGGATTATAACTTATGACATTAACTATATCACCAGATATACCATCTATTACACGATCAGCCAATTGGGCTGTATTGGCTGCTATATTTCCTTCTGCACCAAGAGTGGAATATATAGTTATTAATGCTTGTGCTCCATTATGTGGAAGATATCCATGAATACCATTACCAAATCTGACAACTAGACTTCCTTCAGATTGATTCATCATTAGTTCATATACTTTATCTGATGATGATGCTATATAAATGGAGTTGATTGGTTTATATAATTCTCCACCAACATTAACTACTACATCATATATATAACCTTTAAATCCAGATATTGGTTCATCATAAAACTTATATAATTGAGTATTTTCAAAAGTAAAAGAATGTGTATATATTTCTAATTGTTGTATTTCTACATCAAAAACAAGACTTGGTTGTCCTGAACTAATTTCTATATTATATGTTACTGGAGTAACTATACCAGTAGCAATATCTTCCTTTATAATTTCTATAGTTGTAGAATCTTTTGTAACATAATAATTATGAATTACTTTATATGCAGCACTTTCTGAGGTAACATTAGAACCTGCTGGAATCTTAATTTTCATATCACCAGAAGCTAAGGGAATAACCACTTTCAATGTGCCTGAAGCTGGTACTACATTTTGGATTTTATAATCTAATTGTGCAGCAATATTATATACTGTAGATGGTAACGTTGCTCTTATTAAAAATGCTTCATTGTACGCTAGTGCATTTTGAAATAACATATCTGAAGTCAGATATGTTAATGCTTGGATAAAGTACCCTAAAAAGCCAGATTCATACAAGTCTATATTTTTTAATTGAAAATATTCATCAGTTAAATCAACTAAACTCTTTTTAATATCATAAGGATCAAATGTTGGTAGATTTCTCGCATCTATAGCCAAATTAATGCACACCTCTTTATATAAATATTATAATACAAAAATATATTTGGAGAAGAAGTATTCTTGTTTCTCCTTCAAATAAGAATGGATATTGAGAATACTTCTTCTCCTGATACAGTTAATCAAAAAGATTAAAACCTATATTAACTTATATACCACCAGTTGCCTCCTCATACATCGCATCAATAGCAGTAATAGAAGCAGCCACTGTGCTTTGAACCAAACTCTGTGCAGTATATATTGCCTGTTCACCAGTATACATCATATCAAAACTAAATTCAATCTCTGGTTCTACTTTTTCTTGAGTAGTTCTATCACTAGAGAAAGAATCAGTTGGTATCTTAAGAGGATATACTCCAGTAAAGGCAGCAGCATATTGAACTGTCCTAGCGTCTGGTAGAGTTGTAGCATAAATACATTTACCTTTATAATCCACCTGTGAAGCTGAACCTATAGATGGATCAGCTATACCATATATTACATTTCTAAATATGGTTACCCATTTACCCATTATTTGGGTTATAGGTAGTCCAGCAAATTCAACAAATCTCACTGTAAATCTCTTGTTATCATATTCAACAGTACCTGGTACTGACCAAGACATATTGTTTGTACCATTGTATTCAATTGGATTAACAGTAATTCCTGGTACAGTAACTGATTGACATACAGTAGTTAGAAATTTACCAACTTCTGCTGACAATGCAGATGGCAGTTTAGTAAAAAATAGAAAATGATAACCTGTTTGATAGGGATCTATTGCAGTTGCATGATCACCAAACATACCCCTCAACTGATCAGGCCACCTATATTTATCAAATGATCCCATTACAAAAGGATTTGGCATTAGTTATTACCTCCTAAGTATTCTTTTTTCTAAGAATGTTATTTCTTATTTTCCTCTGCTTGTGTTCCTTTAAATACATCTCTTCCAACAAAGATATCAATTAAAATATTCCACAATGCTTTAAAAAATTGAATTTGAGCATAAATTAATACTGGTATACTTGCTTTTACTACTAAAGGCTGACCAAGCGTTACTCCAAGTGAAAACAGAACATTTGCAGTTACAGCTGCAAAAAAGTTTTTAACTACACTTAAAGCTGTTTTTTTAGTTGATTGGAATAATGTTGGTATCCTCTTTTTGAGACTATTATAATGTTTGTCAATTTTAGATAAATTTTTGACTAATAAGTTAGAACTAATAAAACCTATAGCAATATTAAAAGCAAATTTATTTAATCTCTTATCATTAGCATAAACTGGGTTCTTTTTTGCCTCTGTTAAAATAAAAGTATATAACATCTTTGCATAGCTTAATATTGTATTTAAGATCGTCTCAGCTGGCTTCTGATCTTCAGGTAAAATATCAACTAACATCTGAAAAGCAATTTCTATACTATCTTCAGTGGGTGGTAAAGAATTGATTTGATTTACTAATGAGTCAGCTTCTGGACTCTGCGTCTTTTTAAGAATACTATCAAGTTGTTTTAAAGCATTTACTGTAGATGGTTTGGCTTCAATTACTCTACTTTCTTCTGTCTCAATAGGCTCTAAAGAATTTAATAAATCTGAAAATGTTAATGCCAAGAATGTGATTCTTTGCACCTCATGATCATAGAATACAACAGTTGGATTTTTATCTTTCTTATTCTTGTACAGGAAACAAAAATAATTGCCATACCCGTCACTGCCAAATGGGAATAGAAGACCGTTGCTTTCTTTTTCAAATAATCGATAATAAATTAAAACGAAATCTTCATCCTCTTTATTTAGACTATGTAAATGATCAATTTCAGTTTCGATATCAGGCAGTCCAGAGGGGATAGGTGTTCCTCCATTATGTTGTAATACACAGACAACGTAGTCATCTGGCAACATCAAACCAGTTTCTTTCTCTACAAATAGCACATCATCCATCGTTATAGGACTACTAAGATTTATCCACTTCAATGGTTTGGCTTCAATTACTCTACTTTCTTCTGTCTCAATAGGCTCACTTGTATTGGCCATACCTTCAATCATACTATATTGTGCAGCATATATACTGAAAGCAGCGTGTATTAATGCTGGAATTGCTGTGAATACTGTTTCTGTTTTACCCAATACAGCAGCAGCTGAAAGAGTTAAATCTGTAATTTGTTTTCCAACAATAATATCTAATACTTTCTCAGCATCTTCTTCAGAATCAAACAGATTAGGTATCTGCTTAGCCATAAATTGATAACGTTTTTCAACATCTTTTGCATCACCAGCAAAGAGATTTGAGCATGCAAATCCAAGTGCCATAAATAGTGCTAATTTGTCAATACTTTCATTATCTAATGCTTCATTTTCACTTTTTACAAGATCAAAAAGTTTTTCACATTTAGACAATATAGCATCTAATATCTCCTGAGCAGGTGCTTTATCTTCAGGTAGATTATCAAGCAACATATTAATACCTATATTAATATTGCTTTTAGTTGGTTTTAAAGAATCCAAACGTTTAAATAAAGTAGCTCCTTCAGAACTCTTTGTTTTGGATATAATTTTATTAATATTCTTCAGTAGATTACTTTCAGCTTCTTCTATTAGCTTATGTGCTTCTTTTATTCGTACAAATTTAGATGTTTGATTCATTTTATAATTCTTCCTCCTTTAATATGTTTAATATGCTCTATTATTTGTTATGCTTGATAATTAGATGTTTATATTGATCTTAAAACCTCCTTTTTCAAGATTCTATATATAAAAAGAACATTATTTATCATAAAGTGCAAGAAGACACCCACCTCTATAGGTGGGGGATGAATTGCACCTATAGTACACAAAATCCTTTTCTAAACATATAAGGCTTAACTAAACTTGTTTTAACTGGTTTAGACAGTTCCACTAACCTAATATATTCTCCTTTGTTTTGTATGCCTTTAACGGTATACTTTTTACCATTAAAGATAACAATATCCTTAGGTTGGTAGAAATATCTTTGTTTGCGAATGTTTCTCCTTCCACTTGATTTTTTAATTCCACGATACTTGCGAAAGCTTTCTTTGCTTAAATTCTTGTTTCGTGTTCTTCTGCCACAAAACAGTTCTTGTCCTGTTTTAATCAAATTATCTCTTATGTCGATATATTTTGCATCGTAGAATTTTTCAAGTGAACGATTATTTCGTCTGACTTGTTCAAAATAAATAGGTTCTATTCTTTGTTGACTATTACCACCTGCTATGCAAAATGCATCATTGTAGTGCGTCTTATCTAATTTAAGACTTATCCTTTTAGACTTAGTAATATATCCATAAGTATGACTACATTTTAATACATTAACTAATTTCCACCTTACAGTAGACATAAATGTTGCCTCTTTTAATGGCTTTTGTACAGGTTTCATTCCATATAGAATGTTGCCTTCTTTATGGTTTTTAGGTGTGTGGCATTTAGTGCAAAGTGTAATTAAGTTACTTGGTCTATCTGTTCTATCTTGTTTCCAATAGCCTATATGGTGTACTTCAAGTATGGTATCTTTTCTACCACATAGTTGACAGGTATAGTTATCCCTATACAGAACATATTCCCTAATATTCCAAAAGCCTTGTTGTTCACCTTGTTGATAGCCTTCACCTTCTACATTCGGATTTTTAAGTTTATGCGTATCAAAATTAGCTACTTCTATGACTATATTAGTTATAGGAAGTAGCTTTTTAAGGTACTCTATAAACCTAATATGAGAGTCTAACTTATGCTTAATAGAAGGTGCAAGCCAACCTTCCTTTTTAGAAGATACTCTATTAGTGAATCGTGGTTTTCTATATCTAAGTTTGCTACGTCTAATTCTACGATACATTAATCTTTCTTTAAGTAGTTCTGATATATCACCTCTTAGTTTAACTTCACCAGATATAAGTTCTTTCTTTTCAGTTATAGCTGAAAAACCTATATGGTTATACCCACTATCTATACCAAGTGTGATATTTTGTGTATAGGTAGTAGTATCATATAAAAGCTGAATAGTAAAAGGTTTAACTTTAACTACTTTAGCAAGTCCTTGCTTAAGTAGTCTTCTAACTTTACCATGCCTATTAGTTGGCATTAAAGGCTTTCCTTCAATAGATAGTACATATACCACTTTAATAACCTCCTTGAAAGGTAAGTCAGGCTAAAGCCTGTAGGTCCACATCGCCAATGTTATATGGGGTTTTGTATGGCAGCAGCACTTCTCCTACCCTCAGAGATGTTTAACCACTGCCCTCAGAGCATAGGACTTGTGGAGCATCCTATGGTGACTATATATTCCCATATAACGTAGCTAAAGAGTAATCCTTTTAGCTTAGGCTAATCAACCGAGCTTGTTTTTCTACAAGCCCCCACCTCTATAGGTGGTGGGTAGTTGACTCTTCTTCTATTTCTACTGGTGGTTGTTTACTACCCATAACAATAGAACTCATCTGTGCAGACCATTGCATTATATCATGAGTATGTGTGAGTATATTTGGTTTCTTTGTATTTAATAAAGCTTTCCATATATATACTTCTGTATCTTGACCAATTCTATGTATCCTATCAACAGCTTGCTGAAAATCAGCATCCCTATAAGGTAAATCTAAAAATATAGCTTGATTAGCTTCAATTAATGTAACACCAGTTGATAGCTTCTTTAATGATGCTATAAGCACATCTATGTCATCATATAATCTGAATTGCTTTAAAACTTCATCACTATCTTTAGTATCTCCAGTTACTACCACATGTTTAACACCTTTTGCATTTAATAAATTTGAAGTATTAGAGATAGTATCTTTAAATGTAGACCAAATAATGGTTTTCTTTTCTGCTTTATTAATAAGAGCAATTATAACATCTAAGTTTTCAGACACCATATCATTTATAGCTTGAATCTTACGTTTTGTATATATTTGACCCATTGCTTCTCCTAATGCTTTCATAATAGCATTAGTGATAGATACTTTTGTTTGTCTTAATAAATCTCTAAGACGTTTATCATATGTATTCAACCAATTAAAACATACATTGTAGATGAAATTAAATCTATTTATATCATCTATCTTTTTAATATCATAATTACGTATCATCTTCTTCATAAACTTAGCTTCTTTACGAGTTATAACATTATTATTCTCACAATATTCTATTACTATATCAAAATCCTTTATATATTTATCAGTATTCTTAACAAGTTCATTAAAACGTTTCTCCATGTAATCATGCATATCTTTTACAATATTATCTATTAAATATTTTTCAGGATTTTTTATCTTTAGCCATAAATTAGCTATATGCTTTTCTGGTAAATTTAGAACTTCTGATTTCAGCTTTCTGTCCATCATTATACTTAATCTATATTGCAAAATGTCATATGCAAATTCTCTATATTTCTTATATACGTTCATAAAAAGTCTCATAGCTTCTTTATCAAATAATGGATCCAATAAAGCTATTATTGGGATAAGCTCTGAAGCCAATGCCTTTATTGGTGTACCTGATAATGCCATAATATCATTTATATGCTTTGCATTTCTTAATGCTAAGATATCACCAGCACGTTTAGTATCCATATATCTAATATTATGAGATTCATCTATAATCATAGTAATATTTCCATCCAATAAATAATCAACAGCTTTGTTTACTCTCTCATAATTACTTATTACGTAATCATAATCTGTTGAAACTGGATCTTCATCTACATATGCAATTTTGTATTTGGTTTTAAATACCTTACCAATTTCTTTTCTCCACACATCAACTACTGACTTAGGGCATATTATAAATACCTGTTTATTATCTATTACTTTAGCAGTAGCCAGAGCTGTAAATGTTTTACCAAGACCTTGTTCAAAAGCTAATATAGCCCCTCTTAAGTTAAGTTTGACTTTAGATTCAAAATAACTCTCAATAAATTCTTTCTGATATGGTTTTAATTCCCAGTTTAAATCATCAAGTTTAGAATAATCTATTGGAGGAATTGATTTGGTAACACTTATCAGCCAAGTATTATTTATTAATTGCTGAGCAATATTTATATAATTACGTTTTCTAAACTTATTTGCTAATTGCTCAAAAAGGTAATATACTTCTGGTGCAAAGAACTTATGAAATTGAAGAATAGCTCTATGTTTAAACCATCTAGTCTTAATATGACCAAATAGGCCTATTTCATCCATTATGTTGGTTCCATATAATCTAACCATGTGCTTCATAAACATTTTATAATGTATATTATATACGTAGATGTATTTTTCATCTTCAGTTACATGAACAGCCACATTAATAATCCTCCAATCTTAATAATATATGCCATTAAGTAATTTAATTACCTATACTACGTTAGATGGTGGTAGATTTAAAGAATCTTTAAGTATTATCACTATCAATCCTATCAATATTTTTGCACAATCATTGGGTAATGATACTTTAAATACTTTCTTAGCAACTTCTAATGCTACTATTGTAAAAGCAACTTCAGCAGATTTGAACATTGCAAATCTATCTTTGTATTTATTACATACACCAGCTATCTCACTTGCAGTACGCATATGAATACCTAATACTGCTATTATATTAGCTAATAACCATTTACTATTTTCATCTACATCTGTTATTGAATTAAAAAGATTAAAAGCCTCTTGTACTGCTATATCAGTGTTCTCCCTATTAATAAACATATCAGCATCAGGAATTAATGACTGTATATATGCCAGATTATCTTTCATAGCATCTACTGTTTTATCAGAAGAGGAAACCTTTTCATATATCTGTTTTACAATATTAACTTCTTTTTCATCAACAGATGCAATTACATTAATGATTGATTGAATAATATTTTCATTCAATCGTTTACTTTCAGTCACTCTTTTATTTTCTTCTGTAACTGTGATAAATGTTCCATTGTGTTCTTTACAGTGTACTTTAGCTTCATTTTGATCCCATTCATCTTTCTTATATCTATATGATTGCTCACTAGTTGAAGTTGAACCTTTCTTTTTACCTAATACTACATAATAGGTCTTTCCTTCATGCTCCCTAGACATACGTTTAAAAGATTTATCATCAAATAAGTCAGCATCTTCTAATGTACAAATATATTCTGTCTTTGCCATTTCAATTACCTCCATATTATCAATCTTTTAATTAAATAATATTCATTGATTTAGATAAGAGGAGAGAGATTAATAGAATCTCTCTCCTCATCTAATGGAATTATTGGACAGTAAGAGTAATACTAATAACTTCTATTGCGCCAGTTATTTGTAGATTAATCTGTACTTGGCATCTGTTAAGCTTTTTATCATAATCGTTTGCAAATACATTTACTTTAAACCATTCAAGTGCTCTCTTGGATCTTAGTTCCCCAAGGAAGGCAGTCACGTTACCTTTGATCAATTCCCAAGTATATTCATCATTTAGATCAAAGATATAATACTTTAAATTCCATTCAAGTACTCTCTTAATATACAATAATGTCAAAACAACGTGAATATTCTGTAAAGCACTTGGCCTAGATTGAGTAGTCCAGTTACCCCATATACAATCTCCACCATTGGACCATCTCATTATTGGATTAAGTTGATTTAACTTAAACTGATCTTTATATCCACCAACCAACTTATACCTTATATCTTTGATACCATCAACAACGCCTCTGGTCAATCCAGCAGTTGGCCACCATAAATCATAATCTCTATCTGTTTTAGCAAATGCTTTAGCAACATGATATATTGGAGAAAACCAATAATATTTACCAGTATATGCATCATATACTTTAGTATACATTTCAAATAATGCTGCTCTATAGTTATTATAATTATGATCAGTTGTTCTAGTTTGGATAGCTGCAGCAGGAGAAGGATTATCTCCATTATCCAAGAATGCAAAACAATCTGTTCTTATATCACACAAATCTACAATGGCATCTTTTACTGCAGTTGGATATCCTGCATCAAATACTACTGAAAACATTAAACACTCAGGATCAGTCAATTCATCATTTAGATTGCCAGTAAAAGGATTTGTAAGTGTACCAGTGTATCCTCTTACCAGAAGTTGAGTGCCAACAGTCCAATCAAGAAATCCAGTAGTTGCATTAAAGAGGTTACCATCATCACCATTTTTTAAATTAAGAAAAGTTGTAAAGGGAACAGACCAATCTTTAGTAGCGTCTATATTATCAGATACTTTAACTCTCAATAGTTGAGAATATTTATCTAAAACATATTCTACAAATAGACTTTCATTAGTATAATCTACAGCATCTTTGTCAAAGGAAATTAAGAATGATTCTGCTATAACATATTCTCCCTCAGATGTCTTTTGATAAATATCTATATTATAGCAACTAAACAGACCAGCATATTCTGAAGATGGTGTTAATTTAATAGCAACATCATTGTACCAAGATCCTCTTCCTACTGGGTAAAATATTGCATCAGCATTACCATCAGTAATCTTTGTTGATATAGCATCTACTGAAGCTATATTCGTTAAAAACACTGTACTAACGCTATCAGTACCAACATTATATTTTAATCCCAAATTAGCAAATCCAGCAGTTTCTGGTAATACTCTCATTACATAAAGATTACCAAGAATGCTTAAATACTGTTTTGCTACATACCAACCTTGTCCATATTTGGCAGGATTACCTACACCATAGGTATTAATTAGATCTTGTACTGAAGTGGTCATCCTAGGTACATTATCAGGTCCTTTTTCTGAAAATAAACAAATAAATCCAATAGTACCTGGAAGTGGCTGCATAGTGAAAGATTCATCGACTATTGTAGTATAAACTCCTGGAAAAATATTTGTTGCCATATTACATTCCTCCCAATAAAATTTTGTTTTTATTACTAAACTTAATATTACAAATAAAATAAAAGAATATTATGACAAAAAAGATATCCCACGTGCACATATTGTTTGAATATTTGGATCAGCTAATAATTTAGCATTTATAGATAAAGCATAGATATATTGTGCCATAGGCTCACTTGTTACAAAAAGCTCTCTAAATATGGGCACAGGATATCTAAAATCTACCACTTTAACTGTACTTATAAGGGAATATGATGTATCTAAAGATTTAATAGATAATACTTTAAATTCATATCTATCAAGAAATTCCTGATTAAAGATCTTTAATCTGTGATTTTGATTTCTTACACATATAATAAACTCTTTAATAAATGTATCAAACCATTCTTTATATGAGTCCAAACTTGGTTGATCTATATCACGTTGATTCAGATATTCTAAAGTATCTTTATATATTTCATTAAATAAATAGATAACTGTATTGATTGTATTCTTATTTATTTTTGACATGCCTTGAAGCATAGGTATTTCAAAATACTCAAGAATGATATTGAGATATCTTTTATACCATAATGATGCCAACATTTTAGACATTGTAGATAATTGGGTAAATTCATAAAGTAATTTAAAAAAGAAATTCTTATAAAATGTATCATTTGATTCATAATTAATGAGAGAACCACGTTGATGGGCATTATATGCATGGATACCACTATATAATATTGTGGCAAGGACTTTTCCAATGTTTTCTCCCATCATTCTTTTAAGTATATCTTTCTCATTTTTTAATAATATATTTTTAGCAAGAAAGTTTTTAACACTTGTAGATATATTATCTATTGCTGTAAGTATAAAAGATTCATCATAATATATTTTATTTGTTCTCCAATCAAATATAACTCCATTAGGTGCTCTATTGCCTCTTGGATATATTCCTCCTGAATCCATTTGGCCTATAATAACTGTACTTAAAGGAGATTCTATTAATTTGTTTTCTTCAAGTTTGAGAATAAAATTTCTAAATGTTTCTGGCGTCATTTACTTTAATCTCCTTATGATCTCATATAGTTATATTACTGAATATTGATGATAAAATAGGATATATCTCATTTACATAATGTGCAAAATCTATTCTATTATGCATATCATTATATGATGATAGATCAATATCATCACTGTTGATTATAGCTGTCATGTTCTTTAACTTTAATTTTATGCTTGAGCCATCTGTAGTTTTATAAGCAAAATCTAATAATGAATCAGTATTATTAAATAAGAAAGTATCAATAATATAATCCATATCACGTTCAGATGTAGCTAAACACAATCTGGATATTAGACTATAGAATATATTGGGGCTTAAAGAATCAAATCCTTTAAATGTAACCTGATTATTTTTGTTTATTACACCAATCATATACTTTTGTTTAAAGAGTACCCATTTATAAACAGTTGTTGATATTTGACCATATATATCATAGATATCATTTAATATCCTCATTTTATATGGTTTTATATATGCTCCATCTACTTCACTTTTAATGATGTCCCCAATACGTTCAGCAACATACAATACATCATCATAAACCATATATCTTAGTTTATATAATGTATCAATACCCATACAATGAATAATAATGTTTGTTAGAAAATAATTATATAAAAATTTCTTTGCTCTTTTGGGAAGATAACTTGAGGATGCTAAAATAGTACACATCTTAGTATAAAGAGCTAATGCATCTGCATCTAATACTTGTTCAGCATACGTTGTAAATGCTCTTTGCATATCTATCTTTATAATATTAGATGTAAATAATTCTTGTTTTGGATATATGTACTTTATAATAAATTCATCATTAGGTTTAGATGGTGTTGTTCTTTTAGAATATGGTTTTAATTCTTTCCAAAATAAATTAATTATATTATTATAATTGGTTAAAATATTATTTAATACATCATATGAAACAATCCAATCATAATAATGCTTTACATCATAAAGCAAAGTCTTTTCACAAACAATATATTTCATACCACATATATCTTTTAAAAAATGATAAAGGTTATACAATAATAATCATCTCCCTTACTCTTTAAACAATATATCTGGCAATATCATCTTCTTCATCATTATTGTTCATAGATTTGTTCTTGTTGCCTTTTAATAAATTATACTCAACTATAGATCTAACTAAGTCTGATTTAGTATCAGACAAAATAAAGAAATCATCATTATTAATTTGTATATTTGAGCTTCCAGCTACACTTACAGTATCAAATATATCTACACCACTGTTCTCAAAGTCTAGTATATCAAAATACTTTGTCAAGTTCAAATGATTTGTTACCAAGAAACACATTCCTATAGCAAATACTAAATCATCATTTGGCTCTCCTTCTATTCGTCCTGATGATTTTCTGATAAGTGATGTTGCCTGTAATCTTAGGTTCTTAGATTTAACAAGATTATCATGTCTTGTAAATAATTCATATATCTGTTCCATTAATAAGGGTCTAGTAACTGCTGACATAGTTATACCATATTTATCTTTATTTCTGCTCAATTCATCTCGTATTATATATTTTTCATATTTTACTTTTAGCATTTCTATTGTTTGATTTCCAACAGCATTGGATTCTATTACTAATAATTTATTTTTTAATTTATCTACTATAGCTGGAATATATTGTTCACAGAATTTAATAACTTGACATTTGAACATACCTTCAGCTACTTGTTCTCCAGTATCATAATTAATAACTTCTACAGCAGAATAATCTGTACCATTGGATGTAGCAGTATCTATACCTATTATATATCTCTTATTATCATCTGGTTCTTCAAACCAGTAAATGTATCCATCTGGCAATGTTGTAGTTGATATTGGTGGATAGGAAAGTGATTCATCTTGTAATCTTTTAATAATATCATCAGGAAATATAGAATCTGAGCTACCTAAAAATAACAATTCATATTCCTGATTCATTGTTTTCTCATCATAGTTATTTAAAGCTTTTTGCTTTTCATACCAATCATTATCATATACTGGTATCTCAGACCAATGGATTTTAACTGGAATATATGCTGATCTCTCTGGATCAGTAATACTTTCCATCCACATCTTATAAAACTTTTCACCTTTACCAGTTCTTCCATTTGGAGTAGAAGATAAAACTACACCATAAGGTATGTTATTTTCTCTAGCTACTTTAAACGTATATCCAGCTGCATTTAAAATAGCCTTTAAATGGTCCTCCAAATGTATAAATGCAGCCTCATCTATCCATATAAATGTAGGTCTCAAACCTCTACCTTTAGATGAGTTAATATCTCTAGTCTTATTACTTGCTTGTAAAATCAAAGATGAACCATTTGACAATTTAAACTCTTCAGCTTTATTAATAGTATAAGATGGCCTCATCCAATCAGGCAATCTATTTATGATATCTTTAACTTCTTGTAAAGTTTCTCTACCCTGCTTTAGATCTCTTGTCATAAAGAGCACATCATAATTATCATTAAATATCATTAAATATGCTATAACAGCTTCATTCATTACAGTTTTACCACATTGTCTCGATGCAAGCAAAAGAATACCATCTTTTTCTTTTTTAGTCCAAATTTCTTTTAGAGCGTTGATATATTTCATCTGACTGGGATATAGATTCAAATTGACTGTTGTACCCAATCCAGGAACAGGTATCAATACATAATTTTTAAAGAAGTATGTTATATCATATAAGCATTTAAAGAATTCTTTAGCTTGCTCTTCAGCTTTCAAATTGATTTCTTCCTTTACCTATCCAGCATATGCATCATGAGTAGATACTGCATTTAACATTACATTTATAGTACCTTGTGCATTTTTGACCTTAGTTCGTTTGATATTAAATTGAATACCTGATATAAAAAATGTTATTTCACTTCCTATTTTATAGTTTACATGCTTATATTTCAATACAACTTTTCTACCTATATACCAGTGTGGAAATCTAAATGGTTGGGAAATACGAACAGATATAGGTTTAACAGTATTCAATATTATAGATGCTATACTTTCTCTTAAAGAATATTCATTATTCTGATCTAGATATATTTTAGTGTTTGGTTGTACTATCTTGTCCAAATAATTCTCAAACGAATCAACACTATCTACAAACTTCATAGAACGTATTAAACTCATTACATCTATTTCACTTTCTTTATACAGACCAGTATCACTTTTTTTGCATAGTGTTATTTTCTTTGGAATGAGTGCAGCAATACTATTAAATGAATTTGTTAATGAAGGAAGATTTGGCAAAAAATACTGTCCATCATCTATCCTTATTTTATCTTGATCTTCTTGTGGTAAATCACCATATAATTCCAAAGCTTTTTCAGTTGTTGCATCATTTAAGGATTTAATATACGCTACATTATCATGTAAATTAGTATAAATGATAGGGGGAATATTGAACATTCCATATCGTTGAGATATATATGCTAAATTGACAAAGAACTTATTATTTGGTATCCATATCTGTTCATATTTCTCAGAATTATCTAATTTGGATACATTTAATCTTAATTTTCCATGATTTGTTTTTGACCATAGACTATTAATAACATCTATAACTTTAACATTCTCATAAAGACCACCAACTACAGTATTAACACCAGTATACGCATCTTTAGCAACATATTCATGTCTGACATTTATTATATCTGGTCTGGAAGATAAATCTGCTTCTCTATGTATATCAATCACAGCTTGACCAAAACTCAACCATTCACTATCTATTAAAGTTCTTTCTGTTTCACCCATATTCTTTTCAACGATAGTAATATGGACAGTATAAGGCATAAGAAGTAGATTTCTATATCTATTATCAATTCTAAAGTTCATTTTCATACGTGGCACTAATTTATGATTTTGCATAATAAATGCAACTTCAAGAATCTCTTCTTGCAAAACAAGAGAAGTCTTAGTAAATTTAAACTCTGCCTTTATATCAAATGCACTTTGCTTAACATCTGCATCAGGCATGTTATATCATCTCTATCTCTTTGTTGTCTGATGATTGTAATAATGATTTCAATTGTGTTAGTATAGCATTCTTAGCAACTCTAATTGCACTTGGATTGATGCTTCCTATTCTTGTGTAGAATATATCTGAAGCAATATTAACTGTATTCATCATAGCTACTAATTCAAAGCCAGATGATACACATATAGTACATGTTGCACCAAACATACGTGTAATTCTATTTCTGAAATCATCAACAGTAATATTCGGCATTATATTATATTCAGTTAATATTCTAAATATATCATTCCAACTTGAAACATCATCACTTGGTAGTTTTTCTGTTTTAATATTAAATCTAATCTTAGAATTCTCTTCTTTGGAGAAGAATCTTCTCAATGCACCAAATGCAATTGCTTTTTCATTACCCTGAAAATCAAAATAATGTGAACATATTAACCTAGCTATAAGATAAAAAACAGTACCAAGCTCCTGATCTGAAGCTTTTAAAATATCAAAATCTCTTATATAACATCTCATTAAAAGAGAATAACAGAATGCACAAGCAGCAAAATACAATGAATTTAATACTGTTTCATTATCAATATCATACAATATTAACTTTGTTAAACCATATGATATACATGATGCAAAATTGTTATAGTCTTGGATTATAATTTTATTTTTAGTCATATCTAAACGAGCAGAGCACACATCTATATTCAACACAACACCTTTAGATGTTGCATCAGTTACATATATCAATGCTGGTAATAAGCTAATTGCTTGGGGGAAAACAGATAATGATATATTGTTCAAAGTTAATTGCTTGATATATTCAGCATATGATGCTGAAAGTGCACTGGCTAATATATTATTAACTCTATCAATACCATCAAAGTGTCTATGTGGTTCTTCTAAATTAATTCTCTTATCTGGTGGGTTTCTCAATATTGGTATTGTTATATTAAATATATCTGATGGTGTATTAGTCAATCCTTTAAACATAATTATTCCACCTTTTAATTTTACTTCTTAATATATTTGTCTAATATATAAACATATTGTGTGAGTTTGTCCAAACCAATTTCTTCTACTAACTTCTTAAATGCAGGCGTATTCTGAATATCTGTATAGTCAAAATTGGGAATTTTAATATTAAGCCAATTATCTATAGATGTTTCTGGATCTTTACCATTCTTTATGTATTCTTCATATATTTCTATAAACTCTTCAGGTGATGTTATCTCCTTAGCAGTATATGAATTAGATTGCTTTTTAGATATTAATATATCCTTTATTTGTTCATTCGATAATAACTTAATGTTAGGATAATAATCAGATCTGAAGTTAGCATTAGTAGTTATTTTATTAAGTAAAAGAACTAAAATAAAGAAAGTAGTATTGTTATATTCATCATATGCTAATACTGGTGATTTATAATCCATATCAGGAGACATATTATATTGTTCTGTAGTCTCTACCACTTGATCTATCTTATCCAATAAAAAAGAAATAGATATATCTGGAACATTCAAATATGTTAGAGAATCTCCAACATATACATATTTGTATTCTTCGACTGATTTACCAGTTGCCTCTATAGTTAATGTTTCTATAACCTTACCAATTCTGAAATCACTTTCTTCTTTAACATGCTCTCTTATATCAGGAGATGTCCACATATACAATCATTCCTTAGGATGGTATAAACATAACTCTAACTTGATTGGCTGATTTATTAATATTAATAATTCTTCCAACTATTTGATCAGCATATTGTTTTCGTTCTGTTTTACTAATAACTTTCCCATAACCATTGTCATCAGGTATAATATAATCTCCAATTTGAGCATCTTCAACATTTACTACATCTACCCATACATATCCAGCAGAACATATTGGAAGTTTTTTACCAGATTTAATTTCTTCTTCACTACCACCAGCTAAATAAGCATAAGAATCTGAAACTATACCAATTACAGATGAAGATCCTTTACTGGCTAATGCTACAGTATCATTGTCTACTATTGCTACTATTTTATTTTTTGCAGTTTCATATGAGAGACCATCTTCAGGTATCAAACAATCAGCAAAGTCATTATATACTGCATTATACACTCTTGTAGCATAAAAATATCCATCTAAATTCAATCTATAAGCTGCTGTTGGTGCTGTAGATCCTGCATATAAATAACCTTCAGCTTTAGTGGTACCTGATATCTTCAGAGTACCAGTCATTACATCTCCAGCTTTTTTAACATAAGTATTGGTAGCTTCTGTTTTTGTAGCAAAGGTATTATTAGCATATGTTCTAAGACCAGTGATTTCATTATCAACATATCGTTTTGTAGCAGCATGCAATAAATTAGTTGGATCTGCATGGAGAGTAAGATAACCAGTCATAGAATCTCCAGCTTTTTTAACATAAGTTCCAGTTGCTTGGTTTTGTGTAACAAAATTGGTATCAACATAATTTTTTAAATTATTTATACTGGTATCAACAAAACCCTTTGTAGCTGCATGCATTGTATTAACTGGATGATCATATAATGTTAAAAATCCAGTCATTGTAGTACCAAGCTTAGGCACATAATCAGCAACCAATCTATTATCTATTTCTTGAGCAGCATAGTCTACATACCCTTTAGTAGCTGCTTGTCTACTACCCAAGGGATCTCTAACAGTTGATGGGTGTACACTTAAAGTTAATACACCAGTCATAGTGTCTCCAGATTTCTTAACAAACCTATCATCATGTTGAGAATCATGATTGGCTATTACTGTATCCACATATTCCTTATTCGCTGCTTGATTTGGTTCAGTTGGAGTAACAACATAGATTATTGTATCTTCATCAATAACACCACCATATATAGGCGTAAAGCTTCCAGTTAACCATTTGGGAAGATAAGCTGGGTCTGCTCTTAAATCTTTAAAATTATCCTCATTAGCAATCCAAGTATTAAATGCTGATTCACTTGGTAAAGTTAACCAGTTACCAGTTTTAAGATAAAATAATTTTAAATGTTTCGTTTCATTATATGTTTCTATTGGAATAGTCTTAATGGAAGCAACTGCTAGTGGTTGTATTTTTCTATATTCATATTCAACAACTATAAAATATTCTTTTTGATTTATTGGGCCTGCATTAGGATCTAATACTACTATGGTAGATGGTTGTTTAAATTCAATACATACATAGTTCATAACTACAATACCATTGGTCAACTGCATAACTATCTTCTGTTGTGCTGAATCATATATAAACGTATAATCTAATCCATCGATGTATATATTCTGTCTTCCAAGTATCTTTAATAATTTATTATGATTATCAGAAAATACTGGTGAAAATGGATCTATATTTCTTTCCTGAATAGCATCCCATTGAGTTGTAAGCACATAAGCCATTAATAATAACCTCCTCTATTTAAAACACAAAAAACCATTCAATAATTATCTTATCCATATTAGATTTAGGAATAGAAGGAAATGTTACATGAGATAACATAACAAAATTGATTTCATTGTGATCTTCTGATGGAGCAGCATATAATCCAGCTTCATTTATGTATGTATCTATACAATCATTATAGTCAATAGTCATAGAAAATTTAGCAGTAAGATAAGCAGAGTATGATATACTGTCTATTAATTTTTTATTTTTAGTTGGATTATATAATGGTCCTCCTAAATCATTAAATGGTAATATATTATAAAGCTCAGCATCATTATCAGTTGGCCAAGTTGGCTGAAAGGGAGCATCTATTGTGGCTGCACCATTACCTACAGAAAACCATCGTGGAACCCATTCGTTCTTAGCATTTGTATCACTATAAGGCAAATCAAATAGTCGCTGCATGATATAATTTCTACCAGTTAATACAATTTTGTTGTTCTTATCAACTACAATATCATTGTTTTTATAGATCTTTACTCTACCCTCGAATGAATATCTATCCTTATATTTAATATTATCATATAACTTAAGATGCTTGTCCATATTATATTCATTTCCTCCTTTATTTATACACTCTATTTAATATATTATATTTACTGGATTATATGATATATTTGTTAGATCATATGGTATATTTGTTGGATAAGGATATATCATATTTTTTATTCTCATATTAAACGTTACATTATTAAAACTTTTTCCACGTGGTATATATACCACAGGTATAATCCAGCCAACATTATAAGGTAAATATGTTATATTAGCAATATCATCACAAGTCATAAACTCAGACATATCTAATACATCTGTAGGTCTAAGTTCTCTTGGATATGGATCTATAAATTGTGCTGAACCTATATCATATATATATGGTAATTTTTTCTTATACCAACCAATATTTTGTTTATAACACCAACAATTGCTTAATAATTCATTATGTCTATTATGGTGATGTATTATATTCTGTTCTGCATCAAAATTAAATGCAAATCTCACTTCTGGATCACACAATGCAGATATTTCTACATCAACAACACCATGTAATATTTTATATTTAGTTCGTCCTACTAAAATAACATCCCTATTCCAAGTATTAACAACAGTACCAGATATATGATCCCATGTTAAATGTTCCAAATTTTGACGTAATTTATCTATTGTGTTCATTGTGGGTATATAAAATTTCCATGTAGAAGGAAAATGTCCACTATATGCTTTAGTATATATTTCTTCTTTAAATACTCTAGTTTCTTCATCTATTATTTCATCTTGTGTGTTAACCAACAAGGAATAATCAAAAACATTAACTACAGCGTCATCATCGTCTAAATTTGGTACATATCTTATATAATCAATAACAGAACGATATATAATTCTCTTTATATAATCTCTTATTTTGACGATGACATCATATAAACTATCATCTTTAGTATCATCATAATCATATAATCTGTGCATTACACCAGTGACAATCTGTTTAGTTATTATTCTAGATATATAATCTGATGATGTTACAGATTCATCTATATCACCATCTATTCGTAGTATGGGTGCAGTTTGTAAATTATAAGCATGATATGGTTTTACAAAGTCAACAATTATTTTCATATATATCTTGTACAAATAAGAGAAAATAGCATATATACGCAATGGAAACATCTTCTTTGTAAAACCATATAATATCTGTTCTAATACAGCTAAAAAAGATAAATAGAATCTATTTCCATCAAGCAATGCTTTATTAAATAAGTTTAAATCGTCATCAATTGGTGTGTATTGACTATCAAAGAATTTAGCAAAAGGTTTAATATCAAATATGTAATCTCTTGATACTCTAGTAATCATAGTAACTGAATTTAAAGCATCTTCAATAGCTTGTAGTCTTGCTTCTATCCAATTATAAAAAGGTTCATTCATTGTTTTTAATACTTCATATGATGAATAATTTAAAAAATTTGGTCCTGGTTTATAAAACCATTTTTCAATTGTTTGCATACGTAGAAACTTTTCATCTGTGTCATATACATTAGCAGAAAGTTCATCAAACATTTCCAATGCCATTGGGATATCAACATATGGATTATCAATAGGGCCATTCCATCCCATTGATGATATCCCCACACTCTCTTGAACTTCTGGGGGAAAACCCCAATACATTCTATCAAATACCATCCACAAACCTAAACATAATTCATTAAAAGATATAAATTCTCCATATCCTTCAATTGATAATACTCTAGTATTGTATCCATGCAGTTCCTGATAATCATAATATTGTTTGACTATATCTAATGCAATAGCTGTTTCTTGTATCATATGTGTTGTTAAGAAATTATTTATTGAAAAATATGATGTTCGTTGTGGAAAATTAGACATTAATAATTCATCTCCTATCTACAACTATTATAATAAAACAATTTCATTATAATGTTGAGGATCCAATAAAGGACCAATCTGAAGAGGCTCGTAGGTTGTAATTATTAAATATGGTGTATTATAACTTAACCAATCGTAGTAAGCTAAATCTAATATTGGTTTAAAGGTAATTATAAACTGAGTATCAACTTTATAATATCTATCCCCATATAAAAACAATTGCCATTTGAAATTATTATCATCCACACATCTTAAATTACCCATACAATCCATACCAATTATTCTCAATAATGATCCAGAATGTAATATCTGAATAGATCTCTCTAAATACATATCATAGCATATACACATATAATCATCTACAACAGATCTGTAATTTGATGAATTGTAATCATAATTTATAACTTTACCACTAACATATAGCCTTTTATCTCTACCAATAAAAAATGAAATATTATCATCCAAATAAAACTCGTCTATGTCATACATAAATATATCATTACTTATATTTTGAGTAAATACTTCTCTTTCAGGTAAAGTATCTAATAAAGAGCATTGTTGTACGTAGTTTTCTAATTTATAGACATCAAATCCAATAACACCTGAAGTATTATCTATGAAATACATAAAATTGTTAGTGCACATAAACTTGTTTAATGGTCTTGATCCAAGATCAATATTAAATGTAATAGTTAGCTTATCTAAGAAATCAGATTTCATCGAAAACCATGTATTGTTTGTTTTATTAATAACTATTATATCACTTGAAAACAAAATAAATAAAAATTCATTATAATCATAACTCTGTTTAATATGCAATGAATTATCATTCAAATAATCTGTTAATGACATATTGTTTATAATATGAACTATATTATTAAAACTTAATGTTGAAACGACATTGCGAAACGTATCTATCATCATACCATTAGTGTTGTCATCACTACTTGTAAACAATAGATATTTATCAGACATAAAAGCACAAGCTATATCTGATAGATGAGAACAATTAAATGCTGAGATATAATTATTTTTGACCCACCAATTGCTTTCAACACTAACATCTATCCACGTTGGTTCACCATCTTGATTATAATTAAATGTAGTTCCAGATAGATGTGTTCTAATACACTCTTTTGGTGTACCATTATGAATAACTATACTACCAACTAGATATTGTGTGTTTGGTTGCCATGTACTATAAGCATCAAGGTATTCCTGTAAATAATAATCATACCATTCTTGATCATATAATACATATTTTGTTTCAATATTGTTGTTTTTAGTATTTATTATGTAACATATTGTTTTGGTCTTAAATTGTGGTGGTCCAGATATATCAGCTACTGGTTTGGTAGTCATAACATTACCATGACCATCTTCTACATCATAGGATATTCTAAACTTATTTAAGGGTATATTATCGTGATCTACTGAAACAGGATAGTCTAATTTAACTACAACAGCAGCCTTATTTGTAAAGGAATTAAAATTGAAACTCCCTACTTCTTTAATAGATATATAATCTGGTAAGTTTAGATATTTCTGTAAATGTTTAAAATTATCTAGATTGTATGTACATAACCAGTTTTTTGGATATATAAATGTATTTTTCAAAGCTATACTATCTAATGTCTGCTCATCTAAATACCATAATATATCATCCACTTCACTAAGTTTTATATCATTAGCCACTAATACATTTTTATATTGTTTAGCCACATCAGAATAATATACTGTATCTGGAACTAGATACCATTCATCCAATGTTCTATTCAGATCATATTCATTTATTGTAAAAAATGTATAACCCAGTTGAACTAAAAAGTCTCCTAATAAATTTGGTGTGCCTTTTTTGCGCAAAAAAGAATATATTTTGTATGCTATATTCTGTCTAGAATTAAAATCGAATATATCATATATATCGAACCCATATGATATTAATATATCATTGATGATATCACTATCCAATTCATATACATTAGTTATATTTCTTCTTGTGGTAACTAATGTATTTATGACAGAAAATATTTTAGTAATTAAAAGCATTATATTATTATAATCTTCATGATTGTATATATTTTGATACACTACATTATCAATATGTGTTGTAACCAGATCTTCAGACTGAAAATATCGTTCTTTCATCATTGTTTGTGATATTTTAGAAAAGTCATTAGTTCTAATTGCATCTAATAATAATTTAAACATAACAATAGGTACATTAAGTGTAGAAAGAGAAGCCTCTAACTCTTGCAATGAGGATGTGTTTTTTAAATTGATATTATTCATTATTCAATCTCCATCTATTGTTAGAAATTAATACTAATTTGAGACAACGTATGTAACTTCCTGGATATAATAATAAATTCCAATGTTGCTTCTAATAGATTAGTTGCTTTCATATCAGAAGATGTTTCAGTTATATCATTAACTGGATCAACTGAATTTAAAAGATATAAAAACTCTCTTAACAATGCTGTTAACATCAATTCATTTTGGGGAATATCTAATGTAGGATTGGATATTGCTTCTTTAAAAGCATTTATTGATAATTTAGCTTCTAATACTTTATCTGGATAGAAAGACTCTATTACATCTATATCATATGTATCTGTAATAGAAGTAGTATATTCTTGATAATCTAAAAACAGTTTTATTCTTGGATTGAAATAAGATCTTGTAAACTTATAATTAATTTCATCTGCATTGAACATATGTGGTAAAAACAATAAATTAAAAACACTACTATTAATAATATGATCTACATATTTTTCTGATAGCAAGGTTACATTTGGAGGAATTATTGTTTCATAAGTATTAAGTATAAAATCAATTTCAGGAAATGAATGTTTATTATCATTAAAATGTGCACATATATTTGTATGATATAACGAATTTAAATAGTTAATTACTTTCTCAAGACGTGATAATAATATTAAGAATGTCTGTCCTTGAGAGAATGGCAAAATAGATTTTAAATATTCTATGAATATATATTCACCATTTATATTATATTGTTCCCAATTTGCAAATGGTCTAAACTGTTCAACTACACATCTATAATAAGCTCTATTTAATGCTGCTGAACGTTCTATATTAACTATCATCCAATATACATAATCTCCATCTATATTAAAATGCAATATATCTCCAACTGTTGGTACAACATTAGTAGAAGGATCTATAACAATAGATGTCTGCGTATCTTGAGAGTAATTAACTCCTCTTTCAGAGGAATTCATGGCAGGTAATACCTGTTGAATAAATGTTATTGGAAGCATATATATCTTATGCCATTTCCTACCAGATAACTCACCAGTAGTTCTATATGTTTGAATATAATTTTCATCAAATACTGTATTTTGATAATCTAATTTATAATACGTAGAGTATATAACATTGTTCCAATCAGCATAATCATTATATACTAATTTCTGATACTCATCAGCATAATTTGTTAATCTAATAGTAGGTTGCATTTTAATCCTCTACTCTTTCTTCTTTAACTGTTTTTAATTCATATAATGACTGGCTTAATAAATCTATATTATCTAATATAGGAAATCTATAAGTATAATCTCTATCAGCATAATTAAATCTAATAGTTATACCAATACCTTTATTATATCTATCTCCTATGAATTCACTTTGTACGTCCAATACCCTAATTCTAGGTTCCCATTTTTCTAATGCATATCTAACTTCTTGATTTGCTTCAGTTAGTATATCATCAGTTTCCAAAGAAAATAAAAGTTTAGTTATATTACAACCAAACTCAGGTTGCCATATTCTACTGCCTGGAGGAGTAGCAAGAATGACAAATATGGACTGTAGAATAACACCAATATTTCTACTTTCATAAAAGTCTCCATTTGGTGATAATTCTGGTAAACATCCAATCAACTCTTGATATGCCATTATTTGCTACTCCTCCTATTTTAATTATTTCTTTTTCATTGATGTTGCTTTTTGCCTGGACAATTCTTCTTCTACTCTTTGTTGCTTGGTTTCTTCATATTTTACTCTCCAATTTAAGATAGCATCAAGTTTACCTACTGGCATTGCCATAATATCACTGTATGGTACTCCTCCAAATAGGGTCATAAATAATGCTACCTTTTCAGTAAGCATCTTTTTGTATGTTTCTTGTGCTTTAGGATTACTGTGATAAGCGAAAAAGCTCAGCTATTAAGCTGACTGGATTCTCCTCTGACTTCCCACAATTGGGACAGGTTCCTCTAACATATAAATCTATACCATAATTTCCATACGCTTCATTCCATGCTTTTCTAATAGCTATTTTATCTCTTGATGGTAGGTTACGTAGATAAGAATATATTTCAAACACATTTTTAACAACCAAATATTTCTTATCATCTTCACTATTATTTGTTGATGATTCATTTTCTATATTCTCATCTGGTTTCTGCTTCATTGCTACTTGTTTCTGTGGAATATGCAATTCTCTTATAATAATATAACTATCTGCTCTTCGTAAGATTTCCTGAGATATTCCTTTACTCGTTGCAAACTCACGTTCATCTTTTAAAGTAGGTAGGCAAAGCACAGCCTTATATTTACTTATAGGTAATGTTACATCCACTGTCTTTGCAATTAAACTTTCTCTTCCCTCATATAATCTTATATCAACATTTTCAGTGATATTCTCTTTAACAGTGTATTGAAAATCACAAGCAGAGCAATTGATTGTAAAGTCTTGTTCTTCACCATATGATGCTACTAATATTCCATAAAGCAAAGCTTCTCTATCTATTATAGAAACATTTCGTTCGAAATTATAAATAGTATCCAAAGGTGGTTCCTTTTCAGTAATACATTCATATACAGTTTGATTAAGTAATGCTGTTGCTTTAGCAGCAGTAAGAGCAGATTCCCTTAATCTCTCTTCCTGTGCTACTGTAAGAGACCTAACAGTTAAATGTAATTTACTATGTGGTGTTATAACCTCAAACGTAGGAAACTGAAAATCCTCAAATTTTGGTAAATCTTTTGCTTGATAAGCCATTAACAAAATCCTCCTTGTAATTAATTATTATTCGTTATTATATTTTACATCATTCAGTACAAAAATGCAATACAAAAATATATTGGTCTCCCTTTATCAGGGAGACCAATATGATATAGTATTACATGTTACATTGAAATGTAGTTTAGTATAGAATTAGTTAGTTATTTCAATAAGTCCTACACCTTCATGCCTTATAAACTTAGCAGCATACCTGCTAAGGAAGGTCATGACTGGTTTCCTGCCAAGAGGGAATGGTGTAATGGTTAGTGGCCTATATGGTGCAAACACAAACACAGCATGATCTGGATTCTCAGGCTTTAACAATACTATCATTTTACCCTGAGGAACTACAGGAGAGCTTAGCACTTTCCAAGTATCATCCAGCACACCAGCTATAGGCGAATTACCAAATGCTCCACCACCAACAGTATTACCCTTGAAAGAATAATCAGAAGTAGTTTTCAGAATAGCAACATCAAGAGGATTGGCTACTATAGTATTGGCCACTCCAATATTAGTATCAACATAAATCTGGTTGCTTACTTCATTCAGCTGAACTACAATCTGGTTGTACCATTCTTTTCTACCAAATGCAAAATTAGCATCAGGTGTCTTGGAGAAAGTTTTTATTGCATTGGGATGGAAAATGCTTGTTTCCCTAATAAGGGCATTAATCAGTTTCCTATCAATATCCAACGCTATAACATTTCCAAACGTATCTACCAACTGAGCCTGGACATCCATATCAAAATATGCTTTGACATCCTGCTCATACTGAATCGTCCATTCAGCCTGCACTTCATGGTCAATAGCATTCATTCTAATCTTAAGATGTTTAAAACTAATTTTATTAGCATACATTTCCTCAAATCCAGAAATGCTTGCTACTATGGATATACCAGTTACTCTTTCAGCTTCTCCTGCTCTAGTATTAGATACAGTTACTGTTCCTTTGAAATAGTCTACATTACCAGATACATGATCTACGAGACCACTGGTTCCAAGTTCAACATCAAAATTAAACATACCTTCTTCATTGGGCTCAACCAATATATCTACATCAGAAGTGGTGCTACCATTATCAGTAGTAAAAGTAACACTAACAATCTGAAAATCTCTCTGTAGATGAGCCTGAGAAGGATTCAATCCCTGAGCAGCCAGCAAATCAGTAATAGAAGGAACAGCAACAAGAGCAGGAGCAGTTACTCCTATTTGAGTTGCACTAGAAACATCCCTCTGTAGATTAGGCAGATCAAACTCTTCATTGCCAACTTTAGCTACAGCAATCAAAAAGGGCCTTATAATTTCAGGCTGCTCCATTGGCAACACTGTCAATGCTTCCCTAGCAACCAATGCAGGCCACATTTTCCTAAACACAGGAAGAATTAGCTGAGCCTGTGGTTTAAATCCATAAACAGTTTCAGCAAGTATTCCTTCCCTAACCAGACCAGACATAGTCTTGAATTCATCTTTCATATTTAATTCAAGACCTTCTGAAAGAGCTTCTACATAGTAATCGAAAAGAGCATCATCAGCCAATATCTGTGGATAGTTTGCTACTACATCCACACCCTGCTTCTTCATAGACTTTGCAGTTTCCTGCAACAACGATTTTACAGCACTATATTGCATTTATTTTACCCCCATATTAAAAAGTGTTTATAATTTATTCCCAAATAAATTATTATCTTCTGTCTACTATACTTCATATCTTCTTAGTCTATTATCTTTCAGCTAATTAACAATAAGAAATATAACCACTTATCTTATTAGTACTACCATTATCATTAACTATTATTAACTTTCTAAGCAAATTACTTTGAATATTATTGAATACATATCTTCCAGCTTTTAAATAAGCAGGAGTAGAATTCATAGAATTGAAGTATAATTTTAAATTAGATTCACATTCTATAACAACGTTCAATCTATACATCGACGACATTTTTTCAATTGGTAATTCAATTGTAAATTGATCTACTAAGTTATCTTCTTTAAAGCTATAAAGAATAGGAGAAACTGGTGGATCGTCTGAAATAAATTCTATATATTTGTTAAGCTCTGCTTTAGAAAGATATCTACTAAGAGTAAAAGTAGAATTACCTTTTGCGATAAAATCACCAACAACTACATCTTTAGGATTGTGATTCTTATATGTAGGCATTATTTTTTTACCTCTCTTTAGATAATAATTATTCTATCCCAAAATATTTTTTAAATAAGGTATCAATTGGTTCTTTGTTATTTATATAATCATCGAGAAAATCTATAAGATTCTTTTCTTTCTTATATTCTTCTTCATCATATAGATAATTCTCAATTAATTTATCTACAGTGTTTTCTGCTTCCACTAATTTGTTATGTTTCAAATTAATTTCTAGCAGTTCCAATAAAGTTTCAAAATCATTCTTTACTTTATTTTCAGCTAATGGTTTAGAATTAAACATACCATTAACAATATCAAATCTATCTACCAGAATATTGGATTCTGTCAAATATGATGCTCTCTTTTTAGTATTTGCAAAATGTTCTTTGACAATCTCAATCATACGTGCCTTTTCATGTGAAGGATTACTAACACAATCATATGTTATGATTTCAAATGGGGCTGTTATTTCAGTAATTCCATCAGATCTTGGTTTACATTCACCTACTGCTCTAACTGAAAATCCTACCTTAACACCATCCATTATTAAACCAGCTAATTTATATCCATTATCAGTAGAGGTGGTCTCAATCTCTCCCAAGACCATATTACCATCCATCCACATTTTATTTATTATATGTGAAACATTATCATATAATACAACAAAATGCCTATATTCATCTACTTCAGTATTACCTGTAAGCACAGGATGATCCAGTTCTCCAAGCAATGTCCTTGCTTGAATAAGTGGTTGTAAGGAATTAATCGCTTTCTCAACTAGATATTTAGGATACATACGTTTATTAAAATTAACATCATCAGTAGTCTGCAATACAGTTCTAATTTTAACTTTTGGCATCCTGGCACCCATATACTTTGAATCAACTACTTCAGTATATAGGTTAGTTTTATCTATACCATTATCCAAATATATATACATTATGTTTTTGAACCTCCTAACCAATTGTATTTAATAAAGAGTCAATATCATCATCTTGTTCTTTTGGAGAACTAGATAATTGATTATCCTTATCAGATATATTATCTTCTTCACTATTAGTTGCACTGTTATCCTCATCACTCTTTTTATCATCATTATTATCATTATCCTGATTATCTTGTGATAAGGTTTCATCATCAGAATTATATTTCTTCAATATCTCTATAGCCTGTTTTACAACTTCTGCAGAAAATTCCTCCAGTTTTTTATTAACTTCATCTAGATTATCTTTCTCATATATGCTATCACCAATAGTTGCAATTGTTTGTAAAACTTTGTTTACATACTTTATTAAAGGAGTAAAATCAGCATCTCTTGTTTTAGTAGATGCCATATTGAGCAAATCTCTGATTCTGATTAATTGTTTAAGATTAAATAAGAATTTATCTTTGATACTCTCAGCATCTTGTTCATCTCCAGAATCTATCTCAGGAGTTTCTGGAATGTTTTGATCATTGGTGTTTAAGATATCTTCTGGTGTAATATCGTTGATATTAGAATCTGGATTATCATTCTGACCAGTAATATCAGAAGGTTCATTATTTAACTCATCATCATTAATTTGTTGATCATCTGTTTCATTTTGATCATCATCTTCTTCATCTAACAAATCATCTACTTCAAATAAAACATCGTTTTCAGTATAATTATCGATATCATATATCTTATTCAATAATTCATCAATATTCTCATACTTACTATATAATATATTGTCAATAGTCATTTTATACTATAACCTCCATCAATATTACTTATAATATGTTATTAAGGAGTCTCTGGAGCTGGTGTTTCTTCTCCTCCAAACAGATCTGATGAGAGTTCTCCACCACCCATGTCTTCTTCATTGGATTCTTCTCTTGATTTCTCCATCTGTTCTAGATAGAATTCATCAAAATCATATTCTGGTAAGAATCTCCTTAATATTTTCTCTTCAGGTACATTCATTTCTTTAAGTGAATTGTATATATCTCTAATTTCAGTGTACATCTTTGACAATGCCTCAGTAATAATGCCTCTTGGTGGCATAAACGTTAGAGATATATTATGATAATTACTATTTAGATCATCATCATCTGAATGTACTAATATATATATTTTGTGCATTAACTCTGTAAAGTATTCAGAAAACATCTTTTGATATCTGATAACTGATCTCGCAAATAACATGCTTTCTTGTGCTAGGGTTGCTTTGGTTGAATTGAATTCTTCTATACCTAGATAAGATGGTGGAATTTCAATACCAGTTAATATATTCTTTATGAGTGTTGTATCTTCACCCTGTCTGGTATCTGAATAGGATCCCATATCAAGTGTATCCATTTCAACATATCTTTTTCCATCTTTAGCAGGTAAATAATAATCTTCAAATGTAGACACAATAGAAGGAATAGTTTCTATATCATTTAAATCAGATACCTTTACTTCTCTACTCTTAACTGCTCTTTTAACATTTTCTATTCTACTAGATGCATCTCTAGTACCTGAAACATCTACAGTAAATATCATATGCTTTCCTGCTCTAGAAAGCATATATATCGTAGATGATACTAATCTAGCAAGATACAGTCTAAATATAAACTCAAGATCTGCAAATATAGACTCTCCATATACTTCATCTTTAAGACTTATATTCTTAAAATGAATCATATTGCTTTCAGGCACATATCTTACATTGACAGATTTAATAGAACTAATTTTATTATAACCTTTTATAATATTAATTAAAACATCCTTTATATCATCAGATAATGAATTTACATCAATTTGTTTGAGATATGAAGAAATAACAGCATACACTTTGTTTATAATAGTATTAAATGCCTCTTTTTCAGAGTCCATCTGCATCTTAGAAAAGGATCCTACATTACCCATTCTTGGACCTGCTGCTTCTTGAGCACTTGTTTCACTATCAATGACTAAATAACCAAGGCATATATTATAACGTTGTATCTTAATTACATTATGTGGTTGATGAAATATTAACGAAACATCATCATATGTTATATCATCTTTATTATTTTTTGCATCATCTTTATTTGATTCATCTTCAGTGATAAGATAATCTTCTGTGATGTTATCATCATTTTTATATTCTCTTAATTCCTTTGATACTAAATCATTTTCTATTAAATTATGTCTGCGAATATGCTTTATATCCTCTGTTTCTAATAACTTGACTGATATCTGTTTATCTTTAAATAACTTATTATTTATTTCAGATAGATTGATCTTTTCCTCTCTTATGACACCACCAAACACATTCTCCATTTCACGCTGTCTGGTAGTTAATTCAACAAAGAAATCACCAAATAATAAAGTATTCTGAATAATATAATCAGCTTTCTTATCTATAGCTAATACTTTCATAGCATTTCTAAATTCTTGTTTAAGAAGATCTATTTCAGTCTCTATACCTTCAATATCATCCAACTCAGATATTACATTCAAAGATCGTTTATTAATATCATCAGGTGAAAGAATATTATCAGCCCATATACGTAAAGCTTTTCCTAATATTGGTATTCTATCTTTAACAGCAAGTATATTCTTATAACTATCTAATCTTTTCTTAGATGGTGTAAATTGAGAATATCCAGCATTAAATGAACTCAATACATTGTCTATAACATCTGATTCTTTTCCATTGTTAGATTTATTAACAACAGCATTAACCAAATCAATCCAATCTTTTTTCCTATAGGGACTTAATAAATCAGCACTATTAACATCATCTAGATGACGTTCGAAGTCAATAGTTAGATCTCCACTTTTGTTAATACTATATAGTAAATTTCTAAATGTATCTTTAATAGACAATTAATAATACACCTCTCAGTGTGAAATCAATCTTATCTAATAACGTTATAAATCATATTCAAATGTCTATATATTTCTCTAGATATAAAATCAAAGTATTGATCCTTGGTCATAAATACCAAGGATTCTCTTTGTAATTTTCTAGGTATATTTTTCACAATATATGCAAATGCTTCTTTGTATATCATAAAGTATTCTTCAGTATTTAAATCCAAATTATTAACAAGTGCATCATGTACACCTTTTTCTTGCATGAAAAAATCTATCAATGATGATATTGTATCTGAAAGCATAAAAAGAGTATTTCTCATTGATTTAATTCTATTTCGCTCTCTTATTGATGACAATAATCTAGACAACATGAATGTTAAGTATAATAACATAAAAATTATAATATATTTTATCATTTATGAAAAACTCCTCTCTCTTATTATCATAATCAATCGAGTTGCAATGATGTGAACTACCCCCACCTATAGAGGTGGTGGCTTCGTGGTCAATGCTCCCATCGGAGCAAGATTACCCACGCTCAAAGGGCTGTTCCTTCCCCAGCTTTACCAATTACATGGCTAATTTTAGCAGGTTCTTTGATGCAGTCAAGCGACATTCATCACCCACTTATAGAAGTGGGCGACTTCTGTCGTTAATTAGGTTAATTTGACATTGCAACTCGATTGATTACAAATGAGAATATTTTATTTTGTTTTACTATTCATTTTCAGAACATTCATCATCAGAATAGTCTTCAGCCCCACCTCTTACATGTTTCTTAGTGGTAGCATAGAAAAACACAAGATCTTTCTTATTAAGTAATAAGACGTCTTGCTCTCTGGTTGGTATATCAAGCAACACAAAATCAGTTTGACTCTCTGCTATCTTTTCAGCTATACGATGAATGTCTTGTTTGGTAACATTCTCTGCAGTGAGAACTGATTTGGTGTTATTAATATACCCAAATACCAGCCTAATAGAACACGTTTTTTCCTTAACCTGATTTTCCATAATTATACCCTCCAATATTCTTAGAATGATTTTATCTTTTCTTTTTGATTATAAATGACATTTTGTGAAAAATCAAGTAGTTAATAAAACTACTTTCCAATTTCTTCACTTTCTGGTTGTAATGATTTAGATTTCTTACCAGTGCTTTCTTGAGTATTATCTATAATCTCATATTGTACTCCTTGCACATCCAAAAGCAATAGCTGGTGTTCATATAATTCAACAATAGCTGGAGTTCTAAGGGAGTTAAATCCAAATGCATTTAATGTGCCAGGAGATTTTATATTGACAAGTACCTTCTTTCTAGTATACATGGCTGTAATCTCCTTTTATATAATGATGAACAAACAATATTACTTATTATCATTTGCAAGTTTACGCAAGACCATAGCTGGATCAAATTCTTCATATGTGCTATAGATGCTCAATAATCCAGAAGATTCTCTAAACTTAAGATTACCTTCCTGCGATTCAGCTTCCTTCCAAGGTATAAGCATACCAAGCTGTTCGAGATATTTCTCCAGCTTTTGCCTCACTTCTTTAACTACATTTTCATTAACCTTTAAAGCTTTAAGGGTAGCATCATTAGCAAATACATCAGTTAAGGTTTTAATAGCACCAGGTATTGCATAAAGTTTTCCATCAATAATATCTGCTATGGGATACTGATATGCATCTATATCATTTTCCTTACCAGGTTCAACATATAGATGGGCTTGTTTTATTAATTCAAAATTTACAGTATCAGTCTTAACTGCAGCTTCAAGTATTCTCTTACTAGAATTGACAGGAGACCAAGTAGCATTAACAGCAATTGGAAGTGGAACATAAGATTCAGTCTGTTTTTCTGGAGTTTCTGCTTCTTTATCTGGTGCTTTTTTATTTACTTCTGCTTCTTTTTTCTTACATTTTGCCTCTTCAGGCATCTCATCACTTACATCTTCTAGTTTGTCAATATCTCTTAATACAGTATCCAAATCAGCATCTTCTGCTTCAGTTGTTTTTACCATATCTTTATCATTTTTCATTTCAGCATCAGGATCTTCAAAATTCTTTGCTACTTTTTCCATAGCTTTATCTACACTAGTTTTTGCTGCTTCAACCTGATTTATGAAATGCTCTACAGTAGAAAGTGTTTTATCAAGATCAAATTCATCTTCAGATCCAGCTTCTGGTTCTAACTCAGCCTCAGGCTCAGTTTCCTGTTCTGGTTCCACTTCTTCAGGCTCTTCTGCTGGTTCTTCTTGAGGTTCCTCTAAAGATACAATTTTATCTAGAAACTCACTTATAATAGACATAAGTATATCTATATCATTGTCCTCATATACATCTACATCAGATGCATCTGCAGGCTCTTCAACAGATACTACAGATTGAACTACATCATTCTCATCATCTACAGGAGTATCAACTGTAGAAGCAACAACAACAGGTTCTTCCTCATCTTCCTGTTCTTTTAAAGCTGTAAGTAAATTACGTAGTTCAGTAACATCATCAGATTTCTTGCTTACTGACTCTTTGATAGCGTTGTCAACTTGTTTAGCACTCTTTTTAGGTTTAGACTCAGCAACAGAGACCATCTTCTGAGAAACTATATCCTCAACCATAGCATTAAGTTTCTCAGCTTCCTTTGTTAACTTTGCTTTAAGATCAGCAGTAATATCAACAGGAACTATATTACTCTTTTCAAGATCCTTAATAATCCTACTAGAAAACAATTCACTTGCAATATCATTCATTGCAGGTTCCTTTGAAAACTCCATTTCTTGAACCATTTTATTCTTCTTCTTCTCGTTTGTCATTTTTAAATGACCTCCTATTTTAATATTTTCTTATTTTATGAAACAAGAGCAGATGTTGCTCCTGATCCCAATAGTGCTAAAATTGAAGATATTGATAATATTATACCAACTGGTTTAAACAATGCTTTAAGATACATAAGTTTCTCATTAAGTTCTTCACTTAATCTATAAGCTATAACTGCCTTAAGAAATAAAACAAATAAACCACCCATGATTATATTAAGACTAGCTTGCTCATTAACAGTGTCTTCTTTAACAATAGTAAATGATATATTAGGTACTTCTGGTACTGGAGGAGTTAATTCTTCAGGAAGTGGTTCTGGTTCTTTTCCTAGTAGATTATTGTATATTTCTTTTGCATAATTTTTAATTTTACCCAACCAACTCTCTTTATCCTTAACATTGATAGATGTTAATTTTTCATTAGCTCTATTTAACCATATTGAAAGTGCTATCATTATAACACAAGCAGTCAATCCTCCAGTTAATCCAGCAAGCGATAAAGAAATTCCTGTTACTAATCCACCTACTGCTAATCTATCTACTATACCACTTTTAGATAATTTATCACCAATATATCTACCTACACTTTTAATAATATTATAAGCTAAATTAAGAGCAGCTTTGGCTGATTTTAAAATTAAAGTAAGAATTGACTTAAACCATTCTTTGTCTACTACATTTTCTATTTCTGCACCAACATGAGCATGTTTAATATATTCCTTTATTATGTTCTTAGGATTTTCAAGAACATTAGTAACTATTTTTTTACTGCTTGGGTATTTGTTTACAACATCATTTACAAATTCCTTAAAATTAGGAAGATCTACATTTAAGTATTTGCCTTTTTGTTTGGCATTCAATTCTACCTGTTGCATAATACGACTGCGTTCTCTTTTATCTGGTAGTGACATTTTTATCAATGATTCCTCCCCTTTTCATTATATCAAAATAATAATCAGTATTGTAATTCATATTTGGTTATGATATAGTTTATTTAATTATATCATATTGTATCATTTATTTGTTACGATTTCTTTTAGAATATGGAACAAATAATTGAATGAATGGGAACGAAATATAACCCAAAATAACAATAAATAATATAGGGGGTAATAAATAATGGAAATGCAGGAAAGATTTTATGGAAATTTGGATAAGATACTTGTTGATGTAAAATCAGGAGATCTAGAAAAAATGCTCCAATGGATGAAAGAGTTTGGATTGACTACATTTGCTGCTATATCAGGTTTTCTAACAAGCATAATTAGTTCTTTAAAAGATATAGCAAGTAAAGGATTGGATACTATAAGTGGCGTCATCCCTGTGGATCAAATACCTAAAGGAATAGCAACATTCTTTCAAAATGCATATGCTAGTCTTATGCAGGTACTAAGTAATGTAGTATCTCATCTAACTGGTGCTGCTAAAGCAATAGCTACAAACGTACCAGCTACTGTAACTGTTGGTGCTGTAACTATATCAACTGCTCATCTTATCCTTGGTGGTGTTGCAGCTTCTGTAGTATTGCTAGCATTGTTTAAACTATTTAATAATCTTAAGGCACAGCCATCTGAAAATACGTTTAGTGATGCTATGGATATATTTAATGAGATGCCTCTATTTGCAGAGAGTATTAGCAAACATCTATCTGAAGAAAATGGAGAACCATCCAAGATGGGTAAAGTTATTTCTACCATCCTTAATAAAGGTAAACAAATAGCAGATAAAGTTGTAGATATGCTCTCTTCTGGTGTAGATAAGTTGGAAGGTGCAGCAAAAGTACTGCTCAGTTCCAAAGCAGTGCGTATCTTGTTAGGAGTATGTGTTCTGTTGATTTCTGTTGGTTTTATGCTATTATTTAGTGATCAGGTCCAGAATTTAACTGCTGTCTAAATTACTGTAAGAAGTAACAAAAAATAATATAGCACTCAGGAAATACCTGAGTGCTATATTTATTTGTTTTATATTAAAGTATCTATATCAACTTTCCATAAATCCTCTGTTTCCTCTTCATCAGTTGTGACTACTTCTTGCTCTTCTTCATTAATATCTTGAGTATTAACTGAAACTTTATACTTAGCTAATTTAACTGTGCTAGGATCTTCATCGAATATGATACTAATCCTCTCTGGAATATCAAACATTCTACAAACAGTATAATCAATCCTCATTAAAAATCTTATATTGCTAGGACCATCTCTATTTTTATCTATAATACCCCAAACTTCTTTATAGTTCTTATAGTTATCTGTATTGTTTAATATATCATCCACATCTAATGTATTATAATCAATTACAGTTTCTTCAACTTTAGAGAAATCAAATAGAACTAATACATCAGCATTTTCTCTCTTCCTAATAGAGCCAGCTATTTTATCTCCTTTTATGTTTTCACCATATCCACTTCTATTTACCTGTGTAACAGTTACAACAGGGATATTAAATTCAACACTCATGGCTTTTAAATCATCTACAATCTTTCCTAGATCTATCCATTCTTGTCCAGTCTTACTCTCTGTGGTTGCTGCCAATTTATCAGCATAATCTATAAATACTATCTTTATTTTAGTACCATATGTGCGTTCAATATCATTTATTAATGACATAATATCAAAAGTATTAATTGATCCAGGTGATCTCCATACTATGAATATTTCAGTACTATTTGGCTTGACAAATACCTGATCATATTTTTCTTTCACATAATTATAGTTGTTTAATCTATAAGATGATTCAAATTCATGTTTGGCTATTCCAGTGGCACAACTTACAAATCTTGCCTGTGTTTCCTCTTTACCATTTTCTAATGTTAAATACAATACACCCCATTTTTCTGATTCAGGTATATTGTCCAACTTTCTTCTTTCATCAAGAGATATCTTAGCAGTGTAAGCTAAATTAATTAATACTAGAGATTTACCTCCACCAGAAATACCTCCCATAATGTAAACCCTTCCATTTTCAAAGCCACCATTAAAAGCATAATCAAATACTTTGTATCTAGTGGGTATATGCTCTTTATTAAGTTCTTGGAGAATATAATCTTCAAAATTAGAAGTAGAAAGACTTAGAATATCTCCTCTTGATAATTCACTTATTTTAGTTTTGACTACAGTCTCATCTATAATCTTATTAAAGATGCTCATATATTCATCTAAATCTTTACATGTCTTGTAATCTTTAATGATGAAATTCATTAGCACTTGATGTTGTTCAAATATATTAAATAAACATTTCCTATATGTAAATTTCTCTTCAATAAGATTAATGACATCCATGGAAAGAACATCTTGAGCTACACAATATCTGGAAAGAATTTCGTTTTGAATAGATGCTAATCTTGAATCTGATTGGAGTATCTTTTTGAAATCCTCTAAACATATATCTCCATCTATATACTTCTTTCTACTATCTATGCATTTATCAAGGATATTGACTGTAGCTGAAGCTATATCATCAAAAGCCAAAAATTTAATATTATATTCCTTTTCCTTTGATTTAATCATATTGATAAAGGTCTTGAATTCTTTGGCCAAAAGGGAAGCTATCTCCATAACATCTTTATCTGGTTTCTTACCAAAAGCACATCTAGTATAATATGCTACAAACTCATTACCCATAAATACTTTATCTGTTTCTATTATTCTTTTCAGTTCTTGAAACAACATATCTGGTGATATATTATCAGTAATCATAATATAAAAATACCTCCCTTTTATTTATCTTTCTTACCAAGTTAAATTATCCATATGATCAATATTAATTCCAAATATATCTATAATTGGTTCTAGTCTCTTATAAATTGCAATATCAAGCATGGCATCTATATCTGGATAAAAAATAGAGGTATCTAAATTAACTCCTTCAGGTACTGTAATAACATCAATCTGATCGTTTTTAATTAGCAAACCCTCAACACGCATTTGCTTTAATTTCTTATCATAATCTTTGATCTTGCTACCATCTACTTTACTTATAGTAAATGTATATCCTCTATCTCCTTCATAAAAGGTAGGACCATATATGACATTGTATATTTTCATGCCTCTTATAGTCTTTGTCAATACTTTATATTCTCTAGCACCCCATCCACCAGGAACTCCTAAAGTATAATCACCAGCCATAAGTCTGGTTTTATATTCATCTATATATTTGTCTATTAGATTTAAAATTTGAAAAGAGCTGTATTCTTCTCTTAATATCTTATCTATAACATCTTGTAACATCTGTTTAGTAAACCTTGGGAAATCTGCTCTAACCACCTCCATACCAGTGATACTTAGATTATCTATTTTCTTTCCTTCTTTGTTGATGATCCATAATGCATACTTCTTCTTTGCATCTAAGAACATAGCTCTCTTAATAACTAATTCCTCTTTAAATGTAAAGTTATATTTAGTGGCAAGCTCAGAATCACCAGCATTATGCCTTTTAAGCATTTCAGGAATGATATATTTATTAATATATTCAGAACAATTTCTAACAATCTTTAAAGTGGTTTCTGTCTTTTCATCTTCACTTATTGAATCATATTTATCACCATATAATGACTTGAGCACTGGTTCAATAAAGAGAAACATTGAGTCAGTATTATGTACTAAAATGTCATTAGCAAAAAACATATGGTTATTATCAACTTCAATATCATATACATACTCTGGTACATTATTTTCAATTTTCTCAACAGATGCTATTCTTTCCTTTACTATAGGCATCATCTAGTACCCCCTATTCAAAATATCCATATATATTATTATAATGATATGGAGTAAAATCCATATCGATCATATAGCATTGCCACAGCAGAACCACCAGGCTCCCTAAATAATATATCACATCAGGAGATATATATCTCCAAATATTTTTTAACTGTCTTTGTGGATTAAGTATAGCATAATATCTCTCACTTATCAAGCATATTAATATTAATAATCTCTTTAATGATATAAAAATTTACATATATATTATTATAATGAAAGAAGAAGTTTGTAGCTGTGTTTTACAGGCTTTTTCTTTCAAATATTTTTTTTACTTTTAGGGGGGTATTATTATGTTTAAGGTTGTAATTGAATCTTTATTTAATGATAGGTATGGGAAAGGTAAAAGGAAAGAATTCGTAGTATTAAGTAAAGCAGTTGCTATTCAAAAAGCAACTGCATTTAGTAAGCATTCTTGTGTAGAAGTTATCGATCACCATAAACAATGTATTGCTTATGGAGATCCAGTAGTAGGATTCAAGGAGATTGAGAGTTATGAGCACAATTTGTAAGATATATAAAGCAGTACTGTCAACTACAGTACTGCCAAATGATGGAATTTATCAGGTAAGAACTCTTGAAACCTTACCTGATATCACAGGGGTGCCTCATTATATAGGACACCCTGCAACAAAAGCAATTGTAGAACAGCTTGGAGCAGTTGAAGCTTCCTCCAAGCTGTTCCAAGGATTAGATGTTGGAGAAGCAGCTGTATGCTTTGCCATCAAGCAAGGGAGAAGTACTAGAAAGGATGAAGGGTTCACAACTCCTCATCAAGAAGTTAGCATTGATGATCTTTCTGTAAGAGAGATCATCAGATTAGAGTAATAGAAAATGGAAATGATCTGAGAATACTCAGGTCATTTCCATAAATACATAATTAAGAATAAGGAGATGATAGTGATGATATCAATGAAAAGGTTAACAAAATTATTTGTTTTATCTTTTATTATAAGCTACTTCTGTATAAATACAGGATTAGCATATGGGAATAATCTACATTTAGGAACAATTCCAAATGTAGATTATAAAATAGCTGAAAATAATGGTAATAATACTATCACCATCAATGAAAGTGGCTCATCTAACATTGATGTAATATTAGATGAGTATGGTGATGTTTGTTTTAATATCAAAAAGATAAATCTCTATTTTACTGCAAATATATTTGCTGTATTAGATATCCTAACACAGCTTGATGTTATTGAACCAGGTACATATAGAAATATGATTTTGGATGACAATGGAGTGACATTTGAAGTTGGTGTTAGCTCTGTGAAAAAAGATAACGTCATGATGTGCATTAGTAATCAAGATATATCACTAATTCTAGACATTAAAACACCTAAACAGTTTCAATGTCTAGAAGATATAGAAAACAATATTCGCTCCTTATTTAAATGAATAGATAAAGATATCAAGCGTGATTAAACGAATCACGCTTGATATCTTTTATTTAAGTAATATATTTCACTATATATTTATTTTTGGTTTGTCAATACAAGATCAGAATCCAATATTTCATTTGGTTTAACTTGCATTAATTGTCCATCTCTCTCAATCATAATAGAATGGTCTTCAGTTACAATTAATTCTTTTCCACTTTCAGTTCTAATTCTATACATTGGTTTATTAACTTTATGTCGTGATATATTATTTATTGATCTATATACAGCATCAGAATCTTCATATGTAAGTACTTTGTCATTTGCAAAGATATATTCTCTTCCTATATAATTCATAAGTTTGTATTCCTTATGCCTTTCAAATAGATCTTTGATTGGTATACCTTCTGGATATTGTTCAGTATTTATTTTTGTATTTTCATCAACAGAATCACCATATACTATATTCTCCAGTACATCAGCATCGAGAAATCTTGTATCAAATTCATATGGTTCAATATCCATCTTGTGAGCATCTCTCATTTTATTTAAATACTGATGAATATGATATGCACCCATTGTTACTATTTCTCTTCCAGATGCAGTTATAGTCTCTGCAGATGGAAAATGAAACAGTCTAAAATATTGATTAGCAATTCCACCATATAGTGAGTTAGTAAGAACCTTATAAGTAAATTGCCAGTTATTATATCTTTCTGCTAACATATGATTATTATTCTCAATAGCTTTAAACATTTCATTTTTATATCGTTTACGTTCTCTAATAAGCATATCTATAATTTCATAATAAACTGACAATTTCGTGTTATGATTGACATACATTGTACCCATTATTGTTATTATCAAATTGTGTTTCGTTATAGTCTCATGCAATTTCTGTACTGTTATCTGTTTAACATTTAAGTTCTTATCTTCATAATTAATAAGTCTATCTGGTTGAGGTAATAATTCATCTCTATTATAGATATACTCACGAGCTATATATTCATCTACCTTACCAACATAGGTGTCAATAGAAATATTATATCGTGCAATGATATATGGATACAGAGAAGAAAGATCCAAATCAGCCAACCAGTTATATAATCCTTTTAATGGTTTTCTTACAAAAGCACCTTTAAGCTTTTCTGTTTCCTGATCATTATCTTTATCATATTCATATTTTTTACATATAACTGTCTTATTTTGTTTATCCAATGTTGTAAATAGAATACCATCTATAATTGGAAGTGTGCTGAATGATTCCTCCCAACTGATGTTGGTAGCTCTTATAATGTTAAATTGAATATCAATATATTTAAGTTTATTGTCCAACTTTCTAACAAGATGAACATCATTAATATTATAAGCAATGAATCTATTGGGATCTGATAACCACATATCATCAAATCGTTTGTCAAGAGACAATTTCTTTATACCAAGTTCGAATTCAGCAATAAATCCAAGTGTATATGATTCTCTTTTACTGAATGTTCTTTTCTTATACAATGTTAAATAATCACATTCCACGACATATGGAATGTATGGTTTATTAGTTCTCTCATTAATAAAAATACGACCATATTTGTTTTTACATTCTATTCCAAGATATTGTGATCTATTAATAATAATTGGCCAGTCAAATGCTGATGAGTTCCATCCTGTTACAAGATCAGGATCTATTTCATCAAATTTTTGAATAAACCCGTTCAACATCTTTCTCTCATCATTATATACAAATATTTCAATATTACATTCGTCTTTATATTCAAGATGTTTGATTATTTCTTGTTTATCAATGTTCAAATTGAATGAGTTGTTTATAAATGTATAATAAGTATCAGTATAGTTATCATACAGGGTTATCAACGATATAGCATATCTCTTTGCAGCTGCCATCATGTCATCAAGAAGCATCATATTGCCATTGAGAAACAATTCGATATCTATAGCAGCAATTCTTAATGGTTGTTCAGTCTCAGTATAAGTATTTCTAAACTGAATATTCTTATATACTGATAGATTCATATCTCCAAAGACATTAAACCCTTTACTCTTCAAATCATTTATTACATTTACTCTATCTTTAAACTGTATAACCTTGAGCTTTAGTTTATCCTTGTATTCAACAGTATTATTTGATTTACCATAATATAGAGCATATTTATCATCTGTAGTATGAATTATTTTATCTTGTCCTCTTCTTAATATATAATTAACTTCAGATTTAAGATAATTGTATACTGTATTGACTAACATTATATTATCTGATGTATTACTTGTGGTATCAGTATCACTCTTATTGTCATTAACTGTTTCATATTTAGTATTGTTAGGAATAGGAAATAACTTCCTCACATCATCAGTAGTATAAGACATATGTGGTTGAACATTATCTTTTGATTCTACAGCATATCTTATTTGTTTTAACCTATTAGCAAAAATATCGTATCTGGACATATTTCTGCATATTGCTGATGGATGAATACATGGCAATAATAGATGATCATTATATTTATATATCTTTGTCATAGCATCAGTTATCTTATCTGTTATACCAAATCTACTACATGGATAATTACCAAGTGGAACTATAACAGCATCAGCAGGTAATTTAGAAATGATTAACTCTAGATTGTCAAAACAATATGCTATCTCATCTTTCATTGGTGGGTTTGATGGTTGATGAAAACATAAACAAACATTCATAACACCCCAATGAATATCATTAAAACCAGTATTATCTAATGTTTGTCTTAATAACTGTCCTGCACGTCCAACAAAGGGTTTTCCTTCTTTAATTTCATTGACAGCTGGTGCTTCTCCAACAAATAATACTTTAACTTGAGATATATCATTTGTTGTAAAATCAAAAATAGTTCTTTGTATATCATCTTTATTATTAGATTTGCATAATGCACATTGTGTAATGAGTCTCTTTTCTATCTCATCTTTCAATGGAGAGATAGTATCTATAGTATCTTCAACATTGCAAGAAACAATAGATTCTTGATTAAGATTTTCAGTATTATTATTTTTTGTCAATGTAAGATATGTTTTAATATCTTCTTCTGATAAATAGGGATGTTGGTGTTTTAATTGATTTATTTCATCAGTAACTTTCTTTGATTTGTTTGACATATATTGTATCTGTTTAGATCTATTAATATTTCTGTGAAATTCAGATAATTTATCAAAAGGTACATTTCGTGCAAGTATAGGATTAGTATTAATTAACTGATCTAAGTATATACAAGATAACACATCATCTTCAGATATATTTAATATCGTAGATATATTAAGTTGTTTAACTGAATCATCCAATGAATCAGTCTTATGTTGTATATAATAAATGTATTTAGTTAGTGGTGATAACTCTTTTGCCATGAATTAAAATCCCCCATCATATAATAATCATATAGACAATGTTTTATTTAACTAAACTTGGCAAGAAGTCTCCCATCTTCTACAAGTGGGAGATGAATTGCCAATTATTGTTATGATTTATGAACTCTATATGCTTAAAACTAACTTGTTTATAAGATTTATTTGGTATAGTGATATAATTACCTTCTATATCTTGTATATATGCACCACCATTAGTAAAGCCTGTTATAAAACCAACTTTACCAAATACCTTCACTTTATCATTAAGATAAAAGCCATTTCTATATTTAGTGTTTTTACTGTTTCTTTTTTGAGTTCGATTTGGTTCTTTTCTACCTTTTCTTGGTATTGCTTCATGTAAACTACGCTTCTTTTTTCTAAATTGCTTTATTTTGAAGTAGTTGTCTGGATTATGCTTTATACTTTCTATTCCTGTTATAGCTATCGCATCATTATAATGAGTTTTTTCTAAGCCTAATTCTTTTCTTCTTATAGTTGTATAACTGCCATAGACTATATTGGCTTCTGGGTATTTTTCAAAAACTCTACGTCTTATAATGTTCATTAATGGAGTTTCTTTATAACTTGGCATCTTTTTCTTTTCCATCATCCATTTGTAAAATATGCCACCTTCTTGATGATTTTTATGTGTATGACAATCTGTGCAAACTGTTATTAAATTACTTGGTCTATCTGTACCACCTTTAGACTTATATACTATGTGGTGAGTTTGCAAAATCTTGCCTTTCTTCTTACATACTTGACAAGTATAATTATCTCTTGCAAATACATAATATCTCACATCATAGTAACCATAAGTTTCCCCTTGCTGGTATTCTACACCTTCTATGTCTGGATTCATCATTTTTTGAACATCAAATTTGCCTACTTCAATGCACAACTTAGGGCTTGGCAGTAAATTTATAAAGTTGTCTATCCATCTAAATGTATTATCAATTCTACTTTGAATTGAAGGTGGTAGCCAATCTTCTGGTCTCTTTCGGTTATTAAATCTAGGTTTTCTATATTTAGTTTTTCTATATCTCCTACTTCTACGATACTGCCTTCTTATATCTAAATTTTTCTTTACATCATTTCTTAGTTCAATTTCTCCTTTTATAAGAACTTTATCTTCACTTGTTACTGCTATTCCTATGTGTTTAGAGCCTAAATCTACACCTAAAGTTACAGGTTGTTTATAGCCACTACTTCCGTATAAAAGCTGAATTGTAAAAGGTTTATAACTAATTATCTTAGCTTTCTTTTGTTGTAGTAATTTTCTAGCTTTACTAGGTTTACATGGCATTAAATTTTCACCATGCTTATTTTTTACGAACACTAACATAAAGTGCTCCTCCTTTCAGGAGTTGTTGCCCTTCGCCAATGTTATCTATCCTTACATGTGAAGCCGACTATCCCTACCCCTTAGGATTGTTTACGTACTCCACGACAGAGCTTGGAACTAGGGCATCATTCCAATGTGTCATAAGATAGATAACGTAGCTTTCGCTTAGGCTAGTCAACTAGGGCTTACAAGCCCCCACTTCAAGCACCTATGGTGCTAAGTGGTGGGTAGTTGACTTGAAGTGGGAGATACTGTTTTAGCTATTTATTATTATTCTGTTTTCTCTGTAGTAGTTTGCTGAGATTCAGCAACGTGTTCAGTATATCCAGGTATATCTTTTACACTATCAGCTATTGGTACGCACATAATGAATTCATCATCACTAATAAATTCTAGATTTTCCAACTTTACCATAAAATACTTAGCTAACTCATTAGATCTAATACCAGTTACAGTTTCAAATGCAACCATCTTTATATCATCGATACTTCTAAATGCATTTGGTACTAATACCTTAAAAGAAGAACCATGTCTAGATATCAACGATACAACTGCAGATACATGGTCATTGTCTGCTCCTTCTGTAAAAGCACTATCTTTACATGAAATATTGATTGTTACTAATATAGAACTTGCACCTTGATATTTCATTTTAATACCTCCTGTAGTTTATGATAGGTATCTCTATCAGTATCATTCTACCAAGTAAGATAATAACTGTCAAGTCTATTTTTTTAGAAATATTCAGTGGTTAGAAGTCCGCTACGCAGCCCTCTAACCACTGATGAGAAGATACTATAATCCTATCTGATGATGAGTAATACCTAGTATATAATAACATATATTATAAACAATGTCAAATAATCTATGGTACTAAAGTTACATATGATATAGCTGCCATTATAATGGAAAATGCAACACTGATAACAGTTAATACCAGTTTATTATGATGTTTAAGCTCTTCAATATCAGATGTTATTTTCATTATTTTGTCATATAATGGACTACCTACTTGAAAGACAGATTCTAATATATCTTGAGTATATTTATTTTGTAATATATCTTTTTCATTACGCCATGTCTTAAGTTGCTCTATCATTTCTTTATTATCTTCAAACATTTTTTTAATTTCAAGTAGCATATTCTTCTCATTATCAGATATAGTATTTATTTTCTTTTCCAATAATACATCTAAAGTTTTAATACATTCATCAATTTTTTCTGATATAACTTCTCTATTTTTCATGATAATATCATAAAGTTGTGATCGAGAGGGTGGTGCAGTTACATATGTTAATAACTCATTTATTGATTTGGTAAGTTCTTTAATGGCTTCAAGGTTGTCTTCCTGAGGTTTGATGATAGTAGCTAGTATAGTCTCAACAAACTTAGCTGGTATATATTCATCTTGTGCCACGTTATGCACCACCATTTCTTGTTTTTATAGCTGAAAGTTTTTCCTTCATCTTGGTAAATTCTCTTTTCATATCAGCATAAGTTTTACCATTATTTATAAAATACTGGTTAGTAATAAGTTCTACATCTTTTTTAATTTTTTCAAATTCTCTTATTTGTTCTGTTATATCTGTACCTATAGAAATAATACCAATTATGTCTTTATTAAAAAGTAATGGTGCATGTGTAAAACTGTACCAGTCATTACTATTAGTTTTAATTGTGTGTTCTATTGGTTTTCTATGTTCAAGTATTAATTTATCTATACGATACAATGCATCTACAAATTCTTTGTTATTTGCAAATATATCTTTGTAATGCTGTCCTATAATATCCATGTAAGTTAACTTAGATGTGACCAATGAGGATTCTACTAATTGTTTATTTGAGTATATTATAATACCTGTTTTGTCGTGTACAAATAATAAGTTTGGTATTTGATCTGTAATAATCTTGAGGAGAGTATCCATTTTATAAAGCTCTTTTTGGAGGGCTATATATTCTGTTAGGTTTACAGCATGACCTATTATTCCTTCTGCATTAATACCATCACTGCTAAGTATTGGTGCTTTATAGACACTATATGTTTCATATTTGTTTTTATTATATCCAGATTCAACATAATTAACAGATTCTTTATTTTGAATTACTTGTTTATCTGTTTCATTAACAGTATCTGGTTTAAAGTTCTGGAGTTTATATTTCAAAAGTTTTGTATTATAAAAGTAATCATATGTTTTGTTAAGTACATCTTCACTATCTTGGGCGTCTAAAAATTCCATTACTTTTTCGTTTATATATGTATATTTACCATTAGCATCTTTTGTCCAAAGATAATCAGGTATAATATCTTGGATGGCCCTAATAAATCTGCTTTTCTGTATAACTGTGCTTAAATATAATATTTTAAAAACAGCAGAAGATATTAATCCTGCAAATAACGCTAATGTATCAAAAAATATATCAGGCATATTGTTATTAATCTTTATAATTAATAAGGCAGTAGGTATATTAGTATACAATATTGGGGCTATAAATAGTTTATTATTATCATCTAATGTTTGAATAGTATATTGATCATCTTTAATAGATTCAGAATTAAATAGGTTAATTATATCATTCTGAGAAATATAATCTTCTGGAATTGGAATTTCTAACTCCTTTAATAACATAGATGGATATATAACACTTTTATCTATTGGGTCGATAATAGAAGTATTATTAAATACCAACCATATATTTTCAATATTTTCCACCATTTGTTTTAATTCATTAAATATATATAGTATATTATTTTTTAGATTAGTGATCACTGTCTCTTTAACAAAAGTTGTACTATACTTGGAAATAAGATAAAGTAATCGTATTGTTGGTACATTATTGATAAAATCATTATCGTTAATCTTACACATTTATATAACCCTCCATTTTATATCTCTAACTAGATAATAAGGTAAGAATAGTAACTTATATACTTATTACATATTTTGTTCTGATCTTTTATATTTGTTTCGAATAATAATAAGATTGGGTTTAAATACTAGTGATTCACATTGTTGTAACATTTTGTTGAAAGTATATAATTTATCTAACATATCTAAACTAATATTGCTGCATCGAAAAACAATAGTAAATTGCTTATTTGGCCTGGCCATAATAACTCTAACAGTTTCAGCATATGGGTCAATAATTGAGCATATGTTGTTTATTACATTTACTATTGAATCATAACTTATATTATTTTCTAAACATAAGATGATAAGTTGATTAAACGTATCATCATCAATATTAGCTTGGATACAATCATCAGGTAATAACATGTACTTCCTCTGTGCAGTAATCATAGTAAATTCAGTTTTAACCTCCTAAAGATATGTGAAGATATATTACATTAAAATAATTATATTATACAAATTTATACATGTCAACCTAGTTAAATCAAACTAAGTTAACATTGTATTTGCCAATAATTATAAACTTGAGTTTATTTTGAACTAATATTAAAATAAACTAATTGGTGTAAGAAAGTTTACTAGTATATATTTTATGGTTATAATTAAAGAGTACTGTGCTTGTTTAAACTAATGTATCAAATTAATGTGAAAATTATATTATATATCAAAATTATTTTATATAATATAAAAATATATAACCTAGAAATTTTATATTATATATAATCTTTTGAGTAAAAATGAGTGAAAATCATAAATAATATAAATTTTCTTGGTGGTGAAATTATAAAAACATTGATGCTAACTGGTGTCTCCCAAATTTGAATTTTATATTATATACGTAAACGTAAATTAGAAATTTATATAATATAAAATATTTGATATGTTAAATATAAATAATATAAATTTCCAGAACAAATGATTTTATATAATATATATTTTACCTGGCGATAATACTTTAACTTGCAGAATTGGGTCATACCTACTTTGTGAAAACAATAGCTTGCCTATATATTTATAATATTATAATATATTATATAACCTGAGTATATTAAAATAAAATATTATAAATACTAGTATTTTATACATAGCTAGATAATATAATAATATTAAATACTAGTACTAGATACTAGTATTATTATTATAATATTAATATTAAAATACTAAATCTAATAATTTTATTATTTTTATAACACACACACCCTAACTCTCTTTACAGAGTTAGGGTGTGTGTTATAATTATTATAATATTACTAGTGTCTAAATATATTAATATTAATATTATATTATTATTTTAATACTAATACTAATTCTTGTATTAATAATATTATTTTTAAATATACTATTCCCTAATAACTCTTTAATATATTTAATATATCGAGTGGGTGGGCTAATATCAACACCAGTTATAGGTCTAGAGACCTAATTTTGCATAAAATTAAAACACTAAAATTAAAACACACTGTTGACAATTCCAAGATAAAAGGCTATGCTTTAGTAGCATCAGACCTGGTTTACAAATCTCCAAAAGGGTATTGACAGAATTAAACCAGCTGGTGTAGAATTAAAATATCCTTGGCCAGGGGATAAGCAGTAGCACCACAAGCAGTAAAGCAAAAGCAACAAAAATTCTAAACACGAAGGAGGACATCAATCACAATCATGATAAATCAAAGATTTAGCCCAGATAAGAATGCAGTGGAGGAGGAACTGATAGAGGAGTGGATGCCTGTTGAAGGCAGCAGATGTGATTTTCAGTCTTCAACTAGGAGTTTAAAGTATTACATTGAGCACGTGATTCTTCTCAAGAAAGGCAGATACACTGGTACCATTGCTGAGTACAAGCCATTTTTCCACATGTTCATGTTCACGATAGACAATGTGAAATTCAATGTGTACATCCCAATTGAGCATGCAGTAACCTTTGCAACAATGCTGAAGTACGTCATATCCAACAGCACAATCAACAAAGTTTTTGCATCATCAGTTACACAAGGTTGGACCATTGCACAAGATCAAAGAGATAAATCAATCATCAGGAAAGCATTTAACAAAAAAGTCATACTTGAAGTTATGCCATACATTGAGCCAGTCAGGAAGATACCTGCTTTCCTGTTCAAGTGGACAAATGGGACAACCACTTTTGACATGGTCACCACAGCAGGTGAGATTTCAATCCTGATAGAGAGACTCAATGGATTCATCAACAACGCACCAGTATACAATGCTTTAATTAAGCAAGAGATTAGAGACAGCTACCTTGAAACTAAGCTTGAAAAGCTTGACAGCCTATATGCTATGCTACTTGAAAACAGCAAAAAAGTTGACGAACAGAGTAATAGGCTTGACAATTTCACATCCAACATCAAACAGGAGATATCAACAGCATTCAGTGCAGCAGTTGGTTCGCTGATGGCTTATTTTATTAACACACAAAACCATTCAAATGCTTTGATTAGTCAAACTAATACATTAACAGGAGTGCTCACTGAAAATACAATTGGCACTATCCATGACAGTGAAAAAAATACAGAGACTGAAAGTGAGCATGATAATATTCCAGTTGAAGTTGAAATAGATACTGAGCAGTCATATGTTGACGCTAGTGAGATTAAAGAAACTCAGACAAATGAAGCTGGTGATGATGATCTAATTTCAACAGAGTTTTTATCTGATGAAGAGATAGAACGTGAAATACAAACAATGGATAAAGATGCCTTTTTGGCTGATTTGCTCAAAGATGAGTTTAATGTTATTGGCGTAAGCAATAGTGATGTAACCAAAGAGGACATCAAATCAATTGCACAAATTGAACGTGAAGAGCTAGACAAAAATGATAAAGGACTTCATGACGATTTAGCTAAAAAGATATCTCTAGTTAAAAATAAACCAGTTGTTGAAAATGTCCATAATTTTGAGAAGGAGATACCCTTGACAGAAGTATATCCTAAGCCCTTAATTGAATTGCTTACTCCAGAATTAAGTGATGCTAATGTTCCTCATTCAACATTTCCTGAGGAGGTCAAAGAGTATTATTCAAGAATCAATCTTAAGAAAATCATTGAGACTATAACCAAGGAACGTCCTAGATTAATTGATGATTCACTCTTATGCAACATGCTTGGCAATGTTTTCACCAAGAGAAATTTATCAGCAATGATGATTAATAGAGGAAACGTTGGTATACCTGCAACATCAGTACTTTATACTGCATCTTTGTTTGCAGCTGGTTATGAAGAAATGTATATGACCAAAGATAAAGATGAACGTAAACAAATTGCGTTTAAATATGGTCGCCTTGCTATGAAATCATTTCTGGAACTATATTCCAATAAAGCAGATACATCTATTGCTTCAAAGTATCATAAAGCACTATGTGAAGATATATTTAAAGAGCAAGATGAGAAATATGTGTGGAGATTGTTTGTATTAGATAAGATGCTGGCTAAAGATAAATATGATTATAGCTATATTGACTTATCCCTTTCAACTTTAAAACCACAAGAGAAATACTGTCTTGTAAAAGCATTGACTGATATATATTTGCTGTTATGGTACTCTGAGGCTAAGCATATTGCCATTGGAAGTAACACACCAGGCTTAAATATGGTAGATGCATTTACTTTGATAAATAAACCCATGTACAGATTCACCAGAATGCTAATTGTAAATATAATAGCTAGTGCTACAACTAATGAAGAACGTAATACATTAAAATTAGCAGTGAGTGAATCAGTAGTGGCATTTGTTAAAGTATTAAAAGTACTTAATTGGGATTTGGATGTATATAAAGATGCTGTTATAACATTACTGGGTTCTATATCCTATATTAATCAATCTGATATTAAAAATAGACCAGTTGATTCAGATGGATTCATTGAAGGTACACCTATATATGCTGGAATACCTTATGGTGATATATACTCTATTATTAAATCAACATGTGATAAGATCAAAGAGAGGTCTAGTTAACAATGTTAAAGGAACTTATAGAATTATGGAAGAGGACTGTTATATTCACAGATAATAAAATACAATTAAGTGCCTATATCTTTGCGCCTGTTATAAAAGAACTTATAGATTATCTTTACATTAAAGATACCAGAAAGATGTATGATAAACTGTTTGAATTAGAAAAGGACAGCATCATTGATGAGTTTAGATTTGCAGAAAGCACAACAAGAGAAGATTATTTGGATTACGATAGAGACATTAAAAATATGCTTCTTGAAATTGATTGGGAACAGGTATTGTTGTTTATAGTTGATCATTTAGATGAGTTTAAAGAAGTACTTGATAGTAATACATATAGTATATTAATTAACAAAAAAAGAATATTGGGAAAAGTAAGCAACTATAAGGAAAGCAATAAAACACCAGAACAAATAAATAGGATTAATGTTTTTCTATTAAAGGTATCAGAATATTTACCTAAGAACCATTGGTTGATATATATCCTCAAAAACCATTGGATGGGTTCTGTATTTGATTGTTTAAACAGTATTCTAATAAGTTTTGTCAAATTAAATAGTTTGATTATAGATGTTATTGATGAAGTATCCAATCTGTTATATGAACTTGATAATAGAACTAAATTATCATCATCTAACTTACTAATATTATTAAGAAACGCATCAAAATATTATGATAAATATGCATTGGATATAATGGATATGCTGATTGATGGAAAGACTATAAGATATATATCTAAGATATTGGAAGAAAAAGGATTAAATACCAAAGAACGTCTATTATTAACAGATGCTGTATTATGGATAATAACAGCAGGTAGTCTTAAATCACTAAATAATGAGAAAGATAAAGATGACAATATAATTCAATTATTGAAAGTATATTATGAAAACTTTGTTTATCCTTCTGGTAAGAGGATGTTAATTGATTATCCAATAGATTTGTCTCCTTAAAATCTTTTATGTAATGGAAATGTATTTCCACTAGAATAATCACTAGTTATATTTTGTAATATGGTATAAGGAAAGGTAGATTAATTTGTCTTATAAGAAAGTATCTAAAAGAGTTCCATATATACATACTACTTTTGGACCATTTATAAATGCGCTTAGATCGTTCTTTAATACAAATGTTTATAAATTTAATTTTACAATGGTAGGAACAATGGATAAAGCAATTCAATTAATTTTTCAATCACAAGCTGATCCTAATGTGACATTACAGGGTCCATTAATGCCTATGATTGTATTTACTCCAAATTTAGTAGAACAGGTAAAAGAACTTGATTTTCCTTTTAGATATACTACATATCATCCATTTCAATCTAAATGGTTTCAGCAACCATTTATTTTTCAAGATGGATCAGCATTGGATATAGTAACAAGACGTATGACTGGTAGTGTTGATATTAGAGTATTTGCACATTCTTTGATGGAAATACATGATATTCAGATGGCTTTTCTGGATGCTTTTAGAGGTTATGGAAAGTGGATAATGTTAAATCATATTAAGCAATTTTTAGTAATTGAAGATAATGTTAGATTATTTACAGATGAAGGTGTTGAGTTTTTAGATTGGTCTAAAACTAATTTAAGTAATATGCTAATAAGATCAATAAATAAAAATAAATATTACTTACAAGTTGATACTGATGTTCAAATTAGATTGGAGAGTTTAACAGATGCATCTGAATTTTATGGTGGTACAGGTTTAAGTGATTATGCATTAACTGGAGAATTAACATATGAAATAGAACTACCTGCATTATATAATCTGTATACTGATCTTGACATAGTAGATTTTGATGTTAGTATATATAATGTGTTTGTTCCTAATTATAATCTAGATATACCACCAACAGCATCATTTAAATTAATTGGTATATCTAAAGAAGAACGTAATGATAGAGTTGCATATATGTATGCTGATGAAGATCGTTCTTTATCTTTAGCTCAAATATTAAACAGAACAGTATTTGAAGTAGAATTACCAGAAGCAGGAGAAATAGTACCATTAATATTACAGAGTAATGAAATGGACTTATCTAAAGATTTTATAGTTTTAATTAATGGTGATATCTTTGAGGATATAGAAGTTATAGATAATCATACGATAAAAGTTAATTATACTAAACCAAACACTGAACCTATTGTAATAGAAGTAATGGAAATTAATAGATTTTAGAAACATTATTTTATTCTGAAAGGAGATAATAATAATGCCAAAAGTTACAAGAATTGGAGACGAAGAAGAAAATACTTGTAACCCTGGTTATGATTGTTGTCCACATCATAGAGTGGGTACAAATGCTACTGGATCACCTAATGTTTTTGTTAATGGTAAGAAAGTACATAGAGTAGGTGATACTGGACCAACCAATTGTCCACATGGTGGTACATTTGAATCAATTTCTGGATCACCCAATGTATTTGTTAATGGTAAAGCAGTTACAAGAATTGGTGATAGTACTAAGTGTAAGAAATGTGGATTAGTTGGTAAGCATATAAGTGGATCTCCAGATGTGATAGTAAATTAAATACTATTTTTAGTAGGGAGGTTAATTATTTATCATGATTAAACCTGAAGATGTATTAAAATATATAGATGAAATGAAAACAATAGAAGCCAAAGATGTAGAGAAACTTAAGAAGGATGTAAATAGTGATAATATTGCTTGGGTTGATAATAAACCAGCACAAGCTCCATTAGATATAAAGCAACAAGCTAATACTGATACAATTATTAGTAATAATAATATACCTACAAAGATTACAAAAGAACTACTTGATGAATATTTGCGAGACTATTATATGGAACATGTTAAACAACGAAATTCCTATCAAAAAGAAAACCTCTCTGTTACTGATTTAGTTAATTGTATAAGAATGGTTTATTTTGATTTTGTCAATACTGAGCGTAAACGTAATTATATATATCCTTATGAAGAAATAGTTACTGAAGTGGGAAATACAATTCATTCTATCATTCAGAAAAGAATACCATGTATTGATAAAGAAGAAAAGATAAAAATTACAGATATATTTGCTTTTCCTATTAGTTTTAGGATGGATATACATCTTAATGATAAAACTTTAATTGAAATAAAAAGTATAGATGCATTGCCAGATAAACCTAAACCAGAGCATATGAAACAAGCTATCATGTATGCATACTTTTTAAATAGATTTAAGAATTATAATATTGATTTAGTTCAATTGTTGTATGTCAGTAGGGGTAAGATAGATATAAAAGTATTTGATATTCCTATTACTGTACAATTGCTCGATAAAGTTGATATTAGTATAAAAGAATATATCAATGATCTCAAACGACATATAGATATGAATGTACCACCACCATTAACCAACAAATATATAGACAAAAGTAAATGTTTCTTTTGTGATTATTCTTATATATGTCAAACAACATCAAATATTAGATATAAAACATATTCAGAAAAAATAAATTAAGAGGAAGGTAAATAAATGTTAGATATCTTAAACTTTTATGAGAAAAACTCATTTAAAAAGATTAAAAAGCTTGATAAAGAAGATATCGATCGTAATTTAACAAAATTAGATGATAATATATTATGTTGGAATAATGAAGTGTATGTACCTAATGATAATGATATGTATGACTTGATTAAAATAAGATATTTTTATTCTAATGTTGATTTCTCCAAGTTAGATACTGATATGATAATTATATTTAATGATAAATATGGAATATTATATAATTTATTACCTAAAGATATAACGATATGTATAGTAAATGATGATGATATGCTAAATGATGAGGATGCGATATATATTAGAGAGTTAAATGGTGTAGATGAGCAATTACTGCTTTCATGTAATGATATTGAAAATTTTTCTACTAAAAAGACTGTTATATTATTAGATGATAATATAATAAAACTTTATGATATTCAAAATGCTAAGTATGGATTATTTATATCCAAAGTGAGTAATTTTGTAGTGTATTCTTTCTTTGATTATGCTTTATCTATGTATTCAACTCTTGGTGAAAATAAAAAAGATGTATTTAGGATGAAAGAGATTATAACTGATGATGATTGGTGTTTAATAAAGACAGAGGTGGAAACGATTTAAAGATGATTACTAACAATCCTACTTTAGAAAGTCCTATATATGGTGAAGAATCATTTTATACAGATGATTTTTTAACTGAGAAAGAAGAAAAGAGATTTATTAGAGAAGTTGAGAAAATAGTGAGAAAATCTCCAGAGTATGATAGATGGGTAAGATTTGTACATGGTGCATTAGGGACTGGATTTGTTTGTTATTTAACAGGACATACTAGTGATGAATGTAAAATTGAATTACATCATTATCCAATATCATTATATAATTATATCCAGATAGCTATATATAATAATGACTCTTTTACTTCTTTTGATATAGCTCATCAAGTCATGAAATGGCATTTTGAAAATATGATTGGATTTATACCATTAAGCCAATCTGTTCACGAAATGTATCATAATAATTATCTAAAGATACCTATAGATATTGTTGAAGGTGAATGGGAAGCTATATTAACAGCAGTGGATATTCCTGATAAAATAAAAGCACAAATTGATATATTAAAAACAATTACATTAGATTCTGTCAATGAAAATTGGGAAATTAGAGAAAGACAATATGATTTAAAAAATAACTAATATTTTATAAAGTTAATTGATAAATATATTTTGATTGTGTTTAGAGTATAAGAAAATGTAAAATTAATTAACAAATACTATAAATGTTAAGTAAAGGAGAAGAATAAATGCTTAAAATACAATGGTTTATGATGACTAAACAAATTGAGTATATTCCATCTGTTTATTATTATGGTACTATTACACCATTAAGTGTAGCTAGAGGTTATTTTGCAGCTACTACTGTAGGTGATTATGCTCTATTTGGTGGTGGAAATCCTACATCTAATGTAGTAGATGCATATGATACATCTCTTACTAGAACTACACCTACTGCATTAAGTGTAGCTAGAAGATATTTAGCAGCTACTACTGTAGGTAATTATGCTCTATTTGGTGGTGGATATACTGATAGTGCAAATTCTAATGTAGTAGATGCATATGATACATCTCTTACTAGAACTACACCTACTGCATTAAGTGTAGCTAGAAGATATTTAGCAGCTACTGCTGTAGGTAATTATGCTTTATTTGGTGGTGGATATCCTATAACTAATGTAGTAGATGCATATGATACATCTCTTACTAGAACTACAGCTCCTGCATTAAGTGTAGGTAGATATTATTTAGCAGCTACTACTGTAGGTAATTATGCTCTATTTGGTGGGGGTAGTGGTCCTTCTAATGTAGTAGATGCATATGATACATCTCTTACTAGAACTACACCTACTGCATTAAGTGTAGCTAGATATAATTTAGCAGCTACTGCTGTAGGTAATTATGCTTTATTTGGTGGTGGATATACTGGTAGTGCAAATTCTAATGTAGTAGATGCATATGATACATCTCTTACTAGAACTTTACCTATTGTATTAAGTGTGGGCAGACGTTGGTTAGCAGCTACTACTATAGGTAATTATGCTCTATTTGGTGGTGGATCTACTAATGGTAATGTAGTAGATGCCTATGATACATCTCTTACTAGAACTACACCTACACCATTAAGTGTAGCTAGAGGTTATTTAGCAGCTACTACAGTAGGTAATTATGCTCTATTTGGTGGGGGAGATCCTACATCTAATGTAGTAGATGCATACTATGTATTTTAATTATAAATGTTTTTTTTAAATTATTTATAATTATAATAATATTGTTTAAAATCAATATTTATTTATCATGTTCTTAATTTGAAAAAGGAGGACTAAACATAAATGCCAGTAGAAAAGACATTGTTATCTAAAGATCAATTGAAATTAACCATTGATTGGGTGAATTATCAGGAGATATTCGCGATCAATATGATTTAATGCGTAATATTATTGATAATGCAATAAACAGGCAGGAATTGCCCAAAGTTATGCATATGAATATCATATAAGATCTCAGATTTTTGGAACAACAGTCGACGAAGCAGGAAGAAGCCTATGACTTTAGATTTTAATTAATTATAGATAGTTCACGATAAAAAAGATAAAACAGGAGGTGAATAATAGACAATATATACTTTATTGTCTATTATGACAAATGATAGGTGATATTATTAATTATGTGATTTCTAATGATATTATATTGAGCTTGATAATAATAGCTGTCATTGCTCTTAGTATTTATAGTTTCAGTAAGCATAAAACTCTAAAAGATATAGTTATTGCTTTGCTAGGTGTCATTGCATTTATCCTACTTTTATTTAAGAAATCAAATAAAGATATAGATGAAAAGATAGATGAGCTTGAAGAACAAAAAGAACAGTTAAAAGATGAAATGCACAAAGTAGATGAAGAAGTAAAAGAAAATAAGGAACAATTTGATCAAGTAATGGATGAAAGAAAAGATATAGAAACTGATTTAAATCAGAAACTGGAAGATGCTCAGAAAATTGAGCCAAAACCAATTGAATCAGATCAAGATATACTAGATGCTTTTGACTTTGCTGCTGATGTAGCTAAAAAGAAGAAAAAAGCAAAATAGCTTATTTGGATATTATTATGTCATTGTTATGAGGTGAATATATATGAAGAGAATGGTATTATTAACTATATTTTGTTTAATATTTGTATTGACAATAGTAAGTCCCTCTCTGGCATTAGGTATGAAAATAGAGAGTGGTATACTTTCTTTACCTGATGGAAAAAGCATTAAAGTAGGACCAGGTTTTTATTTGACTCAAAATGATGCAACAGATGTTGCTTCTGGTATAGAAATATTAAAAGCAGATCTCCAACGTATACAAGCAGAGCGTGATGCATATAAAGAAGCATATGAACGTGAAAAGGAGACCAATGATAAAATTGCACAGATATATAAAGATCTATATCTTAAATATGAACAAAAAGCTGATTTATTGGAGCAATATATAGCAGCAACAGAGAAAGAGATAGCCTTACTTAAAAGTGAAAATAATGTCTTAAAGTTTGAATCTAAAGTATATAAAACATCTACGTCTATACTGGGTATAGCATTAATAATAGCTTTGCTATAATATGATGGGAGAGAATGATACAATATGGCAAATTTAAATCTAGATTATGCGTGTGTTGGATTAAATCCATCACAGTATATAGTCATAGCATATGTTACAGATATAGAACCCTGGGAATATAGAGAGTATATATTTTCTGTAGATAATCCAAATGTAGTGTTTAACGCAGAGCAAAATGCAAGTAAATTTATCTTTTATTTAAAATATAATCAAACTGTAAATGTAACTTGTACTGTTAACCTTTATGATTATAACTATAATATGCAAAAACATATTTATAGTACGATTAGCAAAACTATTACAATTGAATCTATTGATGATGGCACATTGTTTAGAACTAGACCACGTATTAAATTAAATAGAGCAGAGACTAGTTATATTCCCAGCTATGCTTCTTTTTCAATCGATATACCAGATTGTGGTATTCCACCTTTTGAATATTCCTGGAATGTATTTTCAGAACATCCATATATGTTTTTTGCAGAAGATGATAGATTGTTTTTAATTGCAATGGGTAATGGTACATATAGAATATCATGTAGTGTAACTGATGCTGGTGGTATAACTGTATCTGAATCATTAAATGAATATGTATTATTGCATAAAGTATATAAAACAGCAGAAGCCAATCAGAATATATTCGATATATCAGATTGCTGTGAATCAAGCAGTATATATTTTGATATATATCATAATGGGTTGCATATGATTGAATCATTAGATTATACTATAGATGTTATTAATAAAAAATTGATTTTCAATTTTCCATGTAGGAAAAATGATGTAATAACAATATATAATTTCTATAGAAAATATGATGATATTACTACTGTAAATGTGAATACTAAGACGTTAATAGCAACACAAAATCAAACAGTATATGATATAGCAGATATATATGTTGAAGGAATGTCTAATATAATTGTATTTAGAAATGGGTTGCAACAAGTAGAAGGATTAGATTATATTTTTGTCTTTGATACCAAATCAATTGTATTTAATTATGGATGTAATGAAAATGATATTATAACAATTAATAATTATGTGAATATAAATCCTAATTATGCATGGTTGGATATGAAAAGAATAACATCTGTCGCTGATTTGGGACAATATATATTTGACATAAGCGATGATTATAACAATAATGTTTTTGATATTATGGTATTCAGAAATGGTTTGCTGGAGATCTATGATGCAGCATATACTGTAGAAAATGAACAAATTAGATTCGTATATCCATGTGATAAAAATGATGTAATAACAATATTAATACTATATCAAAATAGTGTAGCATCAGAATACGTTTTAGAAGTTGATGGAGTTCCTATAGAAGAAGATTCATCTGCTATATATAAACGTAAATCCAATGTATTCAAAGGTAAGTTAAGTGTTCCATATGATGTACCTGATGCTGATAAAGATGCTTTACTTGCTGAAATTAATTTACTTAATAGTTATGATATGCGTCATATACTATTGTTTAAAAGAGATAAAGCTTCAGATAGTAATTTCTTTAATGCAATCAAAAACCTAGATGCTATATATTCAAATGCTCAGTATAGGTTATGTGCTGTTGCGTTTGATAGTGATAACTATTTGTATTTTTATGTAAAATGTACATCTGATTATGCTGCAAAGACAGCAGCTAATAGATTGATTGAAACAGTATCATGGGTAATATATAAACATGGATATAGAGCTAAAGATGACAAAATAGCATTTACTTATGAATATGAACCTGCATTATATTCAGAACAGGTGGTAAGTGATATGACAGCATATTTGGAGCATGTAATGCAAACAAAATATAACAGGATGGATCTATTGGAAGTTCATGATGCTCTGAAAGGAGAAGTTGCAATTTTCTTAGAGTCTCTTAGAAATACTGATCCTATAATTATGCCTGGGTTGCAAAAGATATAAATATATGCTATTCTTGTATTGATGATATTAAATAAAGGAGCCATTATCCCAATGATATCTGTTTTTGATATAGCCAAATATATTTTAGAAAAGTATGAATCATTACCAAATATGAAGTTGCAAAAGCTTGTATATTATTCACAAGCATGGAGTCTAGCTTGGGATAATGAACCTCTTTTCTTCGAGGAAATTAAAGCGTGGGCTAATGGACCTGTTGTTGAAGAGTTATATGAATTACTTAAAGGAAAATTTGAAGTAAATTCAGGTATGATAGAATCATTTAATACATTAACAGACGAACAAAAGGAAACAATTGATGCAGTATGTGAATTTTATGGAGTTAAAGAACCTCAAGAACTTAGTGATATGGTTCGTCTAGAAGATCCATGGATTAATGCAAGAATAGGGCTTGAAGAATATGAACGTGGTGATAGAATTATTCTAAAGGAAGCAATGAAGGAATATTATAGCAATATTGATATATAATAATATCTAGTTGGGAGGTAAATCATTATTATGGATATTCAGAATTATTTATGGGTAGCTAAATATAGACCAAAGCAGTTAGATGATATTGTATTGAACAATACAATTAAAACTGCTGTCAATAGTTTTATTGTGCAAGATAATATGCCTCATTGTATGTTTATTGGTAAACCTGGTACAGGTAAGACAACATTGGCATTGATCTTAATGAATCATTTTACCAATAATGACAACGATAGGTTGTTTTTGAATGCATCTGATGATAGAGGCATTCAAAGTATGAGGGATATTGTTATTGAATTTATGAAAACACCACCATATTCTTCTAAATATAAAGTAGTTGTTATGGATGAGTGCGATAATTTAACTAACGATGCTTGGTTAATCATTAGAAATCCAATTGAGAATGATCAAATAAATGCAGATTATCTCACTAGATTTATATTTACAGCAAATTATGCTAATAAGATACCTGATTTTATGAAATCAAGATGCGCTGTATTTGAGTTTACTAGTATTCCAAAGAGTATCATGATTGATAAGATCAGATATATATTAGGTAATGAAAATATCTCATATGAAGAAGAAGATCTTGTGAATCTTGTAGACTACTATTATCCTGATTTTAGAGCAGTTATAAATAATCTCCAATCAATGTGTATAAATAATGTGTTTTCATTTTCTACTGGTATAGAATCAATTTCTACCCTTGCAGAATTGGTATTTAATACAATAGAAAATAATAATATAGACCAACTTAAATACAATATAACTCAAATTAGAAATATAATGCATACTTCAGAAGTGAATCCAATAGAAGTCATCAGATATATTCTTAACGAAAAGGATGTTTCATTATCAAGTTATATTGTTTTGAACAGATACATGAATACCTTTAATAATGTAATAGATAAGGTAGCACATTTTATAGCTATGATATATGAATGTATATTATTCAATCAAAAAATTGGTAAATTATCATGCAATTAAAAGACATATTAAAAACTAAATTAACTTATATTAAATCAAATACAAGGCACCATATATTTAGATGTCCATTTTGTGGAGATTCAAAAGATACCACACATGGTCATCTATATATTGCTATAGATAAACCTGTCTTTAGATGTGTACGCTGTGGTACTGGTGGCCATTTATCATATTTAATAAGAGAGATAGGTTTACAAGATGATCTTAATATTGAAGACTATTATGACAATGTATCATCAGATAGAAGTATTACATCAACTTCAAATTTGTCCTTTAATATAAATGATGAACAATATGAAGAGTTTATATACGAATACATTAAGCAGAGACTTGGAGTAGATACTATTCTTCCAGAATATAACATATTCTCATATAAAACTTATGTTGATATAGTTCAAAATAAGTTAAAAGATATTGTTTTTGAAAAGGGTATTTGTTTTTTAACTTATTACAAAAAGAAAATGATATTTAGAGTATTGAATGATGATAAGTTATTTAGATATTATAATTATTCCCTTGCAGATGGTAATGATACTTTTATTGTTAATAATACAATTGATATATTTAAATTCAGACAGCATAAAACAGTTGTAATAGCTGAAGGTATATTCGATATACTTAATGTTTATATACATGGATATATTGATATCCCCGATGATGCTATCTTTGCAGCAGCACTTACTAGTACGTTTTCTAATACCTACAAATTGATAAAGTCTTTGACATTATGTAATTATCCCAATATAATAATTGTAGCAGACAATGATAAAGATGATAATAATTATTTAACTGGATTAAATTATAATAGCGTTAAAGTAGTGCGAAATAAAATTGATAAAGATTTTGGACAATATGATAAAGTTGATCCATATATTAGTTTAGAAATATAATTAATCATTATAATATACAGGAGTGTGATATAAATGATCTTTTCCAAAGAAGATTTTAAACAATTTATTTCATTGTGTGGATTCATTAAAGGTTATTGTGATGATCTTCATATTAAAAATGCAAAGATACATCAAAAGAGTAATAATAGTCTGTTTGTCATTGATGCTGATTTATCAAGTATATTTAATGCTGATATTGATGAATTAAGACTATCAAATTTACAAAAGACAAATAATATGTTATCAGTATTTTCTGATGCTGAAGAAGTCACATTAACTAAAGATGAGAAATCCTATTATTTAAGCGATAAATCATCTACATTAGAAATAAGAATCCCACAAGATTCTATATTGACAAACAGATATGATGAACAACTTATGACATCATATAATCCAGAATCTTACTTTTTAACATATAAATTAGATGATTATATATTAAAGAAAATAAAGAAGATATCTGATGTTGTAAATACCCAAAATATTGAATTCAATATATCTTCTGATAACATATCTGCATTATTAACAGATACAGCCAAAAACATAACCATGACTGTATTTACACTTCCCTATGAAGGTAGTATAGTTATTACAGAACCATACTCACTTAAATTAAATAATGCTTGTTTTTTAAATATACCTGCAAAAACAGATCCTACGCTTTCAATCTTTTATGATGAAAACACCAATATAGCTATCACTCTAGTTAGTATTAAGTTTTCAGATGTCATTAACATAGATATATACCAACGTACCAGAATACGATAAGGAGTTGAGCATACAATGATCTTCATAGGATATTATCCATCTTGGTCTGATTTGGATTCTGTTATAGATCCTTCCAAACAAGTTAATATATTTGTAGATCTTAAGAACTGTTTGACAGGGTTATTTATAAAGGAAGCTGTACAGACTGCTATAGATGTAAATAGAGGTTCGAAACAACCAATAACAGATATATTTATGTCATGGTTAGACTTTGTACTTTTTCATTTTAAATATATGCATAAAAACAATATAAATATGAATTTGTTTCATATATCTGATTCTGGTGATTCTGTATATCATAGAAGCATATATAGTGATTATAAGAAAAACAGAGTAATCACGAAGTTTAATACTGTATCAGAATTAGAAACAGATGCAGTAAAAAAAGTTATAAGACAAAATTTTGAAGCAATACATAAAGCAGCCAAGAAAATGTATAACAATTATAGTATAAATTTATCACATTTTGAAAGTGATTTTGCAGCACATTATTTAATAAAAACAGAGTTTAACGATGATAAATATATTAATATAATTTACTCAAGAGATACTGATATGTTTCAGACTTTAAAGTTTAAAAATACTAAGATATTTTATAGAAACTCAAAAAATAATAAATGCTTTTATGATCATACTAATTGGTATACTAAATTTGAAAAACAGGTTGATATAGATCCAACATTTCCAGTAGAAAATTATATTTATGTTAAATGTATAGCTGGAGATAAGAGTGATGATGTGCCTGGTATTAGAGGATATGGATTTAAGAAAACATTTGCATTCTTAAATCAAATTAAAGAACCAATTAACAATATTAAAGTTTTAAGAGAGATAATAGAACTAATGGATACTGATATAGCTCATAAGATGTTAGATAATTGGGATATAATTGAACGTAATTATAAGTTGATGTGCTTTGATGAAATTATTAATTCAATACCATTATCAGTTTTTAATGAGTTCAATAAATTAGATCAGCAAAAGAAATTATCCTTTGGAGAGACAATGTTATTTATAGACAAGATACATCAAATGTGGGGAGGAGTATAGAATAAGATGCTTTCAATGCAGAAAGTCTTATATTATATAAAAAGACAATTAGGTTTTCCATATGTTGGCATAGAATTATCTGATAATGATATAGAGATGGAAATAAAGATGTTTGTTTTACCAAAATTTTCCAAATATGTTCCAAATGTTAATTGGGTTACAGTAAATCCTAATATTCCTCAGTATTTGGTATCACCAGGATCAAACATGTATTATATATTTGATCCTGATGGATGTTCTATATTAAATGTAGTTGCTGTGCATTATGAAGAAACAGATTATTTGGTGCATAGATATCCTTATACATATACATTAGCTAATGAAGAAGAAGTTATTGCATATGTTGAAGGAATAGAACGAGCAGAAACTGCAATGATATTCTCAGGGGCAGCTAGAACATTTATGTATATACCTCCTAATATAATAAGAGTATATCCACATAGAGAACCACCAGCATCTTTTATAGTTAAATATGAAAGAGTACATCCTGAGCATTTAGCTACTATCCCAGCTGAATTTGAAATAGATTTTCTAGTATTATCACTAGCACATATTATGACAATTTGTGGCAATATACGTAATAAATATCAGACTATAACAACTCCATTTGGTGATATTCCACTCAATGCTGATTTGAGAGAAAGAGCTGAGACACTAGAACAAAATGTTATATCTAGACTTGAGAGTTTGCCACCTAATATACTAATAGATGTTTACTAATCAATAATTGAAGGTGATTCTTAGTGACATCAAAGCAGAAGGCCAAAGGTAAATACTTTGAATCTAAGATAGCATCACTCATATGTGAAGGTTTAAATCTTGATGAATATCAATGCAAACGATCTCCATTTTCAGGCAACGAACGTCTTGAGTTTGGAGATATTTATTTTTCCAATCCTGAAAAATATGGTATAATTATAGAGTGTAAATTCCATAATGATTGGGATATGAGATCTATATGGCCAACTGTTGGTTCTAAGTTTCTATCTTTCTTGGATGAATTATATGAAGCATATAATAAATATAAACATAAATTTAATAGAGAGCCTATATTTGCAGGTGTAGTATTCTCTAAACCATATTATGATATTTATGTTTTAACATGGTATGAGTTAAATATTCCAGTAAAAGTTGTATGTGCTAACACATATAATAATAATATATTATACTTATATCTGTTTAAAGATGTATTAAATGAATTAAAAGATATGATATGATTGGACTGATATTTAAAAGAAAATATCTTGACAAACGTTAGTAGTAAGGATAGTATAAAGCCACAATACTGGAGGGTATGATAAGTGGATGAGAAAAATTCCAAATATACTAAATCTATAGAAAGTCTTAATTCTATAATAGAAGAAAGAAATAAATTAGCTGAACTATGTGAAGAAATTAAGGATGTTAGAACAGAGGTTCAAAATAGAGTATTAGGTTATATTAAAAATAGTGCTAAGAATTTACCTAACTTTTATTCAACTAAAGAGATACTTGATACATTATCTTCTTTGTTTAAAACTGAGTTGGATATACATGATAGGATAATACGTTCACATGAAAAGACTATAGAGATAACAGCTAAATATATTCCAAGTTCTGAAGATGAAGAAACACCATATGAATTGAATTTTGAGAAATTAAGTGAATTAAAAAGAATGGTTTTTGCAACACCAGATCCAGATGATGGAGGTAATGATAATGGATAAGGCAATACAGCTTACAATAAGATTGGATAATGGAGATATTATTGTTGGAACATTAGCTAAAAGAGATAGAGATTTCATTTATCTTGATGATGCTGTTGTATCTACAAAGAGTGATACATCAACTGCATTTAGCGTATGTATACCTAAATCTAAAATAGTTTACATGTCATCTCAAGAGCAGATATCATTTAAACCAAATAAATCAAAACAATCTGGCAGACAATTATTAAGAGAGTGATAATCATGGATAAAAGAGATGGTTATACAATTAAAATTATAGGACAGGATAATAGACCAGATGATAAGTATGATCCAGAAGAACTAAAAGCTGGAATTGAAGTAGAGAAAGAACATACTGATCAAGAAGAACTAGCAAAAAGTATTGCTAAAGATCATTTGGATGAATTGCCAGATTATTATACTAGACTTAAAAAAATGGAAGATAAAAGCCAACTGGAAATAGAATCATTAATAGATAAGTTTTTGTATAAAGATGAAATAGATAATTAAATAATTATTATTTAGAAGGGGTGTATGATTATGGGTGATATTTATGAACTGGTAAAAGAGATTGAAGAGGATTTGAAAGAGACTGTTGAGGATATTAGTTTTAATGAAGATATTGAAACCATACCAACTGGTATAGATCTATTTGATACTATACTTGGTGGTGGAATACCTGTTGGTAAGTTGGTGCTTATAACAGGTGCTCCTGGTGGTGGAAAGACAAGCTTAGCAATAAGTATGATATCATCTTTGCAAAAGAGATATAAAAATGCTCTTGCTTTATATCTTGATGCTGAACAGTCTATGGGAAAGAAGAGATTGGAAGAATTTGATGTTGATACTGATAGGACTATTCTCATTTCCCAAGATCTTACAGTAGAAAAGGTTAGCAAGATAATATCTAAAGCAACTGCATATAGAGAAAATAAAAAATATAAAGATATTAATGATCCTTTCTTTGTGGTATGGGATAGTGAATCTGCTACCATGACAAATAAACAGTTAGCAGCAAACGATGATCCATCTAAAGTACTTGGACAAAAGTCAAACATGTTATCATTAGTTATCCCTAAACTGGTAAATGTTGCTAATAAGTATAAAATGACATTTATAGTTATATCTCAATTGAGAGATAAGATAAGTATGAATCCATTTGCATCTAACTCTCCTGATTTGAAAGGATTAGGTGATAAAAGAATAACTGGTGGAAATGTGATGCGTTTTCATCCATTTCAGATCATCTATATGAGACCAAAGGAAGATGTAGATATAGATGTTTATGGATTCTCAGGTGTTATATCTGAAGTTAAATTGATAAAGAATAAGTTGTTTAGACCAAACATTAAAATTAACATAGTCTTAGATTATATACGTGGTTATAATGATTTTTGGACTAGAGAGTATCTAATAAGACAACATAAAGGTATAAAAGGTACAGCATGGCAGTATTTAGATAATTATCCAGATGTTAAGTTTAGAAAAAGCGATATCCTTAATATGTATAATACAAATGAGACATTTAGACAGAAATTTGATGAATTGTATTATACCTATAAAGAAGAACTTTTGAAATCTACACTTCTAGATACTGCTGTTGTTGATCTTGATGATTCTGAAGAAGCAGATGAAGAAGATGGTGTTTCTGATGTCAACTACCCACCGCTTATAGAAGCGGAGGCTTGGAAAAGCCTTAGTTGACTACCCTAAGTCTTAACTGACTACGTTGGAATAATTATCTTACCCTGAAATGATGCCCAAGTTTCAGGCTCTAAGGTGGCTCTGTAAAAGTTCTGATGGGTAGGAACGGTCAACCACAATTGGCAGTTATACTGCAAAGTTATTCCAACATTGGGGATGGGCAAATAACTCCGAAAGGAGGGCTTAAAGCCAAATGTTAGTATATGTTATTTCAGTTGATGGGAAACCTTTAATGCCTTGCAAGCCTGCTAAGGTAAGAAAATTGCTGAAAAACAAGAAGGCTAAAATAGTAAAATATGAACCATTTACAATTCAATTATTATTTGAGTGTGAAAACCAAGTGCAAGATTGTATATTAGGAATTGACGCAGGAAGTAAACATATAGGAATAGCAGTTATAACTGAACAAGGTAATGTGCTTTATCGTGCCGAAGCAGAATTAAGGCAAGATATAAAAGAAAATATTGAAACAAGGAAACGGCTTCGGCAAGCAAGACGTAATAGAAAAACAAGATATAGAAAACCTAGATTTCTAAATAGAAAAAGGAAAGAAGGATGGTTACCACCGAGTATACAATCAAGAATTAATGCTCATATAAGACTAGTAAATGATATTGTAAAAATTTTACCTATAAGCAGAATAAGAGTAGAAATAGGGCAATTTGATACACAGGCATTAGTTAATCCAGATATTAATGGTATAGAATATCAACAGGGAGAAATGTATGGATATGATAGCGTAAAAGAATATGTAAAAATAAGAGATAATTTTACTTGTCATTATGCAAAATTAAGACCAGACATACCTTGCAATGATATTCTTGAAGTAGACCATATTATACCAAGAAGCAAGGGTGGTAGCAATAATCCAAGCAATTTGGTATGTAGTTGTGAAGCACATAATAAAGCAAAAGGCAACATGGAATACAAAGAATTTACAGGTAAAAATCTACCTAAGATAAAGCAATTTCAGGAAACGGCATTTATGAATGTTCTTAAAGATTATCTTGTGCCTAAACTACAAGAAATAATACCAACGCAGTATACTTTTGGACTATACACACGCAGAAAGCGTAAAGAGTGGAATATAGAAAAGTCGCATATAAACGATGCAGTAGTAATTGCAAATATAAAACCAATGAAGTATAGCGATAATATATATTATATAAAGCAAGTACGCAAAAAGAAACGTAATTTGCATGAAGAAATACCGCGTAAAGGTAGAAAAGAACCTAATAGGAAAGCAAAAAGAAATAGCAAAAATACAAAAGAAATAATTGTAAAAGAAAAGAAGTGGTGCTTGCGGGATAAAGTGTATATACCAGAAATAAATAAGATTGGTTTTATATCGGGATTCGCTGGTAATTGGGTATATGTGCAAGATATACAAGGCAATTATTTACAAACAACATCTAAATATAAGCAAATTAGCACAGAAAAAATTCGATTGGCGTGTAGAAACAACAATTGGATAACCGATTCATCCTCCACTTTCGCTTACGCTTAGAAGTGGAGGACTTCTCGGTAATTTAGTTAAACAATAATTATATATGTGGAGGATATTGTCATGTTAAGTATTAATCAGACAAAAGCCAAAATAGCAATAATCTTTAAAGATAAAGATATAGCTCAGGAAACATTAAATGATATATGGGAAGCTTTTATAGCATTCATGGATGATGAGCTTCCCAGTAGAATTGGTAGTAAGATATTTACCAATCCAATATTTCATTCTTCAGCAGCTGGTGAGAAAACAGGCAACATTGAAACTGAAGAATTAAGAGAGCCTATGTTCATAACTAGAAAGTATATAACAGATGTTGATGATTTTATTCTTGTACTAAGTGCTTTAAGAAAGTGGAAACAAATGCAAGATAAAGATATCCATATTAGCATTGAAGTACTTGTTAATAAACTAAAATTTCCTTTATATTTACGTAATAATAAATATATACCACCTGACACATATTATCACTTGAAAGTTATTACTAAACAAGAGGAAGAATTTATTAATAAATTGAATGAAAGTTTACTATAAAATAATTATTTAAATAGATAAATGGGGGTTAATCCAATTATGATCAAAAATAATAATTTTATCTTGGACATGTTTTATACTTCAGAATTAGATAGCGTGGATGCTCAAAAGTTAGTACTGTTTAATGATGCTGATGTATTATGGTTTTATGAACAAGTAGAGTTTAATGGTACTATAATGTATAGAGTTCCACGCTATTATTTTACTGATAAACAGGCTACAGATCTAACTACACATGGTGAAGATATTGATTTAAAAATTAAATCAGATTATGCTCCTCAAAGTGAAGCTCAAAGGTTAGCAATAGAAGCCATAGTTAATAATGATCATGGTTTAATAGCAGCTAAGGTTGGTTTTGGAAAAACATATGTTGCTATAGATGCTATATCTAGAATCAAAAAGAAGGCATTGATTGTAGTCAATAAAACAGCACTTATAGATCAGTGGATTGAGAGAATAATCCAATTTACATCTCTCACTGCTGATGATATTGGTATCATATCTGGCAGAAAGCAAGAATTTAATAAACCCATTTGTATTGCTACTGTTCAGACTCTATTTAGAAGAGTTAAAAACGAAGATAAAGCCTTTATTAAAAGTATGTATGAAGCTAATTTTGGTGTTACCTTTTATGATGAATGCCATATAACAGCAGCAGCTCCAACATTTTCAACAAGTATTAAGACTATATTCTCTAAAAGACTATATGGATTGTCTGCTACGCCATATAGATCAGATGGTCTTGGACAATTATTGAATTGGTTTATAGGCCCAATTATATTTGATGATAGTAAGTTAAATGTTCCTGTATATGTTGGACTAGTAGACATACCATTGTATATATCTCAAGGATATAAGAAGTATATTGAGTGGTCTAATGACAACAGCATAATAACACGCTATTGTAAGTTTCTTAAGAAACAGGATGTTTATATACGTCAGATAGCTAAGACAATAGATGATTTAATAAAATTAGATTTACAAATTTTAGGATTGAGTGCAATGATAGATCTTTTGTATATGATATATGATAAATGTCAATATAAACATAAGATATCTATAGTACATTCTTCTGTAGAGGAAAAAGATTATTCTAAACAATGTATACTAGCTACATATGGAATGTTTAAAGAAGGAATGGATGTTCCACGTTTGAATACTTTAATTTATATAACTCCTATAACTAATAAGAACAGTTTAATGCAAAGCATAGGGAGAATCAGTAGATATACATCTGCAGATAAAAAGGCGTTTGTAATAGATATAGTTAATAGTGAATATGAACCATTGAAGAAGATGAGAGAATATAGGCTTCGCTATTACAAACAATTTGGATTTAAATATGTTAATGCTGATCTGGATAATATAGATAAGTTTATAGAGTATGCACGAGGAGGTATTATATAAAATGGATGGACAGAAGAAAGTAAAAAAATGTTTTGTACAGGGTGATATTGAGAGTAATAATGTATATATGACTTCTGGTTTACAACCACCAACTGATGCTGATTTGATATATAGAAGTGAGATATCAGCATATACACAACCTTTCAGTAGTGGTGGTTGTTATGATGACAAAACAAAAGTCAGAACAGATAATGGATGGAAGTATTTCAAAGATGTAGATATTGATGAAGATCGTTTTTACACTTTTAATATAGATAGTAATAGGATTCAGTTACAGCATGCTATAAAAAAATTTGATTTCGATATTGATGAAGAATTAATTCATTTTAAAAGTACTGTATTGGATATAATGGTTACAAAAGATCATAATATGGTAATAATAGATAAAAATGGAAAATATAGAATTGTACAAGCATCAATGGTAGAAGAAATGTTTCAAAAAGGGGAACATATATTTATCCCAACTGCAGAAACAGAGCATGCTTCTTTAAAAGTACAGAGTATAGAACGAGTACCATATAAAGGAAAAGTATATTGTGTTGAAGTTCCCAATCATGTTTTGTATGTTAAAAGAGAATGTGGTATCCCTGTTTGGTGTGGAAACTCTATAGAACATGTCTTTCTTGGAGCTAAAGTGTCTGAAAAATTAAAAAAGGATATAATTGATAAGTTATTCGATATGCCAATTAATTATATTACATTGTCACCAGTATTGAGCGTATGTAATAATTGTCATTCTAAGTTTGTAGGAGAACATTATGTATGCCCTAATTGCAAAGACGCTGATCATATGATGATATATGCTAGGATAATTGGATATGTAAGACCAATCATATCAGGACATATACGCATAGAGAATAATATGATAAATGGTGATGAAAACTATTGGCAAGATGCTAGACGTGTTGATTGGGTAGACAGAAATAAGTTATAATAAAGGAGCGTATGAAAAGAAAGAATGGGTGAATGCAATTTGTATCTGATTAAAGCTATATCTATACTAATTGAAGATGAAATATATCCAGATATACTATTACGCATAATGGCATCAGCAAAGACCTCTACACCCATTCTTTATTCATTAGTAAATATACTTAAAAGAGCAGAATTTATAGATGTACCAGATAAACAGTTGCTATATTTTATTAGTAAACATATAATTAAGTTATCTAAATATATACAAAGTAATACATCATCTCGTGAATTAATACATGCTAGCATTAAAGATGAACTAGAGTCATTATCAATTTGGATTGATGTTGATAATAATCTTAGTAATTTAGTTTTAATTCTTTATAAGATGTTTCCAGAAGATCATGATATAGAAAACTTAGTAAAAAAAGTTAATAATATTCTTAAAGACTAATTCTGTAATAGTAGAATAACTTTTATTGGGAGGTAATGTTACATGCGTGAACCAATGTTTTTTAATTTACAATGTTCTTTAGTTGATCATCCTGAGACAATTTCTGCTGTTGTTTATACCAGATTCTGTAATTGGAATTGCTGGGGTTGCCATAATATGAAGTATTTATTAAAAGGCAAAGATCTGGTATCATATACAATGGAAGATATAATTCAAGCTGCTAAGAACCCACTTGTTGAATTATTAATTATTACTGGTGGAGAACCTCTTATTCAGGGTGATGAATTTATAGATGCTTTGAGATATCTTAGGCGGAATATAGAGAAACCAATTAGATTAGATACCAATGGTACTTCTCCTGAATTAGTGAAACAGGTAAAAGAAGAAGGATTAGTAGATGGGTTTGCTGTAGATGTCAAGTTTCCATATTGGTTAGAAGATCATGATAATATTTTACAAAAGATAACTGGTACAAAAGATATTGATAAGAGTGCTATACTTAAGACTATGAAGCTGGTTGATGGTATGCCTTTTAGTTTATTTAGGACAGTTAAATATCCTATATTGTCAAATGAGCTTTTATCTTGTATAACTACATATATGAAGGATAATTTTACGTCACCACATTTTGTGAACACATATTATACGTTTAATAATGTACAATAATAAAATTATTTAAGGAGGATATAATTATCATGTCAAAGTATACTGAAATAGTTGACAAATATCTTAATAGGGATGACATTTCCAGGCATAATAGTAATTTGGTTTATTCTTTACCTGCACTTAATTCAACATTATATGGTGAAGCAAGTAAAGAATATTGGTTTGAAAAGGTGTACCCATCATATGCCAGTAAATTGCATGAAGAAGGATGGCTATATATACATAATTTGAGCATATTAGGTCCATATTGTTCTGGATATTCTGCTGAAGATATAGCTATGAAAGGACTTAATTCCACTGCTGTAAATGGATTAAAGACAGCCCCTCCCAAACATGTACATAGTCTTTTAGGTCAGTGCAGTAATTTTATTGCATTAATTTCTCAAGAAATACATGGTGCATGTGCTATAAATGATATTACAACAGTAGTGGCAGCCTATCTGTTTGTTGAAAGAGAGTTATTAAACAGAAATGTTGATTATCAAGATCTAATTAATGCATGGCAGCATTTTATATTTGAAATTAATGTTCCTTTTAGAGCAGGTAATAGTTCTTTTTCTAATATCACAATGGCATTTGGAGGACCAGATGCTGCTTTAAAGGATGAATTTATTGTATTTGGTGGAAACCATTTAATTAAAAATACTGTTATACGTTCTGGAAATACAGAGATTAAACTTGATAGAGATTATAAGTATTCAGATGTACCTGCAAAATATTATGATGAAGTGAATAAAGCATTTATAGAGACTTTTGCAAAAGGAGATAATAGTGGAAAACCATTCAGTTTTCCTTTGATTACAGTTAATATAACTGATAATTTTGATTTTGATAATGAAATATTTAATATGCTACTTGAAGAAATGGATAAATGGGGTGGAGTATATTTTGAAAATTATAGAACCAAACCATTTCTTGAAGATAGCAAATATAAACAATTAAACAAGTATATTAAAGCTAGAAATATGGAGATGCAGAAATCATTTTGTTGTAGATTTCAAGTCTCTTTAGAGGATATATTGAAAATAAATAGTGGTATATTTAGAAGTGGTTCTGGTGTGGGTGGTGTTGGTGTATTTAATATTAATCTAAATAGAATTGGATATATAGCTCAAGGTGATTGGGATATATATTTCACTATTTTAGATGATCTTATGGAGAAAGCTGAAGAATTAGCACAGGCTAAGAGATGTTTTATAGAAGCGCATAAAGAACTATATCCTTACTTTTTCTTTTATAACCAATCTCTAGATTCTTATTTTAATGTTATATCTATTTGTGGTGGACATGAATCTCTTATGAATATGGGTTATTCAAAGGGATTACTTTCTGAAGATGGTATTGTTGCTGCTACTAAAATAGGTGATTTTATGTGCAAGAAAGTTAATGCACTTATTAAGAGAGATAATATTCCTATAAATTTAGAATATGCTCCATCAGAATCTGCTGCTCCAAAGATGGCTAAAGCTGATTTGAGTTTCCAGAAATGGATAGAGAATGAGATGCAACCTGAAGATAAGTTTTCCTTTTTCAAGGATATCATAAAGCAGCAGTATGAAAAGGGAGTATTCTTTGAGGATTGACATTGAAAGTACATAATGCTATAATCAAAATGATATATATTACATATTAACTTAATAAACTATTTTTTAATATTTTAAATTATGATTATCTGTGGAGGTAATTGTAATAATGGCTTCCAATTCCTATATACAGGACAGAACACGTAGAAAGAATGTTAGCAGAATTATTGATAAAGTAATTATACGTGATTATGTCTCCAATCATTTTCAAACAGCTGTCTTTAGCTTAGAAGATATGGATACTCAAGATAATATATTTTCTAAGTTTGATATTATTTATGGTATTGATCATTTTCACTTTGCAAAGAATGAGCGTGCTAAATTGACAACATTTGCGACATCTAATAGAATATGTTTTTATACCAGTACACCAAAGTATTATTTTCAGATTAAATTTCATCGTAGTACATATGAAACAGAATATGAAAAATGGAAAAGATATATAGAGAATTCAAAACAATTTCAAAAAGAGTTTCTCATTATACCAACCTATTTTATTCAATCTATTGTACAAGAGGATTTGAGACGTTTAATTGAATGGTATCTTGCAAAAGATTGGAAAGTAGAAGATATAGAACGTCATCTTAAGAAGAATATGGAACGTTTTAAAATCAATGAAAAGATTTCTCATATAGCAGTTGCTAAGATAAAGGATATAATAGATGCTATTGATAATGGTCATTATACTACAAAAAAAATAAAAGATGGTTCAAGTATTCTTGTTTGGGCAATGGTACCTTGGACTGCAGTTAATGATCTAGAACTTATTAAATAATTATAATATCATCATATTATTAAAAGGAGAGAGATAAATCCAAATGCTGGTAACTAATTATGGTGTTGATTGTGCATTCTCACAGGTTATATACTATCACATTACAAGTAAGATGGATTTCTATACAGTTTCTCCAAGAAATATAAATATATTCCTTGTATCAGCTGAACCAGATATAATAATAGGATATTCTCATATAAGTGTTCCAATTCCAGATAATATAGTTATTATTAATAATACAAAAACAAGTAAAGAATTCTTTGATGGGTTTAATAACTTCATTTATGGTGATAAATCTAATACTAGATTGTTATATGAATACCTATCTAAAACAAATAAGGTAGATGATAACATTAGAAAGATAATACTTCCAATTTGTAATATGGCTGATAATTGTGGATTTACATACAATGAAATAAGTCAAGATATTAAAGAATTATATAATGTTTTAGGTAATGATCAGTTCATTTACAGATTTATAATTAATCCAGATTTGACATTAAATAAACATGAACAACATCTTATATCACGTAGTATAAAAGAGAAAGAGCTAATAGTAGAACAATATTGTAATAATTTTTTAACATATGATGATGGAATTGTTATATGTAGATCACATTATAATATCAATGATAGGGTTGTGGATAAGATATTAACCAAATATGAAACAGAAGTCATCTTAATAACATTGTGGGATTATTCCCAAGATGGTAAAATAAAAATAAATATGTATTCCCAGTCAGTCCTTGCTGGTAAAATAGCAGAGCGTTTCGATGGTAATAACTTTTTCTCTAAAGGTGTTTTTCAATTAGATATACCTAAAGATATTAATGATATCAATATGTGGCTTCTAGAAATAATGAAATCTAATAAGGCTAAGATATATGAAGATATGATAGTAGAGAATTACAATAATAATCAATATATCAATTATGATCAGGCTACTATAGATGATATATTTTCTGGAATAATATAAGAGATAATTGGAGATGATCAATATTGCCAACTAGAGAATATTTTGACAAGATAGCAGCAAGTAACGCTCAAGACTTTAAAAGAGAAATTAAAGCAACTAATCTATATGCTGCTAAAGTTGTAGATGTAAAAGATCCAAAGAAACAAGGTAGAATTAAAGTATGGATACCTGCATTAATGATGGATTCAGTAGATGAATCTCAAGGTATATGGGCTATGCCTGAAAACAATTTCTTTACAGGCAATTCAGAATCACAAGAGACTGGTATAGATGATTGTGGGTCATGTTTAATACCACCTAAAGGGAGTTATGTATTAATTAGATTTGATGAAGGTGATTTTAATAGGCCCAAATATATTGCAGGTCTTAATTTGGTAGATAATCCAGCTTCTATTCCAGTAGAAAATACATATGGATCTGAATACTGGAATAAATGGACTGTGATAAAGACACCTAAAGGTAGACAGATTCTTATATCTGATGATCCTGATGATGAAGGTATAATAATACGTGGTAAATATAAGAAGAGAGGTAAACGTAATCAAACAAATGATCCTAGATTACCATCTGATTCAGCTTATATTGAGATATGGGAGAAGGCAGGTCAGGAATATGTTATAATGAAAGATCAATCTGGACAATTTGTTTTATTAGATTCAGCAAATAAAGAGATAAGGATAAAACATGCATCAGGAAGTTATATAAGATTTGCAGCATCAGGAGATATTTATATACAAGCTGCAAATAATATATATCTAAATTCAGCAAGTGCTAGTAATGAGACACATTTATAATAGAAATATAATAATAAGAGGAGGTTATTATTAATGCCTATAGATATATCTGAAATTAAAGGTATTGGTGATAAGAGAAGGGAAATATTACGCAAACATAACATACTTACAGTTGAAGATTTGCTTGCTGTTTGTGATAGTGATGCTCATATAGAAGAACTGAGTACTAAAATAGGAATCAGTGTTCCTACAATACAAAAATGGATCAATAGGGCCAATTTATTACTTTCCAATATTGCTGATGAAGAAATAAAAGAAGAGCCAGAACAATTAATGGAAAAAAAGGAAGAACCAGTAAAAGAAATTAAAATCACAGCTAATGAGAAAGAAGTAAAACAACCCGCTCAACCAAAAACAATAATAAGAGAACCATATTGGCGTGTATTGCAGCTTGCTGGTATTAAAAATGAGAAAAATATTGTTGCATATACTCCAATGCAAATATTACAATTAATATATGATACCAATATTAAAAAGGCATGTGGAATTAAATCAATGCCTACTATAAATGAGATAATATATTGGATAAATATGATAAAAATTAAATATAATGTGTAAATTCTCATATATATTATTATAATGAAAGAGTAAGTATTGTTGTATCACTTTTCATAATCTCACAATAAAAAAATTGGGGGGTTGTGAAATGTGGTACAAAGATAGCAATGGCAATTGGTGCCTAGTGTCTGTTGATCAAATAAGATCTTCAGATGCTAGGCACCAATTATTTTGGATTAAAGATGAAGATGGAAATTGGGTTTCATCTTCATCTTTAAACATATACCTTAAAGGGAGGAATGGAAATGGACATAAAGAAGTTAAATGATTTACGTTGGAGAATTAAGAATATTAAAAAAGCTATATACATTGATATATGCGCTTAATAGCTATGAAGAATTTACATCTTCTACTGATTAATTCTTTCACTAAATATTTATCTAAATAAAAATCAGATACTTACACTATGTGGGATATATTTAAATGATATCTCTTGCATAGTGTAAGTATCTGATTTTTGTTGTGTCCCTGGTACATTATTTATTGTTTCTTGTATCATCAAAATTATTATATTTTAGAGGAGGTAAAATAATGGCTAAGAGAGAATTGTTACAGAAGTGGAATGATGTTTCTTTTCATAACTTTCCATTGAGGTTATGGAAAGAAACAAAGAAGGGGTACATTTACATTATGGATGGTATTAGCTTAAGCAATGATAATACTAATGCCATCTGTGTTGGGCGATATCGCTTTCATACACCTAAGTTGTCTACAGATGATATTTGTAAGTATATTTGGGATGTTAGAAAAATGAAGGAGAGGGTGTTTGTTGGAGAGAATAAAGAAGAAAAAGAACGAGAATATTTTTGTCTTGAAAACCCTCGTCCTTTATCATCCTCAGTAGCAAAGCATTTCATGTTATTTACCAGCAATAAATATGAAAAAGTAGCTGGTAAAGCAACATTGATAGCTAAAGTATTCTGTATTAAAAATAATGAAAAAGTTAATTTGAAGTTATTAGTAGCGACTGCACCATTTATAGTAAATAAGAATTAATCTAATTTATCACGTACTTTTGTGTATATGATAAATTAGATTAGTTATATTTTATTCTTTTATAAGGAGGGATAATATGATATTATCTACTAATGGTTTAGAGATCTTGATTAAGTCTATGACATCTGTATTACTTGCTGCTTTATCTGATGATAAACAAAGATTACTTGAAAATTTTAAAACATTACACAATGTTCTTATCAATATTGCTAATTCTCTTGAAATAAATGAGCAACCTCAACAGGATAATCTACAAGTAGATGATAATACATATATGTTAAAAGAGTTAGAGAATAAATTGACTGATCCTAATCTTTCTATTGAGCAAAAAACTATTGTTTTATCAAAAATATTTGAATTAAAGAAGTATTTAAATGATATAAAAAGAAATGATAAGGAGTGATAATTATGTTTGTTGATTATGATGATATACGTATCAAATTGTTACATTATACACCAATCCATATAGCTGTAGAAGCAGCTTTGGTATGTACTGACAATGATGATAGGTTTGATGAATATAAAAAGGATAGTCAGACCTTTTTATTGAAACTATTAGAACATGGACATGAGAGTATTTTTGAACATATAAATTACACTTTTAAAGTTCAAAACATATCAAGAGCTTTATTACAAGAATTAGCAAGACATAGACATATCTCATTAAGTGTTATGTCAACAAGATATACTCTTAAGAAAGTAATTGATAGACAACAGTTGATATTTAAATTGCCTCATTTTTCTTCTAGAAATGATGAAGAAACAATAATGTATAATAAGTTAATAAACACTTTAGTTGAGCTTGAGAAGGTGGTAGCAGATGCAGTTGATACTGGAATAAAGAATGATGTATTAAAATATTTTATACCTGAAGCTCTTGTAACCAAACTAATGCTTACTATTAATTGTAGAGAATTAAGACATATTTTTCAATTAAGATTGAGCAATAGAGCTTTAGAAGAGTTTAGATGTCTATGTAGGAGTTTATATAATGCATTGCCAGAGGATCATCAATTTCTGTATAAAGATATTGTTTTAGTATAAAATGTCCTTTTTATTATCTATAAAGGAGATGAAGATATATTATGATGATGTTATTGATTAATATACTAGATATTGTGATGACAATAGTAGTGGTTATTGCATTACATGTTTTGTCACCTACAAATGCCACCTTTTTTGTATTTGTAATGTTTTTCTTGTTTATTACAAGACTAATAATAGATTCTATATTAAATATAATTTCAGAACTCAATAGCGAACCAATTCAAGCACCTTTATTGAGGTTACAATATGCTTCTAGATTGATGCGATATAGAAAGTTCTTTTCAAAATTTAATAGAAAAATAATAGAATACATTAAATCTACATCATATTGGTGTTTATTGATAGTTCTTTCTTTACATTTATTTAGTTTTATGCAACATTTGAGTTATACAATAGCGTGGATAGCAATTATATTGTATCTAATTTATATAAGTTGCAGATGTCTGTTATATCTGTTATATATGATACATAATACAATTGAGGAGGTATAAATATATGTTTAAAGCATGTATGCGTATAGCATCAATGTTAAAAATAATATTAATAGGTATAGTACTAACATCTTTTATTAAACTATCTAACATTAATGCTGATTATTATTTCTCTTTATATTCAGGAATATTTGTAAGTATATTACTATTGTATATAATAGCAGCTATATCATCGATATATAATGAAAAAACTAATACCATGAAAGACGATGATCCATATTTATCATTGTTTAATGCTGCTAAGAAGGCTGAAGCAAAACATGATAAAGCATATATATTTGTTATAACTCTATGGACATTTATTTTACAATTGATTTTATTGATAATATATTATCTGTTTAATATGCATCATTACGCATATTTCTTTATACGATTAGCGAGTATTCTATATATTGCATATATATGTGCTAGTACTATATCACATCATATTATGAAAGAGGGGGAGAGTAATAATGGATAATCTAGAAAAAGAAATCAATGATATAAAAGAAATGCTCATTACCATTAATAAAAAGATAGATATTCTAGTTGGAGAAAAGGTTGCATATGAATTAAAACGTCAGCAAATACTGAAACAATTGGACGAATACTATAAGTACTTAGAAGAACATCCAGAAGAAAAAGCAGAAATGCAAAAGGAAATAGATGAATGGATGTATGGTTTTAGAAGAAATGATAGATGATAAACATAATAATAAAAGGAGGTTATTAGAATGAAAAGAATATCTAGAGTACTTGGGGTAGTAATAATAGCAATATTAATTGGTATTACTCCAGTATTAGCACTTAACTTCAATCAAGATAAGTTCACTCAAGAAGAAACAGAATATATGATGTTTACTTTAGTAAATATGCAGAGTATGATGAAAACATTGAGTAATCTTGATCAGTTATTTCCAATGTGTCCAGATCCTTTAGATACTAAGAGATATCAAGAATGGTACTATGTTATGCATGTACAATTTCAAGCAATAGAAGCAATTGGAAATGAATTCTTTGATAATACAAACATTCCAGAGTATTTCTCCACGATAGATGAAGAATATAGAGTATGTTTAGATAATCTAGTCCAAGCAGCACAATATTTTGATGCTGGATATCAATCATTGAATCCAGAGATTATCAAGATGGGTATGCCTTATTGGATTGAAGGTTGTAATCAAATTGGACAGATAGTTCCAGCTTTCGTTAAAATATTGGAAAATAAAAATGGTGGACCATTAATGTAACTAAGTAATATAATTAAATATAATAAATAGGAGGTAATAATTATGACCATGGATTTTATTACGTTAAAGGATAATATTAAGATTTTAGCAGGATTACAGAAAATAGCTAAACAGAGGGTTAAGATACTCTATAGTATTCAAGATACTGCATTAGCTACAGAACTACAGAAATGTGTAAACAAAAATAGAAAAACTTTACGTTTGATGCACGTACTTTATTCTATGAAAAAGGGTAGATCCTATAAAGAAGTAGAACCAAATGCTAAAAATGAATTAGATGTAAAACAACTTAAGCGTTTAGTTAAGAAGATTAAAGATAAACCAGTAGTTGAATCTATTAATACTTAAAATTAATATTTAATTTGGGGTGAAGTAGATGAAAAAGAGAATAGTATTTGGGTTATTAATAATATTGTTGTTACCCTTGTTTATTGCTGTTAAAAGTGAAGCTTTAACAAACGAAGAAAACACATATATTACACAAAAAGATATTCTTGGTGCTAAAATGATCGCTAAACTAGATGATTTATCTAATGCTTTACAAGATATATCAGATACAAAGAATATCGATTATGATTATCTTATTAAACTAGCTAAAGATATAGATAAAATTACATATGATGCTTATGATATAGATTGTCCACCTAGATTTAAAAGATCACACAAGTATTATCTGCTGGCAATGGATTATATTCATGAATTCGCTCAACTATTTATCTCTGCATTATATGAGAATGATACTATAAAATTGAATAATGCTTTTGCTATTATTACTGAAGCTTCTCAAAATATGGATAAATCAAATGAACTGTTTGCCATGGAGCTGAAAGAGAAGAGTATATAACATCTAAACAGAAATGGTAAAATCGTTCTCTCATAGAACGAATATAATCCAATGTCGTTCTATGAGAGAACGATTAGTGTGGTTGAATGTATACATTTTTAGGGTTACTTTATTTTTAGTATATTATGGTGTATTGTTAGGATAATCTAATCTAATTAATCTTATCTAAAAAAATAGAATAGGAGGATCTTTAATTCATGCAATCAGACAAGTACTATGCTGAGATTATATTTGAAGCTGATTTTAAAACATTATTAACCATAATGAATAAGATAACAACTTATATCTATAAAAAAGGTATAACAGCATTTTCTAAAATAATACCATATAATTATCATGTTATTTTTAATAATTATTCATTAGACAAATTTAATCAATATAAGTTAAATGTTAATCAGCAATCAACAGAAATGATACCAAATAAACAATTTACTGAGTTTATGAATAGATGTTTATCAGATAATAATGTTATTAATATAGGCTTTTATCCACAATATCAAACACACAATGATAGCATTATTAACGTATACAACAGTAATACTATCTCAAAACAAGTTCGTCTGGTAGTGTCTTTTATTTCTGATCTTGCCAATCTAACTCATTTAATAGATAAGATACGTGAAAAGTTTCCTAGTATAAAATTCAGTATCAATATGGTAAACGTTCAAGAATATACTAATAATGTATTATAAAATTAAGAGGATAAAGGACTTCCATTATAGTAAATTACATCTTATGACTAACTTAGAATTGGTCGTAATTGCACAATAATTGCACATTATTTGCACATATTGTCTTTTATATTTTAATTATTTATAGAGATTTGTCTAGTACTTATTGCTTAATATGTATAATAAAATAAATCTAAAATAGGGAGGTAATAAATTATGAAGAAGTTATTAACAATCCAAGTATATACTATAAATGAATTGGATGAGGATACGAAGGATTATGTTTTAGAAAGATTTATCAATGAACATTGTGATGATCTTATGCCAAACGACTGGAGTGATCCTATATTAAGAGAAGCTAATGACTTTTATGGATTAGATATCTTTGTATATAATTTGTATAGTGGATATATTAAAGCTAAATTAGTTAAAGATCCAGAGGAATGCATCAAAGCTATAAGAGAAAATTCTCAATCGAAAGAACTATTAGATTTAGCAGATTTTTATGAAAAAATAATGACTAAATACTATTATGAATATGGTGATAGTGATGATGAAGATGAAGAAGGTAGAGATGATGCTAATGAGGAATATGAAGCAATTAGAGACAATTTACAAAGAGATTTGTCTGAATACTTTCTTAAAGAATTAGAAAAAGAGTATTATTATTATTTTTCTAAAGAATATGTTTACAATTTTTTAGAGAGTAATGAGACCTATTTTACTAAAGATGGTACAATGATACCATATAGTTATGTTGTCAAAGGCAAGGTGACATGTAAAGATGAATGAGATTGGACTACAGTTAGCATATGATACAGAAAAACTTACTAAACATATATCTCATCTATCTAGTTTTCCAGAAGACTTTATAGTGGAACCTAAATACGATGGGATAAGAGTAGCCTGCTTTGTATATGATAAAGATGACATTAGATTTGTAACTAGGTATGGTAATAAAGTATATAATATTAGTTATATAGAAGATGATATTAAAAAGCAGGCTGATAAGCTTAAAGGATATATGCTGGATGGAGAAATATATGGTAAAGATTGGAATGAAACTGTATCTACTACCAGAACCAGAACATCCAAGAAAGAGAATCCAGATTTAGTATATTATGTATTTGATATTATTCCAATTGAAAACTTTAAGAAGAAGTCATATGATGCTACATTAGATGAAAGAAAAAAATTGTTAGATAAATTATTATCTAATACCAAGCATGTTAAGAAAGTCAAATATCATAAGATAAAAGATGTGGATGAAGCGTTAGATATATATAAAAATGAAATTGAAAATGGTCTTGAAGGTATTATGTTAAAGAGAATTGACACTCCTTATAGGTTCAGAAGAACTCCTGATTGGCTCAAAGTTAAGAATATATTATCAGATGAATTTGAAGTTGTTGATGTGTTTGAAGGTAGTGGCAAGTATAAAAATATGCTTGGTGGTATTGTAATTAAATTACCCAATGGGGACACTATGAAAGTGGGTTCTGGTTTTACTGATGAAGAAAGGGACAGGTATTGGAAGAATCCCAAATCTATCATAGGTAAGACTATAGAAGTAGCATATCAGGAGAAAACTAAAGATGGTAAACTGAGGAATCCAAGGTTCTTAAGAATACGAATGGATTGATAATAAATTAACTAAATAATTTGACTTAACATTTGATCTTAAAACTTATGACTATATGATAATTATCTGGAGTAAACTTCAATGTTTAGATTTAATAAGGATATAGGATTATTTACATTAGATAGGGGCAAAGATACATGTAAATATTCTACTGAATTTTGTAGATTACATTGCTATAATAATAAAATGTATAAAGCATTTGGAAAGCGTATGCGTGAAAGGGATATAAAAAATGAACAGTATTGGCAAACAGCTATAGGTGAAGATATTTATAAAACTCTTCAACATAAACAATATGATATCTCTAGAATAAGATTATGTTCAAGAGGTGAAGCATTTCTTGATACCCATGATGTTGAAAGAGTAGCATCATGGGCATCTTATCTTTCTAAATATAATATTGACATTTTAGTATTCACTAAAGCATGGAGAGATGATGATATTAGGTCTTTAATAGAAAAAGATCTGTTTTTATACCCTAATTTATATATCATAGCTTCATTAGATCTAGATACTCTGCAATACTATGATTCTTTAAAAAATAATAAATGGATAGTATCTTTCTTTGGAAATGATTCATTTGAGCATCCAAATTTTATCAAATGTCCAAAAACATGGAAACATTTAAAGAGTTATTGTATTAAATGTAATGAAGGATGCTTCTCGAGATGTAAAGATATACATTTCAAGATGCATTAAATGGATTATTATTATAATTAATTAAAGGGGGTTAAAGATAATGTTGGTTATTAAGACAGAACATGTGTATTTAAATAATAAGGATGCTGTAAAGCGTGTTGTTGAGATAAAACATGATACTACTTATACTAGCAATCGTTCATTATCATCTGATGTTGTTATTACATATAATGGTATACTTCTCAAAGATATAGATGATACATATCTTGTTGTTAAAGATCAAATGTATGATTATGCATATTTAAAGAACGTAATACAATTATTGCGACAAAAGTTGAAAGAAAAAGTATATATGATAAAAGTAGAATAAATTATAATAGTAAATAATTATTATCATTATGGAATGGAGGATGATAATATGATAGTTATTAAGACAAACAATGTTATGGTTAATAATAGTCTGATTTTTAAGAAAATTATTGATATTAAGCATATTGAAAGCAAGAAGAAGCAACCTGCTATGATGAAAAATCAATTAGTAGTATCAGATAGCATGATCTTATTGGTAGATGAAGATAAGAGTCATTATTTGATTAAAGATAGTATATATGATGATGTGTATATGCGACAAATTGTACAACTACTAAGGAATCACACCAAAGAAAAGGTAAGAGTAATAAATATTTAGATATCTAATATTTAATTTAATGGAGAGAGATGACCTGTCTCTCTCCATTGTATTTATATTTCATAGTGTTTATAATGGGAAAGGAGGAAAAGCGAATGAGTGTGAAAATATTAGGAGAATTTGCATCAGATGAAGAAATAAAGGACTTCTTACTTTATCATATGGATGAGGCAGATGATAAAAAATCAAAGACAAACCCAGCATTAACTAGACAGCAAGTATGGGATATAAATATGGGGGCAGTAATGCAAGGAGATATTACAAGAGTTAGATCCTTAATAACTAAAAATGTTACTAAGGAGTTTGGAAAGTATTACGAAGTTTAGGTGAACATTCCATAGAAAATGCGAAACAGACAGGAGGGTCCAAATGAACTTACACCATATTGGGGTAATTAGAAAACAAACATTAATAAATAATTAGGAGGTATACTTTATGCAAGATACTGATAGAAAATCATTAAAATTAAGCTTGTCATTTTCTTGTGATTGGATAGATATGATCAGAGCAATTAAAGATAAATCTTATGTCTTTGATCTTACTATTGTGAATTTCTCATGGTCATATGATCCAGGTATATTGGCATTTTATATAAGTCTGCTTGGGTTTGGTGTTTTGATTGAGATTTTTTAAAAAGTGGTGATACTGATATGATAAACGAAGAGGATGATGATTAAATATGCGTATTCATACGAGTAAGCACAATATATACGAATGGTTAACTATATCTTCAAATGATGGACACAAGTTTATTGTGCTGGGATGGAACAATCCTTTCAAAAAAACAGCAATATTATTTAATATATCATGTTCTTTTTCCAAATATACTGAGTTCGTAGAAATAATATTGATATTTTTACATATATTCTTTAGATATAATACTAAGGAGGGGAGTAAAGCAATTGATGAATTAATAGAACAAGCTAATAAAGAATATGAAGAAGGGCAATATGTTACTTACGAAGGTAATGATTATATTACTTTTAAGATAGGAGGTAGTGATTAATGAAATATGTTACTATAGTTGTTGATGAAATACCTGGTGAGTATGAATGCCCCATATGCAAAGACATAGTAAGGGTAGAAGAAAGCATGGATGATGATGAAAACTACGTAGAAGTTATAGGATGTAAGCATGCATTTATAAATGTAGATATAAATGATGATATCATTTTAGAGTTTTACGATGATGTTTAATTTTAATTAACTGAGATTGGAGTGATTTACTTGAGCAGAAAGACTATCAAAACTGGGGATGAGAATGAAAAACATACTGAGGTAAAACATAAGACAAAGAAAAGAAAGATATTAAAAGTTATTGCTTTTGTATTTATAGTGGTAGCTGCATTATTTGTATTTTTTATATATACTACACAAGATATACCATTAATACAAACATTAAATAAAGATGTTCCTTTAAAACCTAATACTACAGTAGCAGTAGTTGAGGAACAACCAATTTCAACTATAGAAGATCAATTATATAAGATATCACATAATATCATTGTTAATTATTTCTTGAATAAAAATGCATTCCTACCAGTACAGGAAGCTGAGGAATATGCTACATATGTAATTAAACATGCCCAATATTACAAATTGGATCCATTTATTATAGCAGCTATCATAGGAAAGGAATCTACAGTTAATTTTATGGCTAGATCAAAAGTAGCACATGGTTTGATGCAGATTCATTGGAATGTACATAAAGACAATATATTAAAATCATTTGGTAGTAGAGTGAAGACTTTACGTGATATTTATTATCCTCCTACTAACATTTTAATAGGTTGTTGGATATTTGCAGATTGTATGAAAAAATCTAATAATAAATTACCAGATGCATTAAGCAGATATTATGGTGCTAAAAGCAACGAATATATAAATGCTATCTTATCTGATTACTCAGAAATGGCTTCTTCATTTTATAAAAAAGCCAGTAATATAATAAAACAAACATCATAAATAAAATTAATAAATAGGAGGTAAATTATTATGATTAAAGATTATGATTTTGATGTTAAGTTAGTTCCTGCATTTATCAAGGATGCTGAAGGAAAGCTTGTACAAATCTCTAATAGGCAATTTGTGTATTCTGATATACTTGATAATGAAGTATATGATTGTGTATCGCCACAGTATGAATTAATTCATCACAAGGATGTTGTAGATATTGTTAAAAATGAATTAATCCCAGCACTTGGATGGAAGATAAGCAAAGAAAACTTATATCTTTATGATAAAGGTGCTATTCTCTTTAATATGCTTACAATAGATAAAACCTATAATCTTGATGATCTTGTATTGCATCCTGTAGTAACTGCAGTTAATTCATACAATAGAGTTACAAGGGCTGGTGTTCATGTATCACTTGTTGATTCCAACAATAACTTATTAGTTCCACCTTCTAAGCAAATTATCTATGTATTCTCTGGATTGGTGCATAAACATGGTACAGCAAGTATATCTAATTTTAAGAACTTAGCTAATACCATTCCATCAATAATCAACAATGCTATTGAGCAATGGTCTAAATGGTCAAAAGATTATATTCATATTGACAGATTAAAAATAATGTTGCAATTGTTTAATGTTAGATTAGCTAAGAATATATTATCTACAGCAGAGTATAAAAATATTACTAGATTTGGTTTGTATCAGTTGATTTGTAATTATATGTTAAATCATGAGAACATGTCTAAAAGTGGATTTTATTATATGATGCAGGTAAACAAAATATTAAAATTCATTCAAAATGATAATCTTTTTACATGTTCATTATCTGAATTGACAAATTATGTTGAGAAACATTCTAAGTTTGATTGGGAGCGTGTGAATGATAAAAGTAAAGATAGTAATGATATAATCATCGATAATTCAAAGGAGAATAATAATGATAATAAACCAGTATTGGATGACATATTGTCTATTCTAAATATTTAAAAAACATAAAGATAAATACTATTAATCTATGATGATTATTCTAGTATAATATTTGATATTTGGGACAAGATGGGTGTATAACATTACTCATCTTGTCCCAGGTTATATTATTTGATGAACATCATTGGAGGTAAGATACTATGATCATTCATTTATCACATAATGATTTGGATGGTATAACATCAATTCTCTTATCAAGACAGTTTAACATAAGGCATTATTTCCCTTGTTCATATGATAAAAGTACTAAAACATATTTTTTAAATATTATGAATTATTTTATATCCAAATATGGTTCCAAGATCACACATATCATCATTACAGACATTAATCTCTCAAAGGAAATGTTAACCTACTTGGATAATAGTATGAATTCTATAAACCCATCATATAAATGTTTATATATTGATCATCATAGTAATACAATAAAAGATTTAATAGAAACTAAAACAAATTATATTTGTGTAATAAATAAAGACTATTCTGCTACAAAGTTATATGCAGATATGCTTTCTTCTATTAATGATGAAAGAATCTTTAAATATAAAGATCTAATTAATGCAGTTGATGGATGGGATATGTGGGACTTTAGTAGATCCCCATTCTCTTTGGATTTACAGAGAGCGTTTTATTATCATGTTTTTAGTAGAAATACATATGAAAAGTTTCATGAACGTTTGTATTCTTTTATAAAATTACTTGAGAAAGACCCACCAACAAACGATTATAAACCAAATTGGTATAATAAGTTATTAGACTTATATCATATTGCATATCAATATACAATTGACAAAGCCATGGAACACGTATATAATGTTGATAATATATATTGTCTTGAGTTTTTTAATGAGATGAAGTATATTCCTGCATTTGAAATAACATTGAGATTACAACAAATGAATCCAAATATAAAGTATTTCGTTTATGCATTTGAGTCAAATAACGATCATATAAAAATATCTTTGAGAACAAATAATAGTAATAACAGTACTTTAAACCTATCCTCTATTGCTGAAGTTTATGGTGGGGGTGGGCATGAGGACGCAGCTTCTTTTGTTATCTTAAAATCAGATTTTCGTTTAACATTAGAAAAGATAATAAAAGAGCTGGAGTCCACCAATGTTTAGTGCGTTATTATTAATAGGATTGATCTTTATACTATATATGAGTTTAAGATCTAAAACACATGAAGGACTATCATTATATAATATTGGAAAGAAACATCAGAAGTTCGTTTATGGATATTATATAAGTTCTTTTTGTTCTTCATGTGTTAGTTTTATATCTAAACGTTCCTCTCCACCATATGAGCTCAATGGGATACAGCATGAAGGAATTGGTATTATAGTATATGTGTATGAAATGCGAGATGGGTTATATAAACACGTTGTTAAAATATATGCCAATCAAGAATATATTGATTATCTTCCAGCTATATGTGAATATATTTCGTCTTTATATTTATATTAAGAGAAATAATTTATCATTAGTATTTAAAAGGAGAGAAAACTTATGATCATTAAGACGTTTTTCGATAATAGTGGAGCAATACAGATGAAATTTGATGTTCTTGAAGAGCGTATTTATATTGCAGTTGCAAGACCATTACCCAATCAATCTGCCAAATCTAAGTATGATTGGAAGAATAGTTTAGTATTTACGTTATCTACAGAAAACTATATTCCTTTCCTTGCTGAGATTAAACAAGTGCTTGATGGTAAAATGAAAAATACTTCTGTATTAAGTTATAATACACCAAATGCTAAGAAGGGTATGGCATTTGGTGAACGTCAAGCATCATATTCGCTATTAATATTTAAGGACAAAGATAAAATAATGGTTAATATAACCAAACCAAATGTCATTCAAATGTGTCACTATATACAGACATTCTTTCAAAATAATCTAATAGTTAGATTGATCATTGATGCCTTATCTACATCCAAATCATCTCAACAAACAAATCCTTCTCAGCAAACTTCTACTGCTGAAGTAGAAGAAGAGCCTAGACCTAATGCTGATCAAGATACGAATGTATTATCATTATTTGAAGATAATGGGACAAATAATGTAGTACCACCAGAATTATTCTAAAAGATAAAGTGAGCAGTAGATTTAAATGTCTACTGCTCACTTGTCTGGAGGTTAAATGATAACAGTCAACTACCCCACCCTATAGAGGGTGGAGCTTGTAAAAGCTCAAGTTGACTACCCTAAGTCCTTCGAGGACTACGTTATATAGGTCATAACACCTACGGGCGTTTCTCCTAACTCGTAGCTCTGT